TGGCGATGCGATGGTGTGGTGTGGTGCGGTGCGGTGTGGGTCCGGCTTGGTATGGTTCCTCATAACTTATGGTATTCGGGATTTCCGCCGACTGGCCTGGAGTCTCGAACTTTTTTTACGATTTTTCGGGTTCTGGAATCTATTGAGAGGTTAAAAAGTTTTTGCTGAATTTTCGGGATTTAAGGCTTGATTATATGTCGAGGACGAAAGGTTGGTTATTGTGATGGCAGCAGAGAGGGCAAGTACCGTTTGGGTTGAGAGGGAGATCGTGATAATCGCAGAAGTAAACGAGCTTATGAATTAAGGTGGGTGTTGTCTATTTTGTTTTGGTGAGGAGTACAAGAGTACTTCTACTACAGAACCCCCAGGCCCCCTTAATCAGGTTGCATTTTTGCTTGTTGTTTTGCTTTCCAAGCTCTTGGATTAGTTCCTAGTGCCCTTGGGTTACGGCCGAGAGCTCTAGGATTTTCACCGACAGCCCTTGCGTTCGTTCCTAACGTTTTTGGATTAGTCCCAAAGTGTCTAGATCCAACCGTCGGGATCTCTACGTCAGGAACGAGTAACTCTACCACAATTCCGAAGTGGTCTTTTAGCAATTCAGCAACAAGCTGCTGAGCCGGACTGAGGTGAGCACCTTTATGCCCTTTGACTTCGATAAATCGGAGGGCGTCATCTTTGACCGCCAAAAAATCCGGCCAACCACGTTTAAGCACGGTCCAGCCTTCGCCTATTAATTTCTCGCCGACAGCTCTCTCGGATAGATTCTTCAGTCTGTGAATTCTCGTGTCTGAGCCACGCTTAACTCTTGCAAAATTCAAAGACATAATCCCTCCAGATCTAGCTTATTTTAACTTGGTTCTGGTCTGGAAATTTCCACATTTGCACAATGTCTTATACGAGACTGGCGAAGCAATTAGGCTTGACAGTTCGTACTAAGGGGGATAGTTTAGGCGCGGCGATGGGCGGTGGAGGGTTTTGAGAGAGACCGCGGGATCTTTCCTTCCGCCATCTTTCCCATTGCCACCTTCCACCGCCTAGCCGAAAACCACCTTGAAAGGCTTCGCGCTTGCCGAAGCGGCTCATCGATTACGACGCAATATGGGCTAGCGATAAACTTGCATCTTGTCCGGAATGGGCGATCCCAGAATACACTTGGCTATACGGAATAGCGGACGCAACAGGTTGTTTTGAGCTCTCCAACCTTCGCGTGCTCTGGGGAAAGGTATCAGCAATACGTCCCAATCTCACCTTGAGTCACCTCAAGGACTGCCTTGATGTCTTTCATGAGAAAGGACTTTTATTTATCTGGGAGGCAAATGGCAAAACGTTTGGCCATTGGACTGGCTCGACTAAAGGCGAGAGACTCCCGCCGCCATCGCAACGTAATCGCTACAAGCACATAGACTCTCAAGTGCCGCAAAATGAGTTACATCAATATGAGGATGGATTCACATCAAGGCATGACTTGAGTGAGGTCCAGACTAGGTTAGCATTAGGTTTAGGTTCGCATAAGGTTAGCAGTAGGGCTCAAGATTCATCGTTGGTTGCCAAGACGCAGAGGGGTGCAGGGGAGATCGACCAGACTGAAGCCCTTGAAAGTGAGGCGCGCCAAAAGGCAGTCGCGCCTCCCGCTTTCGAATCCAGCCTGCTAACTGTTACGGTTGTTCAAGACAAGAAACTGGCAGACGCCTACCCTTGGGTGGATCGGCCAGTTGAATACCGCAAGGCTGAGCTCTGGCGAGTAGGGCACGGCAACAAGACAGTCAAGAACGTCCTCGCGTTCCTTCAAAACTGGTTCAACAAAGTTCCTATCAACGGAAAAGGAGGGGCCCGTGACTCACGACTCGAACGAGAAAAACAAGCCTTCCGAAACCTCGGCCTCCCACACAGCGATTAGAAAGTTTCTGGCGGTCGTCGCCGTGAACTGGGGTGCCGATGCCAGTCCTGAGAAAATTAATCTATGGATCAACCGGTTTGAGAAGGTTTCAGTTGAGGTGCTCAATCGAGCCTTCGCTTATTGCTTGGATACCTGTAAGTTCGTTCCTCAGTTTGCTGACGTGCTCGAAGTGATTCATAAAAATAACGCCGCTATTGTTTCGCTTGAAGCGGAAATAGCCTGGCAGAAGCTGCTGAAGTTTTTGCCGTGGTCTCAGCGCCCAGAGTTTCCGGAAAAAGTGAAGCAGTGCATCCTTGCGGCAGGCGGGATCGATTACCTTGAGCAATGCCCGCTCGACCAGCTCGATTGGGCAAGACGCCGATTCATCGATACCTGGGGAATGTTGTGCGGGCTCGAGCAGGACCCAAGCTATCTCCCGACTGGTGAAACTGGCGAGATTCTGGCACGGATCCGGCGAGGGCTAGCGGCACTGCCGCCCGGAAAGGAGAAAGCGTCGTGAGCTGGATCTATCCGCGCCGCTGGTGGAATGCTGTGTTCTACGATATCTGGTTTCGGCCGGCATGGTTTATGAACCAATTCACAAAACACTTCGAGGAAAAGCAGACTTGTTCAGCGCGAATGAGCCAGCCTGGGCCCTGGGAGTACAAGAACAGTCTCGATCATTGGCAGACAACGCGTTGGTGTTGGCTAGCTCGAGTGATCGACCATTTGAAGTACAGGGAAGGTGGAACGAGCTGGCCGTGGCACTGGAAACCGCGGACGTGCAGCTTCTGCGGCGGGGTGCATCCAGAAGATGCGATCAAACTTGTGCGCGATGGATGGGAAGTAGAGGGGACGACTAAAGCATATAAGCGGTATTTGCAGCCGCCAGGATATCGCCAATGGTGCAAAGAATTATCGACCACGATTGGCATTGGACCGTTTCCGCTTCCGCCGCATCCACCTCCGGTTCCACCTGTAAAGGTTTATACGTATCACTTCAGCGAAGCGCAGCGCGAACAATTCAATTTCGAAGCAAGGAGAGCAGCATGACCAACCAACCTGATGGCGGGATGAGGGAGCGGGAATTCTGGAGCCAAGTTAAGAAGACTGATAATTGCTGGCAGTGGTTGGGCAAGACACTGACTCCCAACGGATACGGAAGAATCTGCTTTCTTGGCAAAAGAGTATTGGTTCATCGTCTTGCTTATGAGCTACTCCGTTCCCCGATTCCCGAAGGAATGTGTATAGACCACCTTTGCCGCAACCGGCTCTGTGTAAATCCAGATCACATGGATATTTGTACTCCAGTAGAAAACTCGCGCCGTGGCGTAGGGGCGCAGGTGCTTAATCGCCAGAAGACTCACTGCGTCCGGGGGCATGAGTTCACGCCTGAAAATACCAACCAGCGTCTAAGTAAAGGGATAATGACGCGGGAATGTATCGAGTGTCATCGTTTAGCGAGTCGCGATCAGAAAAGGAGATTACGTGAGTTACGCACAGCTTAAAGAACGGCTGGCTGCGCTAGCCAAAGAGAAAGCAAATGGCGACGAGACGAAAATGGCATTTGCGGCCGTTCTTATTCACAGCTTCACACCAATTATCGAATCCGCTCGCCACGAGGCCGCAGCGGAGATGCAGGAGCTTTGCTCACAACATTTCCCCAAACTGGAATGGGATACGGATGGCGATCTATGCCACGCTGAATGTGCTTGTGGGTTCAAACTTTTATTCCACGGAGAGCGTTCTTTCGATTTGATAGAGGATTGGCAAAACCATATTCGCTCTCTCGGCCCTCCAGAAGTTCAGGCCGCGATGGAAGCGCACGATGCCAAATTCTTAGTGAAAATTGCAGAATTGGAAAAATGGATACACGGCTTCAAGGGGCGCATGATGGACTTTCAGGATCGCGCCATTAAAGCAGAGCAGCGCGAGCAGCAAGCCGCCGCGAACGCGCTGGCGCACTTACTATGGGCAACTACAACAAAGCACGATGTTCGTACCTGTGCCTGTGTACAGTGTGAAAACGCACGGAATGCAACGAGCGCCGACATCGCTGCCAAGGCTAAAGAGCACGACGCCAAGATTAGGCGGGATGCGTCCGAAGCACTAGCGTGGTTGGCAACCGAACTGGAAAAGCGCCGCAGTGTTATGGAAGGCAACGACAATGCCTGGTGGGAGAAGTACGAGCATTGCCGCGAACTAGCAGGACTGCCTCAATTAACGGCCCAATGTTTTCCAACGAAGCAGACGGGGGGGGGGAAAAGTGAGCAAATTAGACGCGAAGTTTGAAGGTGAAATTCGCAAGGTAAAGGATGGCTCTATCGTTCCCGATGATGAATATGTCGTGTTCTTGGCGAAGGACAATGCTTTCGCCGCGATCCTCCCTAGATACTTGGACAAATGTGTTGAGCTTGGTTGCGATGCTGAGCAGATAGCCGCAGTGCAGCGAATGATAGACCGTCTCTACGATTGGCGGTCAACACATCTCGACAAACTAAAAAATCCCGATGCCGCTGGCGAAAGACTGCTCGCGTGAGGGCCGCGCCCAATCCCGACGAAGCAGACGGGGATAAATGAGCCGCAAAATAAGCGTTCCGCCGCTACTGACTGTTCGGAAGCGCGGTGGCGAAATCGAGTTTTGTCGCACGGAGTTCGGCCAATTCTTCTACGATCTCGTGCTGAGCAAGAAGAGCGAGAAATATCTCGCACGCAAATGGCGCAAACCAATAAAGGAAATACGTGTGTTACGGCGCGTAGGACGAAAAGCCCTGCAAGCAAAATCTCCCGCGCAGAATGAGTCGAAAGCGAGGTGATGCCACTTGGCCGGAGGAGCGATCTATCCTGGCGGTAAGTTATGACGGGGGAGCACCGAGCCGCGAACGAGTGCAGGACACCGAAAGGAGTTAGCGAAGTGAGGCTCACTAAATGCAGCTGCCCGCTCTATTGTAAATACTGCGGAGCCAAACTGCGGCGGGACTCTTGCGGTCATTATTGCCCTACTCGAAATTGCCAATGGCAACACGGAGTTTCTGATTGTACGGCGAGAGAAAAAAGGAGTTAGCGAAGTGAGCGAGCCATTTAGCCGCAGCTTACAAAAGCGGATTGAAGCGCAGACGGGAGAGAAGATTTTTACAAAGCGCGACCTCGACCTCGCGGTGCTGGAGGCGAGGATTGCGGCGTATGACGATTGCGCGAGGCATCGCTGTCCACATTGCAGAGGGGGCCATAAACCCAAATGGCTAGGGGATCGCGTAGAGGAAAATAAGTTCTTTGCTCAAGGAATGTTTCATCAATTTACAAGCGGCGACCAGTTATGTCACGCACAGCACGAAAGATTCCAATGGGCCGATCTCCAGAAGCAGAAGGCGGAAGGCAGATCTCCTGTTCGGCCACCAAATGAGTTAATCAAAAAATGACGCACGCCGAACTTGTTGCGCGAGCCGTAAAGTGGCTGTCAGGCACGATGCGATGTAATCCAGTTTATGCTGGGCTCGCTTCTTGCGGTGAGATTCCAGACGCCATCGGCTGGACCAGCAAGTATTCGCACTACGGCTCGATCGTGGTTGAGTGCAAGACGTCGCGCGCAGACTTTGTGGCCGACAAACGAAAATACTTCATCTGGAAATATCCAGAGAGCCGTACTGAAGCGAAGTATGGCATTCGCTACTCTGTGAATCGACTTACCGAGAAAGAAGCCGGTGACCGCGGCATGGTGAAGGCCGAACTAAGCCGCATGGGCAATCGCCGGTATTTTATGTGCGAGCCCATGGTGCTTACCGTACCCATGCTTGCCCTGAATTTATCCGATCATGGCTTGCTTTGGGTCGAAGGCCGGCGAGTTCGAATCATTTCTGATGCGCCAGAGCGCGAACGCGATAAAGTCAACCTTGAGTCGGAGATTCATTATCTACGTATGGCCATCTGCAACCTGCATGAATCTTTGGCACCGCCAAGCCAATATGCGCTGATGAAAGATGAGATCAAACGGCGCGAGCAACATAACCGCAAGGTTCATAAGGCCGAAAAAGAAGCGGAAAAAGCTGTGGCCAAAATGGCAGCAACTATCATTGCGCCATATTATCCGGAGGCTTGATGCATGCTATATCTTTGACCCAACCCTGGGCTTCTGCTATTGCGCTTGGCTTGAAGAATTGGGAGACCCGCAGTTGGCATACCAACTACCGTGGGCCGCTTGCCATTCATGCCGCCAAAGGGTTCCCGCGTTGGGCAAAAGACTTCGCGCGTGAAGAGAACTTTATGCTCAGGCTACCCAAGGTTGAGGAATTGCCGCTTGGCGCAATTGTGTGCGTGTGCGAATTAACCGATTGCCGGCCGACGCAAAGCGTATCTCTTGAGATTGGCGATCTAGAACGCAAGTATGGCGACTATCACGAAGGGCGATACGCCTACAAACTTGAAAACGTGCGGCCACTCGCTGAATCTTGTCCGTGTGTTGGGTCGCGGCGGTTCTGGCCGGTGAACATGGAGTTGTGGATGGCGATCCGCGAGTGCATGCCCGGGCGCAAGTTATGAACGCTGAACGTTGTTCGATTTGCCGCAGCAAAAAGCACGCGGCCGCGGATTGCCCATCACGCTGCGGCCACTGCAATAAGAAAGCCTACCGGAGATGCTTGTTGTGCGGGACGTTCCTGTGTCTGATTGGTTCGGAAGAGCATACATGCTCGGCTAAATGGCCGCCACCCGGTGCGGCCCAAAGAGCAAATGCTCGATAGGAGAACATGCGAAAAAATGAAGAACTGAATAACCCAGATAGCTGCACCAATCGTGCCCACAATGACGAGATGCTATTCGTGCTCATGGGCAGAGATCTGGCCTCGCCCGCCACGATACGTTTTTGGGTGACAGAACGCATTCGTTTAGGTAAGAATGCTGCCGGCGATCAGACCAGGAACGCACTTGAAATCGCAAACAGGATGGAAAGGAGTGATCTGTGAATTTCAATCTCAATAGTTCGAATGGTTTGGACGAAACAGTTTTCTTTCCTGTTCCCTCGGCTGGCTCAAGCGCGAACCTCTCTTGGCCTTTTGACGCCACCGCTGGCGGATCGAGCGTCACAATTCCGATTACCACAACAGTCCCTGTAGGTAACGGCATTATCGTTAATCCACAACCCAGTCTCGGTCCCAGAATGTGCGAGCCCGACCTGCCGTTTCGCGAGATTAATCGGCTACTTGAAAACGGGATGATCAGCAGAAACGAAGTGCGCAGATTGCTCGGACTCGAGCCACAGCCGGATGTAGCGGATGTGTCGGATGCCCGAGAGACGAGCGAGCGTAGACTGCAAGAATGGGTCGATGCCTTTAGCCGCGATCACCGACGCGAAAAACCACCGAAAAAAGAACCTATGTTTGAAGCCAAGCCGAAACGGATCATCTACTTTGAATAATATTCAACCTATCGTACAGTATGGCAATCGATTGCTCGAATCGCCGGTTGCCTCAGTCGTAAAATTTAATCTCGATCTCGCCACGCTATGCGATCAAATGTTTGTCACTATGTATGCGAATCATGGTGTTGGTCTTGCCGCACCGCAGGTTGGCATCAACTTGCGCCTAGCTATCATCGATATCTCGACCAGCCACGCCCTTGCCGATCACATCATTCTCGTCAATCCAGAGCTGGTAGCGATTAGCGGTGAAGAAGTAAATGAGCCGGAAGGCTGCTTGTCTTTACCTGGAGTGCGTGCGAATGTCAAACGTCCGCAGAGCGTAACGGTCAAAGCGCAGAACATCACGGGAGACACTTTTGAGATTGCTGGCGACGGATTGCTGGCTCGAGCCTTGTGCCATGAGATTGATCACCTAAACGGCATTTTATTTCTCCGCCATCTCGGCCGATTGCGACGCGAGCTCATTCTCAAACATTTGCGCAAAACGCGAAGACCTGCAGCGTTTCACTAATGTGAACATCGCCGCACGGTTTAACGGCACTATCTGAGATGAAGGCGAATCTATGAATCGCACCTTACGAGCTGTGCAAGCTGTCGAAACCCCAGGCGATAAAGAGCCGCTAGTTCTAAGAACGCGCCCATGTCCAAAATGCGGCCAAGTCGCCGTTTTGCTGAATCGCATAGGCTCGGGACCGCATCAGTGGGGCTGCGGTCATTGCGGTTGGACGGAAACCACCGCAAGAGAATTGACGCCGCGGGAAATAGAGATCACGAAATTACTCTGTGAAGGGCTTACCTGTAAAGAGTTGTCCGCATCTTTAGGATGCTCGGTAAAAACGATTGAGACGCATCGCGCCAATATCATGCATAAATTAAAACTTCACAATATCGTCGGGCTTTTACGATTGGCAGTAAAGAATCGGTTGATCAATCTGTAAAAATATCCTTGTCCGTGTTGTTTTTTTGATCTAGGCTCCTTTCGGTTGAGAAACCTCGTCCAACTCGAGCACGGACGTGCCTGGGGCTGCTCGGACTGCGCATGGGAGTTCATTCCCGAGGACGGACCGCCGCGCGGTGATTCACTCGAAGAGATGAAAGCGAATTATCTGCGGCAGCGGGATAGGGAATTCGCGGAGCATAAATGCAAGGAGCACCCAAAAACGTAATGGAACGCGAGCCGCAGAACGGCAGGACGCATGAGCCGGATCTCCGCGAGGTGGTCGCGGACCTTGACGGTCTAAGGGAATTGCTAGACGAGAAGAGTGCGAATCTGTTGCGGGTAATGGACGAGCGTGATACTCGCTACGAGCAACGATTTACGGCGATGGATGAGAAGACCAGTCTCGCACTAACCGCTAGCGAAAAGGCAGTCACTAAAGCGGAGACCGCTACTGAAAAGCGTTTCGATGCAGTGAACGAATTCCGCGGCAGCTTGAAGGACCAGGCGGATACCCTCTACCCGCGCACCGAAGCTGAAACAAAGTTCCGGTCCTACGACGAAAAAATGGACGACATGAAGAAAGAGATCTCGGCGCTGCGCGAGTACAAGAGCGAATCCACCGGCAAGGCTGTCGTGAGTGAAAAGAATTATGACGTGGAACGCCTGCAAAAAAGCACGAACATCGCGACCACGATTGCCGCAGTAGCGGCAGTGGCCTCGGTGTGTGGAGTCATTATCGCGCTCATTGTCTTACTGCTGAGAGCTCATGGATAGGAGGAACCATGCCACTTATCAACGTGATCGTCATCCTGATCGGAGCCTAGCCATCGTGATAGTGGTCTACTGTGTGTCCAATACTCACAACGGCAAGTGCTACATCGGCCAGACTTCGCAACCATTGATGACGAGATGGAACCATCATCTCTGGAACGCTGAGAAAGGTAAGGACACACGCTTTTACAGAGCCATTCGCAAATATGGCCGTGACACCTTTAGCATAGTCCAGTTACGTCAATGCGAATCTCGCCACGAATCAGACACCTTCGAAAAATATTTCATCTACTTCTTCAACAGTTATGATTTTGCTTACGGATACAACGGAACACTCGGAGGAGATGGCGGCGTACCGACCGAGGAGACAAGGGCCAAGATATCGCGCGCGAAGAAGGGAAAGAAGTTGTCGCCGCAGCGCATAGCGCAAATGAGCCTTAGTCGAATTGGAAAGAAGCACTCTGCTGAAACTCGCATAAAAATTGCTGAAGGCCAAAGGAAGCCGGACGTTGTAGCTAAGAAACATCTCGCACTCTCAGGCAAGCCCAAAACAGCGGAACATCGCAGGAATATAGGCAAAGCTTTGAAAGGACGTATAATTTCCGCCGAAGCTCGCGAGAAGTTACGGCTTGCCAATACAGGGAAGAAACAATCTGCGGAGTCGCGTGCGAAGATGTCTTTGGCTCACACAGGAATGAAAGAATCACAAGAAACCAAAAACAAAAAATCAATAGCTGCCCAAAAAGTGGAGGCGCGAACATGCCGCTGATAAACATAGTCATAGTTCTGATTGTGATCGGAGTCCTACTTTATTTAGTTAACACTTTTATCCCGATGGATGGGCGCATTAAGAACATTCTCAATGTGGTAATCATCATCGCTGTAGTCATCTGGCTGCTAAGCATATTTTTAGGCGGCGATTGGGGATCGCTTGGCGGAATCAGAGTTGGACACCATCGATGAGTGTTGACTTTACATGGATAACGGAACGGCTCGCGACGGGAGCCCAAATAACTTCGAAGGACGACATCACGACACTCATTCAGGCTGGCATCACTCATATCATTGACATGCGTGCCGAGTATAACGACGGAATCCTTGATGATGCACGAGTCATACTCTTATGGCTTCCGCAGCAAGACGATGGCACGCCGCGGGATCCTACTCAGGTAAGGCTAGGAATAACTTTCGCATTAGGCGTCGCGTTATCGAAGGTCGGCAATCGCGTGCTCTGTCATTGCGCGGCCGGCATGAACAGGGGCCCATTGCAAACCTTTGCGATTCTCAGAGCTATGGGTCTTCCGCAACAGGAAGCGATTGATCGGATCCGCACCAAAAGACCGCAGGTCGACTTCTACAATCATCCAAACTACATCAGCTCGGTGGAAGCTGCATTGGTTTGAGAAAACTAAACAGACAGGAACGCCGCGAGATCAGCGATCATTTCGCCGAACAGATCATCTGGCGTTGCATTCAGAAGTGGCGTAAAGACGGAGTGCCGCGAAGGTATCAATTGTACAAATTCAGAATCCTCTGCAGGAAACTCGCCCAACTCACGGTGTAAGCGATTATGGTATAGTCCAGTTCCATGGTCTTCTTCTGGTTAATTCTCGCCTTCCGCCGCTTCGCCTGGCTGTTTCGTCCTCCCACCGAACGTGATATCGCTCGAATCTATCCGAATGCGCCGTGCCCAATCTGCGGAGCTCGCCAAGGTAAGCTTCGTTGTGTAGTTCTGCAAGGTCCAGGTCCGCAATCGAAAGAGTTGCCAGAGCGCACCCTCAAAGTTATGGCTCAGCATAGCTGTGAGTGCTGTGGAGGGCGTTGGTTTGAACAGCCAGTAGTAAACGTTAAAGCCACCGACATTCTGCCCTCAGTTGCTCGCGATCAACTCGAGGAACGCGAAGATAGAGCCCAACTCTTGCAGGGACAGAAATGAAAATCTCATCACGCTATCGCAAGACGCTTGAAGGTTATCTATTATGGCGTGTAGGCGACTTTTTGCGAGTTCCATTTCTTCTGGACCTAAATGGCCCAACCGCAGCCGAGTCCATGATGCTGTGGGAATCGACAGGCAGACCGCTCCCGGTATCGTGTTCTGAGCCAGAGCTTCTCGCCGATTATGTACAAGGGAAACGGTCACGAGATTGGCATATCACCGAGTGGCGTGATGGCATCAGCCGCGGATATTATCGGCAAGAGGATTTTTTAGGAACGCTTGGAGTCCGTACCCGGGCTGACCTTGAAAGCATCTTTGGATGATCATCCCATTTCCCAAGGATCCGCCATCGACGCCAGAAGTTGCCAGCGGTCTGCACATCGAAAAGCATCATCGCCCGGATTCCTGTACACACGAAAATGTAACGATCAATGTTCAGGCAGCCACGCTCAAGTGTGAAGACTGTGGTGCCTATCTTGATGCTTTTGCTTACATGGTCGAGTGGTCGAGAAAAAAGGAATATTGGCAACGCTGTCAGGAGGAACGCGAGCAGCACCAACTCGATCACGTGCAGGAAACCAAAGCGGCCGCGCTCGAGGCCTGTGAGTTCTATAAGATCACGCCAGAGGAATACGCGGCTTGGTGGAAACAGAAGCCATGTCGTGAAAAAGCGCGTGAAGAGTTAAAGGCTCGTTACGATCGCATGGTCGAGCTTCATAGCACGGACGGCTGTACTCCCGAAACGATGTACGTTATCAGCAACAGAAAAGATTGGTTTGAGCTATGGTGCTATGTGTGCGGAGGGATGAGCGGGAGAACTTCGCTGCCACCTGAATTCAGCGGAGCATTGATTCATCGCCATCGAGACCGCATCTTCCAAAAAATAAAACGCTAATTCCATTTGACATTTGCGCCGCAGAGTAGTAAACGCTTACGTGATGCCGCTTGCCGTAGGATAAACCTCGGGAAGATTGAACTAGGCGGCTCCAGCGGTTCAATATCGTGGGGAGGACTGGAGCGAAACCACCAAGCGGCGTCTTAATTCAAAAAGGGAGGATCGAATGAGCACTCTAAGCATTATCGACTCTACTGGCGATACTCGGATCCAATGGGACAAGAGCAATGCCGATGAAGTGCAGGCGGCAAGGATAGCTTTTGCGGCGCAGAGAGCTAAGGGTTGGCCAGCTTTCCGCGTCAACAAAGCCGGCGACAAAGGTGAGCAGATCGATGCGTTTGATCCTGCGGCCGAACGAATCATATTCATACCCCAAATGATCGGCGGATGACCGTGGCTTCCAAGGTTCGCGAAATCTTCGGGAGGAAAAAGTGCATGTGTTTAGATTCAGGGCATTACTCGGTTGATCGAACCACGCTTGTTCAAAGCGGCTGGAAGGATTTTGGCACCGGCTCTGCCTTGAAGTTCCAAGCCTTCCAGTTAAACGGCAAAAAAGACGTCCCACTCGACAAATGGCTCACTGCCGAAGGCACGACCGTTTCCGGCAGCAATTATCCGGCTGGCTTCCATATCTATGTCAACGAAACAGAATTTAAGGGCAGTAAATACCGCCGCGTCTATTTTCGCAACGCACATACTCATGGCACCCAAGACGGTAAAACGATTTTAGTCGCGCGTGAAATGTTTGTGCCGTCAAACCCTGACGACTGGCCGCCGAAGACCTGAGATGAAAGTGGCGGCATGCAATGAATGGATTGTGTGCAAAGGGAAGCACTTCGATAAGTACGACGATTGGTATGAGTACAAGGCCTACAAAGCACTATGCCGGCACAAAAAATATCTTAAGGACGAACTGATGGGCAGCTACTATCCGTCAATCTTCAGCCAGTTGGGCAACATCACAAGTCTTGGCACGATCTCAAATGTGTATTACTCGCAAATCGGGACACAGACGACAGCCAATTCCTACGGCGGGCTGATCTATCAAACATGGATTGCCGACGGCACAGCTACTACCACGATCAATACGCAGCATTGGAACATTAACGGTCTTGGCGCAAATGTGTATCAAGCGTTTGATGTGGCAGTGAACGGAATGACCGTAAGCGGAACCGTTCGCGAACCAACGCCGGCAGAGCTTCAAAAGATGGAAGAAGACAAAAGACGACGCGATGCAGCTAGGCAACGTGCGCGCGATCTTCTTTGCTCGACCCTCACCGATCAACAGCGTGAGCAACTCCATAAAGAAAACGCCTTCGATCTCGAAGTCGCCGGCCGCATCTACCGTATTCGGCCTGGGCGTAAAGTGGAACGGCTGGCTTTGGACGGTAAGGCAGAAGCCTTATTCTGTATTCACCCCGATTTCTCTCATGGCCTTCCGGAAGATGACGTGGCACTCAGCCAGAAGCTTTTGCTTGAGGCTGATGAAGCGGCTTTCCTTCGGATCGCCAATAAGTTTGCGGCATGAGCGAACTAAAAATTGCTTACGAGCTTGCACTTGAAAAGATGGATGCTCGTGAGCCAATTCCTTACAGGCGTCTATAACGGAAAGATGTGGAGAAGGGCCAGCGAGTACGTGCAAAACCCACGATTCTGGTGGCTAATGTGGTATGGCCCTCATCCCGATCCTGACAAGGTCTCAATCAACTCCAGAAAGATTCTGGTGGTGTGATGCAAGAGTTCGTTTGCAAGATCGATGAGGCAGCGCAAGACGAGCCGGATATTCCAGAGCCGGCATTCATCAAGAAAGTAATCGACACTGCCGAGTCGCTTGCTCGCGAAGTAATCGAAGCCCGCGAAATCATCACTCTTGGCCTTTACCACATCATCCTTAGAAAAGACTTCAGCAATCCTGGGTGTCTTTTGGCCTACGCCTGTAAAACACCATCACGGAGAAAGAGAGTTACCATGGACGTTGATCAGATGGTAGAGACATGGCTGCCGCTCATCAAGAAACTCGCCTGCGCGCATGACGTGGACGAAAAAGATGCGGCGAGCTCCGAGTTGGACGAGCACATTGCGCCTATCCTTGCCGCGCCCATCGTGCAAATACGCGAGTTCTATCGCACGCTTACCGGACGTCTGAAGTCGGATCCATCCGTGCCCTGGGCCGTCTGGCGGCTGTTTGAGTTTTGGGGCGAGAGCGTGCTCGATAAGATTCACGGCGAAGAAGTGCACGGACTCAAGAAGGAACTGGCCAGCGGGATTGCCGACCGTGCCATTGAAGAGTTGCCGCGTCTCGATTGGCGCGAGGCTATGATCGGCGCGCTCATGTGGCGGTCGCCCGAGAAACTGAAAGAGATTGCCGAAAAACTCGACGCCGGCGAGAAGCCGCGGCTCAAAGGAAAACAATCATGCCTATTTCTCGTAGTCGGCGAAGCTAGCCAAGACGGCAAGCAAGTCGAAGTGATGTTGTGAATGGGTCTGTACAATTTTCAGCCGCGCTTTGTTAAGCCAATTCTCTCTGGAGCCAAGACACACACGATCCGCGCAATCCGCGTCCATCCCGATAAGCCAGGCAACACCCTTCACCTTTACACCGGTCTGCGAACCAAACAGGCGAAGCTGCTCATGCGTGTGCCGTGCGTGAAGATTGAGGAGATTGCGATCCGCATTGTGACTGTGAATGACCGAATCGGCTATCAAGAATATCGCATCGAAATCGATGGCGCGGAATTAGATGCCGACGAGTGCGGAGCACTGGCGCGGCGCGATGGGTTTCCGGATTTTAAGGCAATGATGAAATTCTGGCGAGAACCTAAAAATCGTTTACCGTTCAAAGGGCACATCATATTTTGGCTTTACGATGGGAACGAAAAACAGCGGTAGGCGTCTTCAGCTCAATATCGGTGATAGATTCGGTCTCTTGACGGTTATTTCAGCTCGCCCGATCAGAAAGAAATATGCTACCTGGGAACGGATGATTCAACGATGTTGCAATACTAAAGGCAGAGACTTTCATCGTTGGGGTGGTCGGGGAATCAAAGTTAGTCCGAGATGGCGAAATAGCTACACGAACTTCTTGGCAGATGTTGGCAGGAGACCGGGACCTGGATTCACTTTAGATCGCTTTCCTAATAATGATGGCAATTATGAACCTAGCAATGTTCGCTGGGCCACTTGGGCACAACAAAATGCCAACAGGCGGCGCAAGAGACAATGAAGTGCCCGTACTGTCCATTTATAGCCAAGGTTAAAAATCAGCCTCGGACTGGAGGGGCGCTCTGGAGGAAGCAACTCATCCTGAAGACCCACCTACAAGTTCTGCATCCTGAAGGTTGGGATAGATTGGTGTCCATTATGGTAAACTCGCGCATCAATGGCAAAGCGCGGCGATCTGATCATCAAGCCCATCAGCCAGATGGTCGATGCCATCGCTCACTACGGGCAGTCGCTATTTCAGCCGCCTCAAGAAACAATTCGTGGCATTAAGCAAGATTCTTGGTGGTCTCCGCTCCAGCCGATTCAGCCGTTTGCACCTCCAGGCCAGGAGCCATCAGCATTTCAATGGTGGCCAGGTCAAAACCTGTGGTGGACCCCGCGTGCGGACGCTGAGTATAGCGCAGCAGACCTCAAGCAGCTCGCCACTTATCCACTTGCACGAATTTGCATTGAGAACGTCAAAGACGCAGTGACTAGGGCCCCGTGGGAGATCCAGCTCCGCGAAAGGCCGAACGAAACAAGAACTGCGAGGCTGGCGCGTGCAAAAGGCGACGAAAATATTCTGAAGCTCAATCGCTTCTGGGAATATCCAGACCGTGAACACAACTGGCAGGAATGGGTGCGACCGCTGCTCGATGATTTGCTCGTTATCGATGCGCCGAGCATCCTGCTCAGAAAAAACTACCGCGGCGAGCTTGCGGAACTCGCTGTTCTTCGAGGCGAAATGATAACTCGCCTAATAGACCAGAATGGATTTACACCAGTGCCACCTAGTCCCGCCTACTATCAAAACTGGTGGGGCTTGCCTCAAGTTCTGTTAACTACAGATCAACTTGTGTATAAGCCACGCAGCATAGTGCCACGAAATTCACTAGCCTCCCAACTTTACGGTATGTGCTTTGATGACGAAACTGAGATTTTGACGCGCCGTGGTTGGTTGCGCTTTAAAGATACCAATCAGCAGGATGAATTTGCGACGAGACAGATAAATACAGGCATCTTCGAATGGCAGAAAGCTACAAACTTTACGGCCCGTCCATACGATGGCGAGATGCTGCATTTTGAGAATCGAAGCCTAGATCTGCTCGTCACTCCCAATCACCGAATGTTGGTCGATTCATTGCCGCGCGCGCTGGGCAAGGGCAAACCACAGCCTAAAAGGGAATTTGTAATTGAAGCAGATGCGCTCGCAGAGGTCTATTCCGGTCGCACCGGAATTCCGCAATGGTCCGTGTGGAATGGCGTGGAGATAACTGAGAAGATTTTCAAATCATCTGTTAAGAGAAGCGGTCCAGATCCGATAGAAGTACGGATGACTGGCGATCAATACTGTGCGTTCATGGGCATGTATTTAGCCGAAGGTTCAATTCGGCGGCGATCCATACAAATAGCACAAAAACATGACAAGCGTGGCAGTTATGAACTATATCGACGACTCCTGATTGAACTCCTAGGTTCGCAGCCATGTTATTCAGGTCACCAGTTTGAATTTCAGCGGCGAGTATTAGCTGATTTCTTGCGACAGTTTGGCCACGCAGACACCAAATTCATCCCAGATGATATCCGTGGAGCTACGCAACGGCAGCTTGAAATCTTTTGGAAATACTATAATGCTGGAGACGGACGTAACAATTCTACGCCGCAAGTGTTCACCGTCAGTAAGAAACTGGCGGATCAGCTCACCGAAATAATTCAAAAGATGGGTTCGGCACCAACAGTTTGGACAAGAACACCGCGCATTGCAAAATTTCCAGATAATCGTAAATACAAGTCTCGCATGGGTTGGCTCATTACGAGACGTCCTGCCATTAATACAAAAGGCTGGAAGGCTACCCGCGTTGCCTATAAAGGCTGGATATATTGCGTTACCGTTCCGAATGGTTTTGTGTACGTTCGTCGCAATGGGAAGGCAGCGTTCTCAGGCAACTCTCCTACTGAACAGATAGCTGAAGAGATTATGGTAGGAGTTTCACGCCTTAGATTCGTCAGGGCCTATTATGAAGAGGGCTCGGTCCCTGGCGTTGTTCAAGTTGTTCCGCGCGGCACGTCTCCTGAGCGCATCACCGAAGCGATGTCATGGATGAACTCGGAACTGGCAGGTAATCTTGCTGCACGCCGGCAGTGGCGGCTAGTGCAAGGTTTCAACGAACCAGGTAAAGAAGATCAAATCATCTTTTCTAAAGAGCCTTTACTTACCGACATATATGACGAAAAGCATATTCGCGAAGTTGCCTACGCATACGGCGTCAGTCCACAGCGTCTGATGAAAATGATCCGCACCGAAGGAAAGTCTTCTGCCGATGCTGCAGAAGTAGAAGGTACGCTGCCGTGGGTGCTCTGGGTAAAAGGAATTGTCGATTTTATCCTCCAGCGAAAGATGGGCTTCATGGATTACGAGATGGCGATCAATCCCTACGCGGAGCCTGATCCGCTCAAAAACGCCGCCGCCATCACCATGTACGTCAAAGGCGGCGTAATGACGCCGAACGAAGCGCGCAAGCGAGTAGGAGAAGAATTGAGGCCTGAGCCGGAAGCTGATCGTCTTGGCGTAATCACCGGACAAGGCTTCGTTCCGATCGGCGTCGCCTCTGTTGTCGCTGGCGTACAGATTGATGACAAAGGGAATCCTAAACCGCATTCCGTAGTTCCCACACAGCCTCCGGAACCACCACAAAATGGCACTAACGGAAAAGCTCGCGATCATAATGCGGCGCGTGTAGGGACGCCGACTTCTCAGGAGGCTGGTGGCGGCCGGTCGACTGGGCGCAATGTAGGCGTGGACAACGGAAAAGAATCACTCGACGGCGCGAAAATTAAAAAAAAACTCGAAAAACGGCTCGCATCGCGTATTGATCCGGACGTATTAACTCCGCAATCACGGCAGTCTGTGCACGCGATTCAAGACGCGGTGCACAAAGTTTTGATGCGCCAGCAAGACCGCGCCCGCCTGGAAACTGACCGGCTCGCCAAGACGCTCGGCAATATCTTAACGAAGCGAAAACTCGGAAATGTACACTTCAATCTCTCGCCGCCGGATGCGCAGAGAGTGCTGGCGATACCGATCGACGGTCAACACTTCGCAGCAAAAGGCCGCGACATGCAACCGCATGTGACCGTCCTATTCGGTTTTCATCCCGATGTTTCCGTTGACCAGATCAATGCCATCACCAAAGGCATCGGCAACATTGACGCGAAGGTCGGACCGTTCGAGGCTTTTAGTGAAGGCGAGGATGGTGTTCCGCTTGTCATGCGCGTCGAAAGTGAAAAACTGCGCAAGCTGAACGCGGATCTTAAGGTGTTGCCGCATCACGAGACATGGCCGGACTACAAGCCTCATGTTTGTGTGGCTTATTTGAAGCCGAACGTCGCACAGACCTATCTTGATCGAGGCAATCCCCTCGAGGGCCAGACTTTTACGCTATCTCATCTCGTCCATGCTGGCGTCGACTACACCGTGCGGGATCTTGAAAAGCTGACGCTGCCAAGCGAACGCATCAAGCGTATGGAGATGATGAAAAAATAATGCCATATTCTGATGATGGGCACGACGTTCCAAAATATGTAACCGGTGGCGACAAGAAGAGACGCAAGTGGTCGCACGTCTGGAATTCCGAATATAAGCGACAAAAAGGTAAAGGCAAATCTGACAAGGAAGCCGAACAGATCGCCTTCGCCTCGGCGAATTCCGTAGCGAGCAAGACAGTCGAAGCTAGATTCGCGAAGCTGCTTTCCAAAGCTTCTAATGAGGAAGCTGAACAGTTTGCCGTTGCAGTCATCGCCGCACTCGAAGAAGAGGCTCGATCTTTACCTAGCCAGATTCGAGGCCCGCTTGAATCGGCGATGACGTCTGGTATCGGCGAAGGTTTGATGCAAATTGAAATCTCCGATTCAGGACTCATTAGTTCGGCAAATGAGATTGCCCAAAAGTACGCGTCCGAACGCGCTGCGGAACTGGTGGGCATGCGTTACAACGATGAAGGTGAGCTCGTCGCAAATCCCAATGCAGAGTGGGCTATTTCCGATCACACTCGCAATCGGATCCGTGAGATCATCTCCGAATCTTTTACCGAAGACACGCCGCTGCCTGACATTCAGGCATCTATCCGCGAAGCCTTACAAGAAGAAGCAGAGGATGTCGGTATCTTCAGCGAAGCTCGCGCTGCCATGATTGCTCGCACTGAAGTAATGATGGCGCAGAATGGCGGCAATTACACTACCTGGGAAAAGTCAGGCGTCGTGAAAAAAGTGAAGTGGCTTACGTCAAATCTCGAACCATGCGAAGAGTGTGTAATCAATTCCACTAAGGAAATAACGATTGGTAAAATTTTTCCGTCCGGCCACAAAATGCCTCCTGCACATCCACGCTGTTCTTGCGTATTGACAGTCAGCAGAATCGCAGACTAAACTACAGCGTTTTCAAATCAGTGGCGGAAGAATCCGCTGCGAACAAGGAGAATCCTAGTATGCCTACCGCTTTAACTCGTGAATCCATTTTTTCTTGTGTTAGTGACGAAACTCTTGGCTTTCAGTTTGGCAAACCAGATCGGCCTAGCGACACTTCTCTGGCTTGCATCCTTCCTATCCTTCGCGAAACTGCACAGAAGCGGCAGTACGTAACCCTGCCTGAGGCTGGAGATAAGGTCGTGATATCCGACTCCGGCTCCATAAACAAGGTGATGCTAAAAAATACATCCGAAGAAAACGTGTTCGTTCGCTCCGGTTCTATCTTCGGCGGCAAAGGCACGCAATCCCGAGCACTGATGCGTTCGGCGGTTTTATTCGCCGGTCAGGAAGTTGGCTTGGAAGTTCGTTGCGTTCATGCTTCCCACCATATTAGCAAAGGATCCGCGTTTCAGTACGATGGCGTGACACCACTTGAAGTCGACAACCAGTTCTACCAGGACGGCTACCGGCCTTCTGATCAAAGCACCATGTGGAATTTGGTGAAGAGTACGAACACAACAATGAGCTACATGATTGGAGACAGTGGCCCGGAGATGAAAATACCGCGCCATCGCGAACGCAGTCTAGGAAATCAACCTCGCCGCAGTTTCATTTCGGATCCAACCGTTCGCCGATGGGGCCCGTCACTGAGAGCCGCTGGCATGCGTACAGAAGCGAAGGGACATGGACGTGGCAACTTTAATTTCGACAGAGGAGCATTTTTCACATCCCATTTGGCTGATGAGACGAATGCTTTCACTGGCGACGATGATCTCCGCAATAACTTCGACGCCTTCGCGAAAAACTTTGACTCCATCCTCTCAAAGGCAAGACTCCACGATCATCAAGTTGGACTTGCGCTCATCACCGAACGGGGAGCCCAGACAATTGAATTGTTCGACTTAGATACTTCCTGGGAAGCTATGCACAAAGATGCCGTGAAGCGCATGGGCACGGAACTGTTACGCGGACCTGATGAAACCAATGTATTCGAATACAAGCCGGACCGTGCCGTCGCTGCGGTACGTGCGGTTTTGGCGTTGCCATTCACGCAAAATGTAATCTACGAACACAAGCCGTCGAACGGTGAGCCCTATGTCGCCGTAACTGGCTTAACGGCAAAGGATTGGGTGGGCGAGCTCGCCGAAATCGATTTGCGCGTTATTCACATGACTTTGCTGCGAAAGGCCTCTTGACAAGCGAGTAAGCGTTTACTATCCTTGCGCCTCGATTAGAGGAACCAAGCGAAACTCCGGTCCGGCTCCTGTGGCGAATCAGCGTTCCGGACCGGAGTAAAAAAGGGAGAATCAATGTCCTCGATCAAAGATAAAATTCACGATATGGTCATGGAGAAAGAGGATGCGCCACGGCCAGCTCCGCCACGCGCCGCATTGAGTGCTACGCCAACCTATGAGGCAGCGCAGCACGCCGTCATTCTCGAAAAACCTTCAGGCGCGATGTACGATCGGCTGAAGGCTAAAACAGACTTCGATCAAACTCCGATCGGCAAACTTCTGCAGGAATATCTCGAACCACTTGCGAGCTTGCCTGGTGACGAAGGGATGAAGTTCAAGGCCGCCGTGTTGCAGGCCGGCAAACATGGAGGGCTCGATCCTGCCAGTATTCTCGCTGCCTTTGATGATCTTAAGGCTACGCTTGAACAGGAGCAGCGAAAGTTCACGCAATCCTCACAGGCTTTCGATGCGCATATTGATGCAAACAAACAGAACCTGGCGCAGCTGCAACAAGAGATCACCGATCTATCGAAGCAAATCACAGACGAGAGCGGCCGATCCGCGAGTGGCAAACAGGAATTCTCTTTAGCTTTCCAGCAGAGAACGAACGAACTAGAACAACAACGGGCGCGCTATGCGGCCCTGTTGGCGAAATGAGGTGGATGCCATGAGCACTTCAGCACTCGGCCCAGTAAATCCGACGGGAAAGCCGTGGTATCAAAGGCCAGAAAGCATAACGCAGGGCCTCATCCTGATTGGATTAGGCGGGCTCGCGCTATGGGGCTGGGGCTCGGTCAGCCATTTCATCGAACAAATGCTGGTAGATACTGTGCATATCGTGGGCCTCGCAATCTTGCTCGTTGCGATTGGTTGGGTATTAACCAGTAGCCGCACGCATCTGATCTTTCGCCTAATCAGTCGAAAACTAACCAGCATCGTCTATGAGCTAGATCCCATCGGAGTCTTAAAAGATAATTTGCTACAGATGCGTAAGTTGCGCGAAGTGTTTGGCCAGCAGATTGCCAGTGTCAGCGGAGCAAACCAAATTCTCCGCGATAATATCGCCAAGAACAAAGCAGAAGCAGAGAGAGGGATGCGTGATGCTCTCGAAGCCAAACGCCGTCTGGATGCAGCCAAGACCCAGGACGAGCAGCTGCGCATGCAGTTGCAAATCAGGAAGAGTGCGAACATGGCTGGACGACGCAACCAAACCAACGTTGGCTATGAAGATTTGCTTAAAAAAAGTTCTGCCCTCTATGATTTTCTGAATCGGCTATCGGTCAATCTCGACTTCACTATCGAAGACACTGCCGACACCGTAAAGCAAGAGGAGATCAAGCGCAAGACGATCAACATGGCCTATGGCGCATTCTCCACGGCCATGAAAATCATTTCCGGCAATGCCGACCAGCGCGATCTAATCAACGAAGATCTGGAATACCTTGCTCAGCAGAATTCCATGAAACTAGGAGTGATGGAAAACTATCAGAAAGCCGCGCAAAACTTTATGGACTCGATGGATATTGAGAACGGAGCGGTTGGAACAGCGGCTATGGCAGAGCTAGAAAAATACGAGCAGAAGTTGCTGACCGCAGGGACTCCTGAGGCTCAGGTACTCGGCAAACCGATCCCGCAAAAGGCCACAGCGAGCGTGCCGGTGAGCAGCGACTATGGGGATTATTTCAATCAGAAGTAGGCGCGGGCACGCACATTTTGGTTTTCATAATGGAACTGTCCCCCGCGCCTGAAAGATTGTAAAAGGGAGAATCACAATGTCAAGAGTTAAACCTGGAGTAAAATTTGTCGCAGTTGTTTTTGCAGTAGCAGTTCTCACACTCCTTCTCATCGAGGGCGAACACACAGGGATAATTCCTACGCCTGGCATCCTGAAGTCTGTCATTCCGCAGCGTGTCGTGTTACCCGACGTAAAAGATGCTCAGGTTCAGAATGTTGCACCAGCGCCGTTGCCATCGGACGGCTGCGCCAAGATTCAGGCGACGCAAATTCGTGGCGAAGTGTGGGAATGGAACGCGCAAGCCGGTCTAATCTTCGCTAACGGCGGTGCTTGCACGACCGCTGGCTCGCTGATGGCAAAGCATGGCGTGAATCTCGTGCTCACCCGCCAAGACAAGACCGATCAAATGCAGAACGATTTGATCGCCTGCGCCGATGAACTATATGGCGGGGCAACGCAATGTACGAGCGGCGCTAACTTCGTCGTAATCATGGGCGGCGGCGTCGGACAGTTTGTGGCTGGTCCGGATTCCCTGCTTGCCAAGCACGGCCAGGAATATTCGCTAAAGATGATCGCAGGAATTGGCTTTTCGTATGGCGAGGATGGCTTGTTGGCTCCGCCAGAAATTAAGAGCAACCCGCAGGCGGCGCGTGGCCTGCTCTTTGCCGGCGTGATTCGCGACGACGATTGGAACATTGCGCAAAAATGGGCTGGCGACAATAGCGTTCCGACAAATCCGGATGAGAACACCTACGATCCCGACGCGGTCAACTGGTTGAATGCGGAGGACTATATTAAAGCGACAGAGCTTTACAACGCCAATACATGCGTCGAACGCAAGGTAGTGAAAGATGGTCACCCGACCGGCCAGACAAAAAACGTCTGCGTAAGCGGAATCGTGACCTGGACCCCTGGCGACGTGAACGAAGCACACGGCAAGGGTGGACTGGTGAAGATCGTTTCAACAAAACAGTACATCATGCCCGCTGTTATCGTCGGCCCGAATGTTTTCTTCCAGCGGAATCGCGACGAGATTGAAAACATGCTTGCCGCGACGTTTGAGGCAGGCGACCAAATGAAGGCTTTTGATCTGTCGCTGCACAAGGCGATGGCTATCTCGGCGAAGCTCTACAAAGATCAAGATGAATCCTATTGGTATAAATATTTCAAGGGGGCTCGCGAGCGCGATACCCAGGGCCAGATGATTGATCTTGGCGGCTCAAAGGTAAGCAACTTGGCAGATGCTTTGAACCTTGTTGGCCTCGTGCCAGGAACAAATGACGCGCTGCGTTCTGTCTACACCATCTTTCGGAATATCGATTTGCAGCAATACCCCGATCTATTCAAGAGCACGCCGATCCCCGAAGCGGCTGCGGTCGAAGACAAGTCTTTCATAACCGGCGCACAGGCCAAGATGGAAGATCCAGGTTCAACAGTCCAGCCTGTAAACTATTTTGCCGCTGCCGATGCGCCAGTCGTAAGCAAACGCTCTTACTCCATAAATTTCGACACTGGCCGCGCTACGTTCACGCCAGCGGGAGAGCAAACGATGCAAGACTTGCGTGATTCGCTTGCCGCGACGGCGCTATTTATCAAAGTTGACGGCTATACGGATGACACTGGAAGCGATCAAGTCAACTCAGCACTGTCGCAAGCTCGCGCGCAGGCTGTGAAGTCCTGGTTGCAAGCGAAGGCGCGAAATACGTTTCCTGATTCGCGATTCGCGGTTGCCGGACACGGTGCGCGTGATCCAGTAGCGTCGAATGCAACTGCAGAAGGCAAGGCGGCAAATCGGCGGGTTGAAATAACTCTTAGTGGAGGCAACTGATGGACCGAATATTGGTGTGTCTTTGCGGTGAATGCGCGCATTGGGAAATCCTGCATAAGGCCGATGGCGCGCACGTGATGAAGTGCAAAACGTGTGCCGAAGAATATCCGATCACGATCCACATTCCAGTGCGCGACCGGCTCGCCTGGGTCGAAGCCAAGGATGTTAAGGATACACCGAACGTCCCGGGCTGGTCGGCCATATTGTTCAAGGCAAGATAAAATCAAACAGAATTGGATCAGTTGCGCCAGGTAACGGAAGCTAAGTGAAAAAACGCATTTTATTCACGTTAACGGGCTACGCGATGTACGTCATCGGTTGTTTGCCAATAAGTTTGTCGCTAGGGCGCATCTGCATTCCTGCCGATGGCGGGCAGCCCGATGTTTGGTGCCTAGTGTTTATGGGAGCCCTAGTGTTTTTCGCTCTGCTGTTTATTCGCAGAGCGCTGCGAGAGTGCGAACGCGTTGGAAAATGGCTGTGGATCAAGATTATTCCGGCGTGGGCTTGATGCAATGAACGGCGAGGCCAGAGCACTCTTTACCCCTAATCGAGCGTTATCGCCGAATACGGTGCGCACGCTCGTATTCGGGCAACTTTTGTTTGTGCTAATTCTCTGGTTTTTCTCTCCGTTCGTTTATCTGCCGAAACCTGGAGAAACGGTTGCTTCATTCATCGATCTATGGAAGGCAGGACTCGGCGCGGAGCTACTCACCAGCCTCGGATTGAACATTCAGGCACTTGCCCTGGCCACGGTAATTTCCTTGGCATTCGCGTACTCCTCGCGGCTGCCCTTCATGCGGCCAATCGTGATGCTTGTAGGAAAGCTGCGTTTTCTTTCGATGGCCGGCCTTGCATTCTTGTTTACCCTCGTAGCTTCGACTGGCCACGAACTGAAGCTGTACCTGTTAGCGTTTTCTATCACCGTATTTTTTGTGACCACCATGACCGATGTAGTTGCCAACATTCCACAGGAGCAGTACGACCTCGCGCATACCCTGGGGATGAATGAATGGCGAACCTTGCTAGAAGTTGTCATCTTCGGCCAAGCGGATCAGGCTTTCATTGCGCTGCGCTCAAACGCTGCGATCGGCTGGATGGTGATTACGATGATTGAAGGGATGGCTAGGTCCGGCGGCGTCGGTACCGTCTTATTGGACCAGAATAGGCACTTCCACCTAGCAGCCGTTTTTGCAATCCAGCTTACTATTTTGGTTTTGGGCTTAGGCCAAGATTACCTAATCGGATGGCTACGCATTCAATTTTGTCCATATGCTGATTTAGCACTGGAGAGGAAATGACAAAGCCGGCCTGTTTTCTTGGCATTTTCATTCTCCTTGTAGCTCTGATTTTATTCGTAGTATCCGTCAAATTTGTCGTGGTCATGAGCTTCCGGACATTCCTAGATATTGTCGGCGTGCTTTGTCTGATAGTTTGTTGTGCGGCTGTGTTCTACATCTTCAAATGGAAACGGACGGACCTACAATGAACAGCAAAACGACTCAGGCAGTTGATCGTGGCTTGCTAAAAATAGAAAAGGAATTCGAGAGACTCAAGAAGTTATTGCCAACGTGCGAGAAGATATCCGGAAGCACTACGCCAAGAAGGTAAAAGAATAACTATGGCGGAACCAATCGGAGAGACTAAACCGGTTACCGAACCGCTCGGCTTGCGGCCTTTGGTGATTGTCGGATGGGATGACCAGAATAGGCTCCATGCTTGGGCTTCAGAGCTGTGCGCTCAACAAATCACGACAAGATTGCGGCGTGAGATTCTGAGCGCGGCGGAAGATATCATGCGGGACCTGCAACGTCCCCGCGGGTGACCATTGATCGATCATCATGATGGCAAAACGCTTTTGACAATCGATCATGTCTCGCTTTCCTATGGTGACAAGATCATTCTGCGCGACGTGAATGCCGAAGTCCGTGAGATCTTGCGCAATGAGTCCAAGGGCCAGGTCGTCGGTTTTCTCGGTCCAAGCGGTATGGGTAAAACGCAACTCTTCCGCATCATGGCTGGCCTGAACAGGCCAACAACTGGCAATGTCCATCTGAACGGAAACGTGAACTGGCCAGTGCACGCAGGAGAAGTGGGAGTCGTCGCACAGGATTATCCTCTGTTCAATCATCGAACCGTATGGTCGAACCTGATAATCGCGGCCAAAAGAAAAAGCAATGGCGACGCCGCGGCATGCGTCGAAGGCTATCTCAACGATTTCGAGTTATATGACAAACGGCACCAATACCCGATGCAACTCTCTGGCGGTCAAAGGCAGCGTCTGGCGATCATTCAGCAAATTCTCTGCAGTTCCCATTTTCTGTTGATGGATGAACCATTCTCTGGTCTTGACATGGTGATGCTCGAACGCACCGCCGCACTGATTCAAAAGATTGCCAACTTGGATTCGCTGAATACCGTGATTGTCGTGAGTCACGATGTCACAACCGTTTGCAGCGTTTCCGACCACGTCTGGCTTCTTGGCCGTGAACGCGATACGGAAGGCAATGTCATTCCAGGCGCGCGCATTGTCGAGACTTACGATCTTGTCGACCGCGGCCTATGCTGGCAACCAGGGATCATCACGCAACCTCAATTTCTTTCGTTTGTGGCAGAAGTAAAAAATAGATTCAGAACTCTATGACCTAAACTTCACATGAGAGGAGAACTACCATCGGATCAGGACGTTGGGACTCAAGCACGTATAACAGCAGCAGAGCACATCGTGTGAGGACTGGCACGCCAGACTTTGCTTACACGCAAGAGGCACAACACACCCAAAAGATTCACCCTAACCTCGATCCTCTGCGGATCAATCGAAAGCCGGCCGGCATTCTTGAAAGCCGCGATAGCGCGGAGCATCCGGAATCGAACGCCGTCATGGTCTGCTTTGACGTGACAGGCTCCAACTATGAAAACGCGGTGGCCGCACAGAAAAAACTGCCAACACTCATGGAACTCGTTCACAGATATCTCAGCGACCCACAGGTAGCTGTGGCTGCTAACGATGATTTCAATTCTGTAGGCCACAACTGCATTCAGATTTCCGACTACGAAAGCGATATCCGTATTGATGAGCACATTCGCAACATTTGGCTTGTCAGACAAGGTGGCGGCAATTACGGCGAGTCCTACGACCTCTTGATGTATGCGGCTTCTAGGAAGACTGCGCTCGACTGTTTTGAGCGTCGTCACCGCAAGGGATACTTCTTCATGTACGCAGACGAGCCAATCTTCGATCACGTCAGCGTTCCTCAGGTGCTCGATGTTTTCGGCGATACGATCACAGCGGACATTCCCATCGAAACAATCATCGATGACTTGAGGCAGCTGTACTATCCATTCGTCTTTTGGCCGGCGAATAGTCCGTACACAGGATCCCGCGACCAGTATGTCAGATTGTTCGGCGAGGAATCGGTCTTCACGCTACAGCATCCGGATCAGATTTGCGAACTGATCGGAGCCATCGTCGGACTCAACGAAGACCGCGTGACTCAGGACGGCCTCGAGGCTGATCTGACTGCGGTCGGGGTAGGCGGTCCGGACTTGGCCGGAATCGCTGCATCGGTCCGAACCTTCCGGCGCAGGATCACTCTGCCGCCAAGATCGGCGACCAGTTCGTAAAGGTTGGTAAAAACCATGAAGTGCTCGCAGTGCGGCAGGCAGGTCGAATCTGAAGTGGCGGCTGCGTTTGTCGTAACGGACGAAGATCAGCCACAGAGAGATGAACCATTCGTGCCAATCCCGCTTTTACATGGGAAGCCTGTCTGCCGCGTCTGCGCTCACAACGCCTCGCATATCTGGCCGTTAGAAGAAAATCACATTCCGTGTCCGGTGATGGACGAAGACGGCAACGTCATTCCGTACGGAACTTATCCCAACATCGACTGGTCGTAGCAAGATGGTTGAACACACCTTTGCCGAGGGAATTGCATTTTTGAACGACGGCCACTATATCGATTACGACGTGAGTATTGATCGCCACCACGGTGCGCTCATGACACGCGAAACCTGGCTTGATCATGTACAGCACGCCTTTTTTATTGATTATGACGGCATGGGCAGCCAGATCAGTGCAGATGGCCGACTCCTCGCAAATGACAAGTGGATATATCCATCGACGGCCAATTCTATTTTGCCGGAGACAGCCTACATCCTTTGGTACAACCGATGAAAAAACTGAATGATATGTTTCATATCGAAGGCGAGCAGCTCATCAAGACTTCCAACGGCGAACCAGTTCCCGAAGATGAGCCGGTGTTTGTGTTGCGCGCACGTGACGCCGCGGCACTCCCTACACTTCAGGACTATGTAAAACATTGCATCGAGTTAGGGACGCCATCCGATAGATTCTTCGATCTTGGTGGCGTTGTAGCGGAGTTTGTAAAATACGCACGTGCCCATCCGACCAAAGTTCCAGGCTCGAGTCACGGCAAATGACAGACGAACAAAAGGCCGCGTACGTCAATGCACAAGCTGCGCTATTGAACGCACGCATCGCAAAAATGCGAGCGGCTAACACAGAAGCCAAGCTTGGGCGCAGGGCACCCGTTTACAAGGATTCAGACTTTCAGGCATTGCTCGATGAATTCAGCCACCTAAACCACAACTACCTGATCAGTTTTTTCCATCCATGATCAAGGTAATGCCTACTGCATTTTTAGTTCAGGGCCTTGCGTACGGAGATGAAGGCAAGGGCCAAACTGTGGATTATGTTGTTAGGACTCGCTCTTGCAAAACAGTTGTACGATTTTGCGGCGGGCCGCAATGCGGTCACAACGTCGTCACACCCGAGGGCCGCCATCACACGTTCTCGCAGTTTGGCAGCGGTTCTTTTGTCCCTGGCGTTCGCACGCACCTGTCGCGATTTATGCTCGTCAATCCTTTGAACATGATGTTTGAAGCTACGGATTTGTCGGCCGATATTTGGGAACGCACTACGGTCGATGCCAAATGCGTAATCGTGACTCCGTTTCATCGCGCCGTGAATCGCATCCTGCGCCACGGCCGGCACGATACGTGTGGAATGGGCGTTGGCCAGGCTCGCTATGACCATTTAACAGAGGGGAACAAAGTGTTGTTTGCCGGCGATCTTCGCGACAAGCAAGCGACAAAAGAGAAACTTGGGTTTCTTCAGAATCTTGCAAGGCATCGGGTTAGCAAACGCGGCCTGATTGCCAAGATGATTTGTCCTGATGAATTCGCAGAGATCTATGATCCAGGCGCGGTCGATATGTACGCCGAGGAATATGCGAAATGGCCAGCAAAAGTTATCGATAAGTTCAAACTTGATCCTAAAGAGAATGTCGTATTCGAAGGTGCCCAAGGTGTCCTTCTCGATGAAGTACACGGAGACGTGGGATATAACACGTGGACCTGTACGACATTCGATAATGCCTTGACTCTTCTTGAAGAAAATAAATGGGCTGGTCGCGTCAAGAAAATAGGAGTCATTCGCACGTATCTCACGCGGCACGGTGATGGACCGTTCCGGACAGAAGATCCAGCCTTGAATTTCAAGGAACCGCACAATTGCGATTGCGGCTTCCCAGGTAAATTCAGGATCGGGCATTTTGACTTGAGGCTAATTCTTCATTCGATTCGTCTTTGTGGAGGCGTAGACGGAATCGCCCTGAACCATTGCGACTATGCCGGCTCACTCAAGCCGCTCGATGATGAGATTCGAAAACAAGTGATCATCCTCGGGCACGGCCCAACTGCTAATGATCGGGAGTGGATATTATGATTGATCCAATCTCTATGAAACAATTCGACGCGGTCGAGCCAGTCAAAGCTGGTAGCCACAAACATCCGCTTCCACTAACCCAGGAACAACTTGAGTGCTTGCACGTTTGGGAAGGAAACTTTTCTATCTCACATGGAAGTGTGGCCGGCAGTGGCCATTGCATACAATGCAAAGTCGATATTCACGACGCAGCGAGACTCTGGTATCGAAGATGATTGTCCGGCGCGGCCAATTAGCAAAACTTCAGGACATCAGTCCCTTACCGTGGACGCCGCCTCATTACCCTCGAATAATTTCGCTTGACAAGATTATAGATAAACGCTTACTCTGGCACCTCGCCTTGGAAGGAGAAATCCATGGATTATTTGGCTAAAGCTGCGGCTGAAGTTGCGAGCCCACCGCAATCCAAGCCTCTCAACGAGAGGCAGGTTCCGAACAGTGCCGGCGGCTATTCGTTTGCCGTCGACGATTGGAAAAGGCTTGATCGTTTTTTGATTTTGGGAAGCTCTTCGGGGTCGTATTACGCCTCCGAACAGAAGCTTACGGTCGAGAACATCGAAGCCGTGAAACGCTGCGTTGCGGCTGATGGATTGCGCGCCGTCGCTCGCATCGTTGAGATTAGCGATGCCGGCCGTGCGCCGAAAAACGATCCGGCTCTTTTGGCCCTGGCTTATGCCGCTGCCAAAGGTGATGACAAGACTCGTTCCGCTGCGTTGCTGGCACTGCCAGACGTTGCGCGCATTGGCACGCACTTGTTCCACTTCGTTACCTATGTCCGTAATTTCCGTGGATGGGGCCGTGGCCTGCGCCGTGCTATTGAAAACTGGTACACGATGAAGACTCCGGAGCAGGTTGCCGATCAGGTGACCAAGTATCAGCAGCGAGATGGTTGGTCGCATCGCGATCTGATGCGCTTGGATCACATCAAATTCACTGGACCTTATCAGGCCATCGCAAAGTGGGTGGTCAAAGGTGAAGTGAGCGAGGGCATCGCCAAGCGCATTGAAGGCCACGTGAAACTTCAGGCGACGAAGAATGCCAAGGAAGCCGCCACGCTGATTCGCGAGTACGGACTTGTGCGTGAGAGCGTGCCAACCGAGCTGCTCACTGAAGCAGACGTGTGGGAAGCTTTGCTCGAAAAGATGCCGATGACGGCGATGATTCGCAATCTTGGCAACATGAGCAAGGTCGGTTTGCTCAAACCGCTTTCCGATGCGGCGAAAGCGATCAACGAACGGCTTGGCAATACCGAAGCGATCCGCAAGGCTCGCGTGCATCCGATTCAGATTCTCATTGCGGCCAAGACCTATGAGGCTGGCCACGGATTGCGCGGCTCTGGCGAATGGACTCCCGTTGCGAAAGTTGTCGACGCCCTGGACGGTGCATTTTATCTCGCCTTCCAGAACGTTGAGCCAACAGGCCAGCGATTCTATCTCGGCCTGGATATCTCCGGCTCTATGTGGAGTGGAGAAGTTGCCGGCATTCCTGATTTCACGCCAGCAATCGCATCGGGTGCTATGGCTATGGTCACAGTCAAGAGTGAAGAGAACTGCTATGCAGCAGGATTCACCTGCACGTCCAGCGGACGCTACGGCGGACGTTTCGATGATGGTAGGACAGCAATGACGCCGATTGTTTTATCGCCTAAGCAGCGTCTCGATGACGTGCTCAGGAGTATGAAGGAGCTTGCGAAACGCATGGGTGGCACAGATTGTGCATTGCCGATGCTCGATGCTCTCGAAAAGAAACTGACGGTCGACACGTTTGTAATCTACACTGATTCGGAAACTTGGCATGGGAATATCCATCCAACGAAGGCAATCGAGATGTATCGACAGAAGATGAGTATTCCGGCAAAGCTTGTGGTTTGCGGAATGGTAAGCAACTCGTTTACCATCGCAGATCCGAACGATGCAGGAATGTTGGACGTTTGTGGGTTTGATACTGCAACCCCGCAGGTAATCTCACAGTTTGCAGCCGAATTGTAATGTTGGATCACAGCAGCGAAGCGCAACGTAGGCGTGCAAGGAGTCGTTGGGGAAATCTCACGCCTGCCGAACGCTTTTGGGCTAAGGTTGATAAGAGTGGCGAGCATTGGATCTGGAAAGGCGCGACGGCGAGCGGTTACGGAACCTTTCGCTATAACGGCAGGATGGAGAACGCTCATCGGGTGGCTCTTTTGCTTTCCGGCGTTGAGATACCTGAAGGCATGGATGGACTACATAAATGTGATATCAAATTATGCGTTCGTCCATCGTGCCTGTTCGTCGGTACGCACATGGATAATATGCAAGACATGATCTCTAAAGGTCGCCAAGCATTAGGCGCACGCTTGAACCATGGTCCACAAGACGGTGCCAATAATCATGCCGCCAAGTTGACGCCAGAGATTGTGGAGCAAGTCAGAAAATTGCACAGCGGTGGAATGTCTCAGCGTGGTATCGCTAGAGAATTGAATCTGCACTACGCCAATGTTTGGTGCATTTTTCATCGAAAGTCTTGGAATTGAATTTATGGCAGGGGCCGAAGCTCTATCGGTTACCTCTCGAACAGGTGGGGCGAAAGCCTCATTCCGATGGGCACACCTTGTCTCTGCCAAAGTTTCGCACGGGCCGAAGCAACTCGGTTATCATGAAACCGCGGGTCGGGGGTTCGATTCCCTCCCGCCCAAACAGGGCGGTGGCTCAGTGGTAGAGCAGCGGTGCCGAAAGGCATATCCGATTGCAACCCTTGTCCGTGCTTAATTTCGCTGCGGGCCGAAGCATTGGGTTATCACCTCGAACGACTGACCCAGTGCGCCACTTGTCTGCGGCACGATCTTTAGGTCGTGGGCCGAAGTCGATTCGTTACCGGTCAAAGCCAGCTTCGGCTGGCGAGTGGGCTCAATACCCACAACTCCGAAAGGAGTCTACGGATCGGCACAACTTGTCCACGGCTAAGTTTCACCTGCGGGCCGATCGAAGTCGGTTACCACTGCTAATGGGGTGACGTGGGTTCGAATCCCACCTTGTCGAAAGACTTGTAGCTCAGCGGTAGAGCACCTAAACCCGATTTCACAAACTTGTCTGCGGGAACGTTTGAGGCTAGACACGAAGCGATTGAAACGCAGTAACCCTGTTCGTAAGGCTTGACAATTATAGGCTAAGCGTTTATTAAGGGCTGTATGGAACGACCTAAACGCAAGTCGCAGCTAAAGCCTCGAATATGTGCATGCCCGTGCAAACGCAAATTTACACCCCAGGTTCGCACGCAAATTTATTTCAGCAAGAAGTGCAGAAACAACCTGGCGCAGAAACGCTTTCGACAGGCGCACAAGGGCGACAAGCGGCAAGCGCAGAATTCAGTAGCGGCCTGAACGAGATTGCTGATGACGCAAGTGGTCCTTTCGTTCGGACAGGTATGCTTAATCTAGATATAGATCTGGCCTACATCGCAGGATTGATTGATGGAGAGGGCACTATCACGTTATGCAGAACGCAGCGTAACGGCTTTCGCTATCCCGTGCTAAGTGCCACCAACTGCAGCAGAACTTTATTGGAATTTCTCAAATCTAAGTGCGGAGGCCACATTTCACACGCACGACTGAAGATTGCAAAAAAGCACAGTCCAGCATGGAAATGGGAACTGCGCAGTGATGGCGCACTCAAGATGATAGCAAGACTGCTTCCTTTTCTAAAAGAACCAGTCAAGATTAGGCGCGCTGAGTTCCTGCTATGCAAATATAAAGCCGTAACGGTTCGCAACGGTAGATACCGATTATCAGACAGAGCATTAAAAGTTAAGTTCGAAAAAGAATTTTTCCTGATCACTGCATCTGGAAAAGCGAATACGCGCGTCAACTCCACGCGTCTACCTAGACCGGACGGGGCTTCGATGCCCCCGGCTCCACCAAACTGCGGGGCCGACAGGAATCGACGGATAGGAAAGCACGTGGCCTCGCGCCGGCTTGGGATGCCGTTAAACTCACCAAAACCAAAAATGCTGCTCAAAAGAGCGCAAAGGTGATTCCATTCCGCGTCAAGGCTGCGCCACAAGCGTTGCCTCTCGCGGCCTAGAGTTACCGGGTGGGGCTGGGCAACTGGCCCCACTTATTAAAATCTTTTCGTGCTATAGTGCAGCACGAGGAGAATTCAAATGAAAAAGAAAAAAGCCGAGGCGACGGCATCTAAGAAACCGGTGAAAGTGGCGCTGCACAAGATTCTTCCTAAGCTTCACAAGCCCATTACGGAAGTAGTGGTCGCTATTCTCGCGCCAGTATTACCGCGCTTGCTATGTCCAAAATGCCGGAGTGCATCTCTCTCAATGAGCGATGCTGGTTCGCGTTCAATTGTGATTCGTTGCAATCAATGCGGCCATACACCGGCGCATATGGCGTAAAGGTAGGGACCCGTCGTTCAACGGAAAGGATGTCGCGGTCCTAACGCGAAGATCGGAGTTCAATTCTCCGCGGGTCTGCCATAATTCATGGTACGATGTGAGGAATGACTTTAATGTTCAATTCGTGCCAATCAAGCTTTGCCGTCATAATGCAGCGGCCAGCATGCGGCCCTTTCAAGGCTGAAACGCCGGTTCGAGTCCGGTTGACGGCACCATTTCGAATAAATAAACGAAGACCAAATTAAGTTCGCCCGATTCGCCAAGTGGCAAAGGCATCGCTCCTACAAAGCGACAATCGGTGGTTCAAATCCATCATCGGGCACCAACTTCGGGCCCTATCGTCCAAACGGATCAGGGCGCAGGTCTACGAAACCTGAAATCACGGTTCAAGTCCGTGTGGGGCCACCAGATTGTTATTGTGTTACCGTTGCGGCAGGAGGAAACAACTATGGCGGTAGCAGCTCAAATAGTAACTCCAACTGCTGTGCAGCTAGATTCTGGGCGTATCGGCATTTGCATCTACGATAATCCGAACGTGACCGACGTGACACACCGGTCTGCATACGTGATCTACGCTGACGGTTCGTATACACAAGAGAGGCGCAGCCAGTTAACGCCACTCTCAGGAGTTCCGACTGGAGTGCCTGGTGCATGGTCATCAGCGATCCTTCCGGATGGATCCGGCCCAGGCGCATAACGATTCGAAACTGGACAGCACCGGCCGTGCGGCGGAGCCTTATAAGCTCTGGAGAATCCCAGATTGGGGTAACGGGCCAGATCGACACTGGCGTCCAGTACTAAGTTTAGGTCCCGTCGTTCAGCAGGAAAGGACTCAGGTCTCCGAAACCTGGAACGCGCGTTCGAATCGCGCCGGGACCGCCAGTTCGTGGTGGCTGGCTTGCGAAAGCGAGCACAGGGGCAACGCCTCACAGCCGGCGAGAGTAATGGCGGGAAAACCAAGTCACCACGATTCGGGAGGCTAATTCAATGGCAGAAGCGCTGACTTTTAATCAGCTCACGGTGGGTTCGATTCCCCCGCCTCCCACCACTATTGCACCCTTAGCTCAACAGGTGGAGCAGCTCACTCGTAATGAGCAGGCGGGTGTTCGAGTCACCCAGGGTGCTCCAAGATTCAAATGTGCAAAATACCTCGATCAAATTCCCAATGATGATTGCGGCAAAGTTGCACGACATTATTGTGATGATTAACTTCGCCTACGAGTGCCGTTTTAGGAAATGATTGGATGGACTTACGATGGCAAAGCTCGACATGCAAGGAATACTCACAGCCAGGTACGGCACACGGTTTTGTTGTGAGATGACTATTCCAGATGCGATTTAGTGAGCGGATGTGAGCGTTTATCCAGCTTGGATGCTTACCTTTGACGGAAGGCAATTCGTGAAATTGTGCAAGGGTCATCATTTTTAGATTAGGTGCCGTATAGCAGTTTGCACAGAATAGTTTGGAATGGTGCGATTTATTGCGAGTGAATATTGTTCGGCATTTCATGCACGTTAATTCTTTAGGCCTGTTATGTGACCGGCGGCCAGTCTGATTAAATGCCACGAAGCAGGACCGTGAACAAAAATTATGCTTGGTTCTAGCAATCTGATTAGGTAGTTTATGAAAGGACTTTCCGCATTTGTCGCATGATACTAGTTTTGCCGCTGTATCGGGCCTGCCTTCTAAGCAGGTTAACCGTAACTGGATTGATGCGGGTTCGACTCCCGCCAGCGGCATCAGATTTGTGTTGGTAGACATCTGTATATTTTAGCGTAGAAACTAGTTCAAGTGTCGCAGGGATTACCAGTTTGGAGTGGCCATGCCAGACAAGAAAGTCGTTCGCATCGAGATTGAATACGAAGATGGATCCGGCGAACGCGCCATCGGCGACGATGCCGAGAAAATCTGGCAGGCGATCAACGGCGGATTTGTGATGAATCACATCCACGGCATCAACTATGATGGTCCGCAGATGAAGCCGGTGGAAAAGTTTTGAGCTGGCGTAGTTCAACGGTAGAACGCCTCTTTTGTAAAGAGGATGTCGCGGGTTCAACACCTGCCGCCAGCCCCAGTTTGATGTGGCGCAGCACGATTGGTCGTGCGACCGGCTGTTAACCGGAGGGTTATAGGTTCGAATCCTATCGCCACAGCCTTTGAAGGCGCGAGCCATGGAGGGGTTGTAATCCACGAATCGCGTGCTCGCGCCGCAAGTTTAGGCTCGATGGTGAAAATGGCTAATCACATGGCCCTCATAAAGCCAAAGTCCTGGTTCAATCCCAGGTCGAGCCACCAAATTTATGACGCGCGGATTGAGCTACGGTGCGCTCGCCTGTCTCATAAGCAGGCACTTACTCAGTTCAACTCTGAGCCGCGCAACCAGTTTAGTGCGGCATAGTTCAGGTGGCAGAACGCAGCCCTGATAAGGCTGAAATGAAAGTTCAAGTCTTTCTGCCGCAACCAGATTGCAGGAGTAGCTCAATGGCAGAGCATCGGTTTGGTAAATCGACGACCGGCGTTCGATTCGCCGCTCTTGCTCCGAGACGACCAATGAAACGGTCAATATAGGGCCCAAACGGAAGGGGCCGCATTCGACTGTCAGCCGCGGCCTCAAACTTCCCAAAAGGAGAAAACCATGGAATGCATTACAGGCCCTCTCTAGGTAAGCCAATAGAGAGGGAGAAGAGGAATAATGCGTCGCGACATGAACGAAGTAATTATTGAGACTGGCCGATCCGGTGGCATTAACAAAGGCAGAAACAAAAACTGGAAGCGTGGATTCACAGCCGATGATCCATACTTTGACGGAGGACCGAATCGCATATTCAGTACAAAAGCGTCATACAACAGAAAGTCGCAGGGCGACAAGCTCAATCCGTTGCGTCGATTTCTCCGCAGCAGAGTCGGACACAAATGGGATGGCGTCTTTTCTGAGATTTGCGCCGTCAACGATGTGCGATCGATGGTCGGCTTCCATCTGCTCACGCATCTCAAGGGTTATGTCAAAGCTACCGGCCTAGACGAGGATCGATTCTATGGTGATTTTTTTGTTGATTCTCAAGGTGTTCTTAGACAGGTCTCGCGCAAAAGCTATCGAGCACGCTGGCGCGAAGAAGCCCGAAGAGCACCAATCGAACAGCTGCCCGGAGATGACGGATGGATTTACAAACTGATCGATGGCTTCTGGTATCGAACCAAGACCGAGACGTACCAGGTGCCGACTTCTTATGAGTATCTCGATGAAGCGAATGGCGATGTCGTCATCAAACGGTCGCCGACAAAAATGGTGACGGAGACCAGAGACTTCAAGTTTCAGTGCGGCCGCAAGGAATTGAAGAAGATTCGCGAAAGGTTGAACGCAAGATATGCAGAAATGCGGACACAGCGATGAATCGTGGTACTCGATATGTTCTGCCCACAGCCGGTACAACTCCGAGTGCCGCAACTGTCAGATCGGGCGGTGCATCGAGTGTCATCCTGAAGAGACGCCAATAGGAGAACGTATGAGGCTGTGGGATCGCGATGGCAATGTGGCGAACCCATTTCCGAATCTGGGCGTCAGAGTCAAGTAACCCGGTTTAGCACAGTGGCAGTGCCCTGGTTTGAAGCACCAGTTATCGGAGTTCGATTCTCCGGGCCGGGACCATGGGACCGTAGCAAAGCTGGCTAATGCCCTCGCCTCTTAAGCGAGAAATGCGTGAGTTCAAATCTCACCGGTCCCACCAATTCTGTTAGAATGCGAGAAGGAGAAAGCGAATGTCATCGGACGGCTCATCTAGTAGCAACAAACCCGGAGATGTGGCCGAGTGGTTTAAGGCACCGCACTGCTAACGCGGCGTCCCGAAAGGGGCCGTCGGTTCGAATCCGACCATCTCCGCCAGAGGAAGAGTGGCCGAGGTGGTCAAGGCGTCAGTCTCGAAAACTGATTCACCGAAAGGTGTTGTGGGTTCAAACCCCACCTCTTCCTCCAAAAGTTTCTGGGAAGTCGACCAACTGGTAGGTCCTCTGACTTTGACTCAGAGAATGCACGGTTCGAATCCGGCCTTCCCATCCAGATTTATGAGAAAGCCGCGCTGGACGATTAGAAGCAAAACGCGTGATGGCAGGATCGTAGAAGCTACGTTTCATTTGCGAACGCATGCGGCGGCAGCAATTAAAGCATTGAACATTTTTGGAATTAAGGCACGGCTGGTGCCTAAGAAATATTAAGCGGGCGTGGCTCATTGGCTGAGCATCGGGTTTCCACCCCGAACAAGCGAGTTCAATTCTCGCCGCTCGCTCCAAAAGTTTTGGCGAGTCGTCTAATCGGTAGGACGCTGCGCTCTGGACGCAGTAACAAAGGTTCGAGGCCTTTCTCGCCAGCCATTTTGCGGGCGTCGTACAGCGGCCAGTATATTGCCTTGCCAAGGCAAGGACGTGGGTTCGACTCCCATCGCCCGCTCCAATGCCTCTGCGTCAGCGTACGGGACGCGTGTTCTAGGCACGGTCAGAATTAACTGACAAGGGCTCCAAATTTATGAGTGAACAGGGGAGTAAGATAGCGGCCAGTCTGAACGCCTCCAAAGCGTTTCACGGGGGTTCGAGTCCCTCCTCCCCTGCCAAACTTTCTGATTTGAGTTGGGCGTTCGTGAAAGACGAGCATCCGACTCCGGAGCAGCGCGCCGAACGAGTATTGAATGCGATGTTCGGCAAAGTTGAGCACTCCGATTTCAACGTGCAGGCAATCGCAGCGGAGATTCGCGAAGCACTGCGTCGGCCGATTGAGAAGCTGCGCAAGGTTGGCGCGCAATGTGGAGCTGGCGGTCACACGCAGAGGCAAAAAATGTTTGAAGCGATTGCCAAAGAGTTGGAGGTAGAGAATGGCTACTGAGCCACGCAAGCGCGAAGGGTGGATGGACAGCACGACGTTTGAAAACGAACTGGGTGTTGCGATCGGCGGCGAGAAGGTTTATGCCGACCAAGAAGATCTATTGGCTAGCAAGCCGTGCCTGACCGATCCAGAGGATCATTACTGCCAACCGATGCGCGTCTATGTGTTCGATGCGGACGAGTTTGATAAATGGCTTCATGGTGCAGAGGCTAGCATTCCCGCTTCTCAGGCGGGCGACGCGGGTTCGAATCCCGCTGAAGCTGCCAATATCGAAGCTTGGCCGATGGATCTTAGTTCGCCGGTTGCACAATGTTTGCGGCGCGAACACACCGGAGCTAGGTAGCTGAGGCCGGGAGAAGAACGCATACGGAAAAGCCAAGGATCAGGGATCGGTAGCCAAGCGGCCAAAGGCGGCGGTCTGCAAAACCGCTAAGCGCTGGTTCGAATCCAGCCCGGTCCTCCAAAGTTTGGCGCGGGGCAGGATTAGGCTGTAACCCATTTCGGGACGTAGGAAAGTCTGGTTTAATCCGCGTGCCTTGGGCGCACGAGAGCGCGAGTTCAAATCTCGCCGTCCCGACCATTCTGTTAAGATCTGAATAGAGGTACAAACATGTACTGCAATCCAGGTCCTGCACCTTTGGCGAATTACCAGCAACCGAACGCTGCGCTTATCAGCAGCAGCAATGCGAGTGTTCATACGGAGAGCGGCACAGCATCGGCGGGAGTGATTGGGCCAGCATGGCCAGGAAATTATCACCAGCCGTCATGATAGAATGCAGTTGTAACGAGGAGGCAACTCATGTTCTGCGTTCCAGGACCAAACTTTCCAGGAAATGCTCAGCAGCCGAATCAGCTGTTGATATCGAGTGACGCATCTGGTGTTTCGAATAATCCTACCGTTTCGCCGACTGTGGCTGGGCCTGCATGGCCTGGGAATTACCATCAGCCGAGTTAAAGAAGAATTTCGAGGCGTAGCCGAGTGGAAAGGCGCGCGTTTCGGGTACGCGAGATCGGGTGTTCGATTCACCCCGCCTCGACCAATTTGGGGGCCTAGTCTACCGGCATGACGGCTGGTCTGCACCCAGCAAGAGGGAGTTCAATTCTCCTGGCCTCCACCATTTTTTTTTGTTGCATTTGAGTAAGCGTTTAGGTACTGTGTTCCAAGTCGCAGGGCGGTTTGGGCCACCCGGTTTCGAGCGTTTCGAGCGTTTCGAGCGTTTCGAGCTTCTAGAGCAGTACGATAGTAGCATCATCAGGTGGACGTCGTTTGGCGGCGTCCACCTGATTCTTCAAGGAGCGATAACATGGCTCACCTACGAGATTACCTTTATCGCGGCGATACGCTCCTCGCCCTTTTACATAGCTAAACATTTTCTGCGGGGACGTGATCTACCGGTATGATGCGGCACTGTCTATGCCGTCGAGCGAGTTCGATTCTCGTCGTCCCCGCCATCTCTTCGGTGGACGTGGCCGAGTGGTTATGGCACCGGATTGTGGCTCCGGTTTTCGCGAGTTCGAATCTCGTCGTCCACCCCAAGTTTTGGGCTCGGTTGGCGGAATTGGCAGACGCGCAAGGTCGAGAGCCTTGTGGGTAACACCGTACAGGTTCGAGTCCTGTACCGAGCACCAAATTTATGAACTTTGGCACGCTGCCACTGGACACTCCGGCAGAAGTGCTGCGTCAAGCGCAGTGGTCTAAATCATGGCGAGCGTATGCGGGAACGCGATTAACGCTGAGATACAAAGCGAGGCGGCGTTGTTATTACTGCGGCGTACCAATGACGCGAGATGGCCGTGCATCCATGCACAATTTTATGACGCGCGATCATTTGGTGGCGCGATCGAAGGGCGGAAATTTTAAGTGGATTGCAAACAAGAGGGCGACTCCAGAAGAACGAAACATGGTTCATGCGTGCCGATGGTGCAACAACCTGAAACGCGATATGAGCGTAGAAGAATTTCGGACAGTGTTCGCGGCTCTTAGCGGAACGGCGCAATTTTACAGCGAGAGCCATGTGCCCGATTGGTCTCAGATTTTTGCGTAACGATTTTTGGGACGTTGGCAGAGCGGCTAATGCACTCGGCTGTAGACCGAGCGGCCCTTCGGGTCTTCGCACGTTCGAGTCGTGCACGTCCCACCAGATTGCGGGTGTAGCAGAAACTGGCAAATGCGCCTGGTTCAGGCCCAGGATCTTGGAGGTTCGATTCCTCTCACCCGCACCAGATTGCGCCCTTGGCGGAATTGGCAGACGCACCTGATTCAAAATCAGACGCCTTCGGGTATGCAGGTTCGACTCCTGCAGGGCGCACCAAATGTAAAGTTTTCCTGACATGAAATTGTCAAGTTTATTTGACATGCGGGATGGATGAAAAGGATGCCCGGCTGGCGGAACGGCAGACGCGCACGGTCTAAACCCGTGTCCCTTGGGGTGAGAGTTCAAATCTCTCGCCGGGCACCAAGCCTAAAAATTACCGCCTCCCGCACACCTCAGAATCCTCAGCTGAAATACCCTCAAAATAATTCTTGTTGTTGCTGTTGCTTTTTTGATCTAGGCTCCTGTCTCGATGGTTGATTCCCAAAACATTGATGTTTTGACAGTGGCGAGATGAGCGAGCTGACTAGCGACAAAAGCATTTTCATCCCATTCTCAAAAGTGGATGTGGTGAAGAGAGAAGTTTCCGGAATCGTCACCGCCGAACAGCCCGACAAGGATCTCGAGGTTTGCGATTACGAAAAATCAAAGCCTTATTACAAAGCCGTGATTCAAGAGATCGGCAAGGCCACTGATGGCAAGAATTTTTTTCCGCTTCGATATATGCATCAGCTGGATGCAGTCGGCAAGTGCATCGGTTTCAACTTCAACGATTCCGACAAAGAAATAGAAATGACATTTAAGGTGGTAGATGAAGAAGCTTGGAAGAAAGTCGACGAGCGTGTGCTCACTGGTTTCAGCCAGGGTGGCCGCAAAGTAGGCGATCAAGTTCCGGATCCCGTGCACAAAGGGTGCATGCGGTACGTAGCGAATCCAAGCGAAATTTCTCTGGTAGACAATCCTTGCCTCGCAAGCGCCCATTTTGCCTACGTCAAGGCGGACGGCCAAGTGGAAATGCGGAAATTCCTCAAGACTGTTGAATCGCCAGAGGCTCGTATTGCCGCGTTGGAAAAGGATGTCAGCCTGTTAAAGGCTGGCGGAGCTTCACAGCAGACAACGCAGAAGCAAGTTACTCCTCCGGCAGAGCTAATCAAGAAAACCAAGCGTGTTGGCGGCAAAGATTTGCAGGCTTCGGCTTTCGCCTTTGTGGGAGATCCAGAGAAGACCGAGACCTGGAAGCTGCCCATCCACGATAAGGCGCACGCGCAAAATGCGCTTGCCCGATTCAATCAGACTCAAGGTATTCCTCCGTCCGCCAAAGCGAAAGTAAAGTCCAAGATCGTAGCCGCCGCGAAGAAATTCGGAATCGATGTGGCCAGCGAAAATGAAAAGATCGCTGCAATTGCGGATGCGCTGCGCAAGGGCGTGCGCATTTACGTGAACCGGAATTACAGCAAAGTTGTGAGCCCGCGGCTGTTGAAGCTCGATAGCGAGCTCGGCAAATTAGCGAAGGGCATGTACGAAGTAGAGAGCCTGGCAGGCCATCTCGATTGTTTGAGCCGGCTTCTTTACTGCGTGTGTTGCGAGCAGGAATGGGAAGGCGACGATTCGTCGGAGCTTCCGGAAATGCTTGCGCAGAATTTAATCGATCTGGCCGGTACTCTGGTTGAAATGGTGGATGAAGAGACGCGCGAAATGATTGAAGAAGCGCGTATGCACGTCGCCTAAAAGTTTCGCCGTCCATAGGATGGCAGGAGGAAGACATGTTTAAGCTGACAGAGACTGCGGACCTCGAAAAGGCCGGCCGCTCGATCGCCAACTTCATCGCTTCGCAGGTCGCCGACCTTGAGAAGAGCCGCGAGAATCTGGAAAAAAATTATACGTTCCATAAGGCTGCGGCAGCCCATCACGAAGGGCTCGCTAAAGCCCATGCGGACGCAGCGGCTACTCATAAGGCTGCGCACGATGGATTGGACGATGGCGATATGCACAAGACCGCGCACGCAGCGCTCGCGATCCATCACCAGACCATGTCTACCCATCACGATGGTCTTGCGAAATTGCATGCTGCTCATGCCGACACCATGAAGGCCGCGGCAGATTCTGTGAAGGCCGACGTCGACAATAAGAAGGCATTCGCCGCCGAATGGGGTGCTACGGTTGCGACGCAAGTGACAAAGGCAGCCAATGGAACTGCAATCGTTGTGCCGGCTGGCGGGATGGAAGAAAAGTTCCAGAGTGTCACGGAAGCCCTGGTTGCCAAAGCACTCGAATCAATTGCCCAGAGTCCGAAAATCCACGAAATGATGGAAAATTTTGCACTCGACCACGTCAACAAGCTTTTGGGCAGCAAGATCAGCGACAAATTGATTCCCGATCAGGTGCGATCGATCATCCCGCCGTCAGAGGCCTATGGTTCTGCCTTAACCGCAGTTCCACGTACCGGCCAGCCGGCGATGAATACCGAGAAAGTGGAAGTGCCGCTGGAGTTTGAACACTTAGTAAAGGTCGAATAGCTTTCTGGTTCAAAGTTACGGTTTTAAAGGTTCATGCAGGGCGCACAAAGAGCTTAGGAGAGAAAAATGAGAATCGATCAAGATCTGTACAAAGCCAATGTAACGGATGCTCGTTCCAAGTTGGCGAAGCAAATGGCTCCTGGCTCTCCATTGGCCAATCTGATGAAGCGAGCCTTGCCAAAAACCCTCGGCGGCGAAATAGCCCCGAAGGATTGGAGCCTCGATCATCCTTTGGTCAAGGCCGTCGGTCGTGCGCTCATCAAGGCTGGACTGACGACCGCGACAGGCTTTAACTTTTTCGATCTTCGCGGTCCCGCCTATTTCCTGTTCCCTTTGCTGACGCCATTCATTCAATCTATTCCGCGCATGGGGCGCGTGAATGCCGGCGTCGGCACGGCTGCGCACTGGAAGGCCACGCGCAATCCGAACTCCACGTTCGTTTACGCAGGCTTGCTTGAGGGGCAGCGGAATGCGATCGCAACGCCAAACGAAATCGACTATCTGGCCACATACAAAGAGTTGGGCATGGACGCAGGGGAGACCTTCACGGCGCAGTTTGCTGGAGAAGGCTATACCGATAACCTGGCGGACGAACATTTCCGTAACCTGGCTCGCTTGCGCCTCCAAGAAGAGATGATGACGTTGTGGGGTAATTCCGGGACCGCTTCCGGAAACCTCGGTTATGCATTAGGTCAGCCGACAAACGTTACGTCGGCACTTGCTGTCGGCACCGGCACGCTCGGAACTTCTGCCAACGTGGTTGCAGCTGTCGTTGCCATCACGCCATTCGGCATGAACCCTGGCGGTCAGGCTGGCTATGCTGCCCCTCCTTCGGTGGCCAATGGCCTCACGACCAATTATCTGCGCACGAATGCTGACGGCACGACGACGAACGTAAGCTGTGGCTTGAGCCAAATTTCGAACGTGGCCGCGATCGTGACCACGAACTCGACGTTCCAGCAAGTTGCGGTTTCGATTCCCGCCGTAAAAGGTGCGGTCGGATACGCTTGGTTTTGGGGCGTGAACGTCGCTGCATCTACCGGCAACGTCAAACTCGGCTCGATCACAGCTTGGCCGAGCTATACGATTACCGCGCCGGCCACCGGCGTTCAGTTGGGTAACGCTGCTGGCTTGAACGTAGACAACTCATTCCAGCCGACAGACTTTGACGGGCTCGGCACCTACGCTTTCCAGAATGGTTTCTGGACAGACATGAACGGTGGCTCGTTCACCGCTGCAGGAAACGGACAGGTCAAGGAAATTGAAACCGACCTGCAGAATCTCTGGACCAACTATCAGGCTCAGCCGGATGAGATTTGGGTATCGGCCGACGTCCGGGCCGCGCTGGAATCGGCGGTTGTCTATTCTTCGACCGGCACGAACAGCTACATCTTCCCCGTTCCTCGTTCTGAGCAGGATGGCGGAATGCTGGGCGGCTTCATCATCAATGCCTACAAGTCGAAGTACAGCATCAATCCTGAAGGTGGCGCAGCCATTCCTGTGCGGTTGCACCCGATGTTCCCGCAAGGCACGTTGTTCTACAATATCAAGACCAATCCGTACCCGCACTCGCGCATTCCAGCCGTGGCTGCATTCCTCACCCAGAGAGATTACTACGCGATCGAATGGCCGATTGTGACGAGACAGTGGACATTCGGCACCTACGTGCAGGAAGTCCTCGCGCACTATATGCCATGGATCTCGGCCATCCGTACCGGAATCGGACCGTTCGTTCCTTGCTATATCGCGGCCGTAGTCTTCGGCGAAGACTTCTTCACCGGACCGCGCGTCAACTTGGTCCGCAAGTGGCTGGTCAACGATTGGCAGAAGACCGGACCATTCGCGAAGCTGATCATGGCTCTCTACAGTACGTATGGCGAACGTGTCGCCAAGCACGTCGAGAAGAGTGGGCTGCTCAAGGGCATGTTCCGCAAATTGTTTGATCGTGCATTGGCGAAAGCCGAAGCAAAGTACGGAACCGTCAAGGCATAGATTCACCAGGAGGCTTGTAGGCGGTTGTTCAACTCGACCGCCTCAAGTAAACCGTGAAAATGGCAGGACCAAATACACCGACTAAAGCGCAGCTTGCTGCGCTTGCTGTTTTGCAAACCACTTTGAATTCGGCGCTTTCGACGCTGAGCACGAACACAGCCGCGCATGTGACGGCACAAAATGCCGTCCTTGTAGCCCAGCAAAATCTAAAGAATTACGAAGCGTACATCTACGGCGGAAATAAACCCGGGATATACGATGAAGGCAGCAATAGCGTAACGTAACGGCATGCAGTCCATCTCTCAGTTTAGCCTAGTCCAATCTGGGTATCCCTTCTCACTCCAGAATACAGTTGGCATAGCCTCGGGCGGCACGCTAATTATCACTTACACGATCTCCGGTGCGCCGGCGACGCTTTCGATTGCGGTTCAAGGCTGCAAGAATGCCAGCTCGCCTGTTGTGATCGACACCTATATTGGCGTGGCGGGCACGACTAGGAATATCAGCATCTCCGATACATACGATTATTTCGTGGTACTCCCGCAGTGGACAGGCGGTAATAACGTCACCGTTACCGTAACCGCAACCCTCGTTGGATCCGGCCAGACGCAAACGGCTGTTACTGCACTCATCCCGCTGAGTGGTGTTGGATCGCCGCAAAATGTTGTCGCGGCTCCCTTGGGAAGCATTTATCTGAATATCAGCGGTGGCGTTGGATGCCTCTGGGTAAAGGAGACCGGTGGTAGCACTTCAGCTGGTTGGGTGCAGGCAACCTTCTAGTATAAGTAAGCGTTTACAATCCTGATCTCTTCCTCTACAATCCTCGGTGTGCGCAGAATAGTTTTCAATGATGCGGATGTAGTTTCAACCGACCAAGAGCAGCGAAAGAGTTTCCTTGACTCAAGAGATCCTATTCGCGAGCGGCTTGATTATGAGGTGGCCAAACTTCGTTTACGCTATCCTCAGTTAAACGATCAGGACATTAAAATATGGTGCGACTATCGGTTGATAACTTCAGCCGAGACGGCCACGCGAGAGGTGCTGAATCACGTTTACGGAACTCCGCGCCATCCGAATTACTTTTCTGATCGGTCGCCACAAAAATCGGCCACAGATTTACTTCTCAATCCCGATGATTTCATTGGGGTGATTTGTTGGCAATGCGGCAAGCAAGTATGGAAAGGCATTAGAAAACTGTCGCCTTACCTACCTGGGGAAGTTTTGTGCAAAATATGCGCATATCAACGATTAAAAGGTCTGAAGTAAGCGGCTTCGAATAATGCGCATCGCACTGTTTTATCCGCGGAACATTATGGCCTGCTGGTATGCGATCGGCGGCTATCATGAAACGCTCACCAGGATGGGCTATGACGTTTTGAATTGTCCTTTCCCGGGCAATGCTGTGCAGAACGTGGATTATGTGCGTCTGCACATGCCCAGCGTCGAAGGCCTGAATAAGTGCGATATGGTCTGCTCTATGTACCACGAATACACGCAGCCGTGGCTTGCTGCCGTCTACGGATGGGAGAACTGGTCCAAGATCAAAGTGCCGATCATAGCGCGCTTTGATGAATCGATGGATCGCAACGATCTTGGGCTGCCGGCGAGAGTGCCGGAACTGTTGAAGTGGGCGAGCCACTATTCGTTTCCGGCCGCGCAAGATGCAAAGAAATACGGTGGACAATGGCTGCCATTTGGTGCCGACACGACAATCTTCAAGCCGCATCTCGAGGATGAGCACGGCAAGGTTTATAACGTCAAAGTTTGGGAACTCGGCTTTATTGGCACGATGTATCCGGACCGCAAGAGGTATCTCGATAAGCTGATCCAGCACATGCCGCCCAACCTGACGTTCAGATACGGTCCGGTAATCGTGCAGGATCTCTCCGGGATCCGCGAGCGCGAGAGCACAGAGCTGCTCGCTGATAACTATCGTTCCCTAAAGATGTTTTTTTGTCTGCCGCCCATCTCGCGTCTGATCGTGGAAAAAGTCTTTGACGTGATGGCCTGTGGGACGTTTGTTTTATATCCGCGACTCTTCGGCGAATCAGAAGAGAACCTACAAGTGTTCGAGGATCGCAAGCATCTGGTCTATTACAGCTTTGGCTATTTCGCCGACAATGCAAAGCAGATCGTTCATTACCTGCAGAACGATGAGGAACGCGCGAAGATCGCGAAGGCCGGCTGCGAGCTGGTCCACAAAAAATATACGCTTGAGGGAATGCTTGAGAGAATGCTTGAAAGTGTAAAAGTAAAGAACGAAGCCGCGAAGGCATGACCTTTCCTGAAGAGCACGCAGCCATTTGCAAAATACTATGGGAGCGCGATAGCCCTTGTGTTGTCGAGCTTGGAGCCCATGATGGCAGTGACACCGAATGGATGCTTGCGGCTTCTAAACATCCTAATATCTTCGCCATCGAGGCAGATCTGATCAATTTTCACTCCCTCATATCAAAAATGCTCCCGATCCTTGCTGTTTACGGAGCTATTGCAGGCCACAGTGGAATTTGTGATTTCTGGGGTTCGCGCTCAAGCGGCGGAGGCTATGGTTCTATTTATAGGCCGATGAATGGCCTGAGCGTACCAGCCGATGAATTCACTGGAATCGGCCCTGTTCCTTGCTATACGTTCGACGATTTTTGCAACAATCACGCGATCGGCCAAATCGATCTTCTCTATGTCGATATACATGGAGCCGAGCGTGACATGATCGAGCATGGCCGCGCCGCTATCGGCCGAACGCGCTATCTCTTCATGGAAGTATTCAATTATTCTGCCTATCAAAACATGGCGACAAGAGATCAGTTGTTGGCCATGCTGCCTGGTTGGACGTTAATGCAAGAGTTCCCCTGGAACGTGCTTTTGAAGAATGGGGCATACAGTGAAACTGTACGCACGAATGCCTTCGCCTCGCGAGCGTAAATTATACGATATGGTGATCGGCCGCGGCGTAGAACAAGAAGTCGGAGCATTGCTATATGGGTTAGTCCGCGTGCTTAAACCGAATGTGTGCGTAGAAACAGGAACGCTAGTCGGCGATTCTGCCGAGTGGATTGGGCGAGCTCTGCGCGATAACGGCTTTGGCCATTTGACGACTTGCGATATCGATCCAGCTAGGATTGAGCCAGCCAGTAAACGTCTTCAGGGCTTACCTGTTTCGATCATTCAGAAGCCAGGAATAGAGACGTTGGGCAGTTTTGAAATGATGGATTTTGTTCACATTGATTCCGGAGATTTAGAGTGCCGTATCAACGAAGTCATGAGCCTGGATGAACGCAATATCTCGCCCGGTGGAATTGTGTGCTGGCACGACGCTATCGTTGGATTTGACTCGATGTACGAATCATTTGCGAACGCTAGAAATTGGCCGCATCTGCTGATACCTAGTGTGGTAGGCTTGGCTGTGTTTGCGCGGCCTGAATAATCAGTAATCATGAACAAAAATCATGAACAAAAATTGACGTACTGGTTTTATATTGATCGAGGGCTGTGCGGTCATTGCCATAAACAGCCTCTCGCGGCTGGGTCAAAAAGCTATTGCTCCGAATGTCTGGAGAATCACCGAGCTTCTAATCGAAGGCTGTTCGGCTATAAAGGCATCCCAAAAATGGGCAGGCCAGCTTTGCCCAGGGCATGATCTCCATCCTATTTCCGACGCGCGGTCGCCCGAAACAACTTCGCCGTCTTTATGATTCCTTCCAGGTTCACAGCACGGTTTCGCCAGAGATAATCTGCTACGTGGACGATGATGATCGCTCCTATGATGACGTAGGATGTGTAAATATCATTCGCGGTCCACAAACCGTGCTCTCTGGCTACTGGGATAAGTTGCTGCCTTACGCTACCGGCGATCTGCTCATGGCTTCTGCGGATGATGTAGTATGCTGCACGCCTGGATGGGATGGCTTAGTGGAAGCCGCCTTTGCACAGTGTCCGGATAAGATCCTCATGGTTTTTGGCGATGACGGAGGGCCAGATGGTAAAAAATATCCGACATCTCCAATCATTCATCGCCGCTGGGTTGAAACTGTGGGGCGATGGATCCCACCCTATTTTTGCGCCGATTATATCGATAGCTGGCTATGGGATGTTGCTAGAAGAATTAAACGTATTCAATACGTTCCTTTTCTTGTCGAGCATATTCACCCTCTTTGGAATAAGGCACCGCTTGACGATACTTACCGTAGAGGCGACCAAAGGCGTCAAGAGCAGCAACCTTGGAAAGCATATGAATTGACAGCCCGCGAGCGCGAAAGCGAAAGCAATAAATTGCGAGCCGTAATGGATCCGAATTGGAAGGTGCCGTGAGTTCTGAAAGTGAAATGATGGCGGTCGGCGCAATTTTAAGGGAATGCAGAAACCCTGTGATCGTCGACCTTGGCTCCCATCAAGGCGAGGACACTCTCTGGATGGCTAGCTATGTCCGTGATCGCCAGCCGAAGATCATCATGGTCGAAGCCGACAAAGAAAACTTTGCAACCATCGCAAACATTGCTGCCCACGTCACTGGGTTCACGGCAATCTTCGGAGCCATCCACGACCACACTGGTACGTGCGACTTTTGGGCGTGCTACACCACTGAAGGCCGCGGCTCAGGATCGATACGTCGACCAAGCGGTCATCTTCGAGAGAAGCCTTGGTACGATTTCCGGTTGCTCAGTGAACAGATACCTTGTTACGACTTAGACACTATTTTTGCCACTGTCGGTTTGGATCACATCGACGTTTTGTGGGTCGACATCCAGGGTGCCGAGCGCGACATGATCAAGGGCGGTCAGGCGGCATTAAAACGCACGCGCTATTTGTTCATTGAATCGGAAGAACGTGAACTCTATGATGGCCAGGCTCTACGTCCGGAGCTGCTGGAGATGTTGCCGGGATGGACGGTCACCGATGTCTTCGATTATAACCTGTTGTTGCGCAACGATCGGTACATGGAATGAGTTTAGTTGATAGACCGTGCGTGATATGCGGGCACTCACGCCTTCAGCATTCGATGTTTGGAGCCAAGAAATGCCGCGGCGTGCATCTTGACTGTGACTGTCCTGGCTTCTCAGATGATCCCGCCGGTTTGCCTCGCTCCAGCAAGCCCAGAGAAAGCGGCGACAATCTATGATCAGCCTGCTTTGCCCGACAAGAGGCCGGCCTTTTCAGCTTGAGAGGATGGTTCACTCCGTCCTAGCGACAGTCGCTAATCCTATAGAGATACTTCTATATGTAGATAGCGATGATCTCGCTAGCGCGAAATGTGGTGTCGAGCTGTGCGTCTCTTATATCAAAATTGGACCGCGGATTATCTTGTCCCAGACATGGAATGAACTAGCTAAACACGCAACTGGAGATATCCTCGCACAGTGGAACGACGATATAATCGCACGTTCGCCAGGATGGGATAAGCTCGTAGAAGAAGCTTTCGCGGCCTGTCCGGATAAAATCCTCATGGTGCATGGCAACGATGGCAGTGATTCGGGCCTTCCAAGCAGCAATGGCAGCTTTGGCGTTCACCCATTTGTGCATCGGCGTTGGATCGAAACGCTTGGCTATTTCATGCCGGGAATTTATTCATCTGATTACGGCGACGCCTATGTTAATTTTTGTGCAGATCAACTGGGACGCAGAAGATACCTTCCCTTTATAATCGAGCACATGCATTTCTGGCTTGGCAAGGCCAGCGAAGATCAAACTACAAGAGATCGACTGGCCCGTCATGATCGTGACAACGTCAGCCAATTATGGCGAGAGTCTCTTCCGCAACGCATAGAAGACGTTCAAAAACTCAGGAGGGCAATGAATGGCTGAACAAACAGCAAAACCAAAGGTAAAGCCAGAAGTAAAAGCGGAAGAAAAAATGCCAGAAGTGAAGCCAAAGCCACATGGAATCAAGTGGTCTATTTTGATCCTGCACGAGCCCGGTCGTTCGGCATTGCTCGAACGTCTTATGGCTGCGCTGCGCCCACAAGTCCAAGGCAAGGATGACGTCGAAATCATTGTGCGCCCATTCGATAAAGGTTTGGATCTCGGCTCAAATCGTCAAGCAATGATCGAAGCAGCCAAGGGCGAATATGTGAGTCAGATCGACGACGACGATCTAGTGGCTGACAATTATGTGTCCACGATTTATCCGCTGCTCGATGGAATAGATTACATCGGATTCCAACTCCAAATGTATATGGACGGCGATAAACAGGTTCCAACATTCCATTCCTTGCGCTACAAGGAATGGTCAGGAGATTCCAAAGGTTGGTATAGAGATATTTCTCACGTGAATCCGATGCGCCGCGAGCTAGCATTACAGGTGCCGATGCGCGGCGGCCCGGGCGAAGATGCGCGATGGGCAGCCGAGCTCCGCAATAAGGGAGTCGTCAAGACCGAACACTACATTTCCGAAATCATGTACCTTTACTATTTTAGAAGTAATAAAGCGGCGTATTCAGGACCTGCTGCGTCAGGTCCTGGTCCTGGGCACTCAACGGTGCCTTTACAGCAAGCCAAATGCACAGAATGCGGAAGTACGGCAGTTTCAATGGCGGGTGGTATGAGGCATTGTAATAGTTGCGGGCATCGCTGGGAACCGTGAGGTCTGAGCATGGCTGGCAATCGATTGACTCAAGAAACTACTTTGACGGCTTCAGAGCCGCTGCCGGCAGATTTGTGTGAATATGTGACCGTGGTATGTTCCGCCGGTAATTGCGAATTCATGTGGATCGTTGAAGATTATGACGGCGATTACATTGAGCTGCCAAAGTTCTGCCCAAGCTGTGGAAGGCGAGCCGAAGGATGATAATTTACTGCATTCAGAACTGTATCAACGATAAGGTCTACGTAGGCCAGACGGTAAAACCGCTAGCGAAAAGGTGGGCACAACATCGGCAAGAGTGCCGAGGGAGCCGAATCTGCGCTGCCGTTAGCAAATATGGCCAACGGAACTTTGAGATATCCATACTCTCTACTAGCGCAATTAAAAGCTCACTCGACAACTTGGAACGAGTCTGGATCATACTCCTTCAGTCTACTCACAAAACATTCGGCTACAACGTTGCTGTTGGCGGCTCAGCACCGCCAACTCGTACAACGCCTTGCACTGTCTGTGGCGCGTCGGTTACTTATTGCTCTTGGCGCGTAGCCAAATATTGCAAAGAGTGCTATGTCACACAACGGAATGCACGCGTTATGGCGCGTCGCAGGGCACGCGGTATGCCACCGGATAGATTATTCGATGGTGACATTGCCTCTCTTTATCAGAGACATTCAGAAGGCGTTTCGATCAATGCTCTCTCGAAGGAGCTTGGATTTTCGCGCGAGACAATTACTAGAGCATTTCGAAATGCCGGATTGACGGTTCATAATTTTCCTGAAGCCATCAAACGTGCTGCCTCTACTGGAGGTAAGCGTCGTTGGGAACTACACAAATATCCTATTCCTGGTGGAGGTCGTCGCTACGCCGAGTTATATGGAAGTCCTGGAACTGCTGAAAGCAGGAGTAGAGGCGGTCGCAAGAGTATTGGTGTTCCTGGAGATTCCGAAAGTCGCAAAAGGGGTCGCATTAAAGCTAGCCATAACCGATGGCACGTTAAGCGTGGCATAAATAATCCGGCATGTGCATTTTGTTTGGAGATATCGTGATGGAGAGAATATGTGTGTGTGGATTAGGACGCGTAGGACTCCCACTACTAGAGATGCTGCGCTACATCGGCTTCCAAGCGATTGGCTATGACCTGGATCCAGCGAAAACAGAATGCAATGGAGCAGAGGCTGTCGACCGCTCTGATGCGGCCATCTTCATCGTTCAAACGCCGTCTAATCCGGATGGCTCATTTTCCAATGCGCATTTATTTGAAGCCTTAGAACGGTTCTCTCGTCACGCAGCCGTCCAGAAGAAACATGATTATCTCTACATCATCGGCAGCACGACGACGCCAGGTAGTTGCAACAAATTCCTTGAAATGGTTGGCCCAAACATCTGTTATAAGCCTGAGTTTATCCGGCTCGCCGACGTGCGCCGCGATCTATTGAATCCTGCAATCGTGTTGATCGGCTCAAATCACAAAGGGGCCGGCGACCAATGCGAAGAAATCTATAAACGCGTGACATCCGCGCCGGTAAAGCGTATGAGTATGATCGAAGCGGAACTAGCAAAGATCACTTTGAATTGTGCCTTGACGATGAAGATTTCGCTGGCTAATCAATTGCATCTTGTCGCCAAGGAACTCGGCGCGGATTCTTCGATTATCATGGATGCCGTTGGCAGCGATCCGCGCATAGGGAACGCCTATTTGAAGCCTGGATCTCCCTATGGAGGGCCCTGCCTACCCCGCGATAACCGTATGTTTCAATACGTAGCTAAGACGGTTGGTGTAGATGCCTGCCTTTCCGCAGCTGCAGATCAAATCAATGAATCAGAGGGCATTGGTAAATTGAAAACCGCCGAAGTAGTCTAGAAGCATGGTAGTATTCTTCCGTGAGCCTACGCGGTAAGTCCCTCTCGATCCTTACCCCTATGTACGGTGGCCAGCTTTCCATGAATTATCATTCTTCCTTCTTGCAACTCGCGCTTTTGTGCCGCGAGAGAGGGATCGACTTCGGCTGGAGCAACGTCATCAATGAATCGCTGATCTCCCGCGCTCGCAATACATTGGCAGACAGCTATCTGAAAGATAGCTCGAGGACACATGCTGTGTTTATCGACGCCGACATTGGATTCGATGCGCTCGATATTCTCGCCATGCTGGAAATGGATGTCGATATCGTCGGCGTTCCCTGCTCCAAAAAGTCCATTCGCTGGGATCGCGTCCAGCACGCCATCACTAAGCGTGTGTTTCAGTGGGTAAAGGAGAATGAAGCGATTTGTCAAAATGGCTCAGACGTCAATAGCCTAGCGCAACAATTCCAGCGCGACGGCATGGAGATCGATCCAGCAGAGTTTCCCAGAATTGCAGGCGATTTCGTTATGCGCTTCCTGCCTTTCGAAGAAAAGGTAATCCAAGTCGACAAGCCAGAGATAATGAAACAAATGGGTACAGGCTTGCTGATGATCAAGAGGGAAGTCTTTTTGAAATTCAAGAAGGCTTATCCCGACCGCTGGTATGAGGCACCGCACGGCGAATCAGGTACGCTTCCTGGCCAGATACACGATTTCTTCAGGGTGGGCGTAAATCCGGAAACGCGCCTCTACGATTCCGAAGATTTCTGGTTTTGTAAAAATTGTTCCGATCTCGGTTACAAGATCTGGATGCTTCCCCATGTGCGCACCACGCATATGGGCACCTATACTTTTGTTGGAGACATGCCGGCAGCGCTTGCCTACGCCGGAGAGATTTGAGGAGCAATCATGGCATTCCAACTTAATCCGATGGGGATAACCGGGCCGACCTGGGCCGGCAACTTTGTTCAATCCGATTACCGTGTACCGGCCGTGAACTCTGCGGTTGCGTCCTCTCCCGTTGGTGCCGATGAATTCGTTGGCACTTGGCCAATCGCTGTTTATACGCAACCCAATTATCCGACGACGCCAGTGCCGAATCCTCCCTTCCCGCTCGGCAATTGGACTCCAATTAAGACATTGCAATAGACATGGCTGGCGCAACCACATCGGTACTTGACTTGATCTCGGTTCAGGACATGCACGACTGGATCCCTGGGCTCAAGCAATCCACGACCGATGATGATGTGCTTCTCCAGGCATGCATCACAGCCTGGGGCTTTGAGTTTCTGAGCCGCACTGGCCTTGGCGATCAAAACACTGATTTCGCGCAATCTCCATTCACTGCAATTTGTAACTTCGATGAATTCCATGACGGTTCAGGAACGACCAGATTGTTTTTGAAGAATAGGCCAATTAGAACCGTGACACTCTTGAATATCAACGGAATGAGTGTGGCTCCATCCACAGGTGTTGCTGTGCAGGGATACGTGATTGATGGAAATGCTAAAAGTATTGCATTGAGAAGCGGAGTTCCAGGAACCGGTGGGCCCAGCCCTATCTTTGCGCAGTGGCAGGCTGGACCCTTCTACGCCTTAGGCGGAGGCTTGCGCTTTTGGAAAGGGATCCAAAACATAGAAGTCCAATACACGGCCGGCTACGCCACTGTTCCGGCAGACATAGCACAAGCTGCCAAGATTGTCGTCCATCAAAACTACAAACGTCGGCCGTATACAGATGAAGCATCGCGCTCTTTGGCTGGTGGCGGTGGAACGATTCGTTATCGCGATTGGGATATACCAATCGCCGCACAGTGGGTCGTGGACCGCTACACGCGTACTTTGTAGTGACTAACGCATGCCTGATACTCTTAAGATCACCATGCAGAATGATGCAACTCTGATCGCCAAGTTGCGTGCGGCAGGGCCGCGGATTATTCAAGTCATTACGAACAAAATGAATGCACTCATGTTTCTTTTGGAAGGTAAGATCAAGAGCGAAAAACTGTCGGGCCAAGTATTGCAACGCCGCAGTGGCATACTCTCTGGAAGTGTGCGCGCGATCCCGGCCGCGCTCGAAGGAACCAATATTGTTGGCGGGGTAACGGCTGGAGGCGGCGCAGCCATGTATGCAAGTGTGCAAGAATACGGTGGCACTCACGCCTATCCGGTATTCGCTGTGAAAGCTCGGGCCTTGGCATTTTTAATGGATGGCAAGCAGGTTTTTGCAAAGCGCGTCATGCATCCACCTCTACCCGCTAGATCGTACATGCGCTCGTCTCTCGAAGAGAATTCCGCTAAAATCAAATCCGAACTCCAGCAATCCATCCTGGATAGCCTCAACGAATAATTCTTGTTGTTGCTGTTGCTTTTGTATAGTAGCGTCCCTGTTGGTTCTCGAATGGTTTTTTCCATCAACAAGTCTGCCCAGAATAAAGCCGTAGAGGCGCATGGCGCATATTTTTCAGGTGATCCTGCCACAGCTGCCGTGCTTTATCGAGACGCCTACGAACTCGATCCCACGCCAGAACGCGCCTACGACATAGGCATTGCACTTAGCCATAGCGGCGGATTTGACGAAGGGCTGCATTGGCTGAGCATTGCTTATAAAGGTCGACCAGAAAAGTACCGTGGCGCATACGGTGAAGCGCTTTTCCGTGATGGCCAGTGGCTCGAGGCCTGGAAGTACTGGTCTCCGCTGGTTGAGAATCCTTTTGAAGGTGGCGGCGAAAAGTGGCGTGGCCAGGACCTTACCGGCAAAGAAGTGCTCGTAGTTCCAGCCGGCGGATTTGGCGATATATTCATGCTCGCACGCTACATTCCTGAAGTCGCGCGCCGGTTCAACTGCAACGTGAGTTTCGCGCCGACGTCTGACTTGGTTCCCGTGTTCTTGCGCCAACCTTCACTCGCCACCGTGAACATGAAGGACCACCGCAAGTGGGATATCTGGATTCATTTGTTCGAGTTCATGCAGCTCTTTCAGATGACGCCAGAAACGGTTTTGTGGAATGGCCCGTATATTGAGCCTATCAGCGTTCCGCGTACGCGCGGTCTTCGCATAGGTGCCAAACTCGGCGCAGGTGAGAAAGGCGACGTTTTCAAATTCCGTTCTGTCCCTACCTCGCTCGGCGATCGATTCATGGAGACAATTTACAATTACGGCGACGACAACGATGAAGTCATTCCGCTTACGTTAGGTAGCGGACTAATCCAAGACTGGCGTGACACGATTGCGCTCATCTCTGCTTGCGATTTGGTTTTGAGTGTCGATACCGCAGTGTTGCACCTAGCTGGTGCAATGGGGAAACCGGCATGGGCGATACTTGGCGACTTTAACGATGCCAAGTGGGGGAAAGCAGGATCCTCGACACCGTGGTATCCCTCGATGCAAATTTTCCGTGGTGAAGGCAAAGGCTACGAACATACTCTTGATCAGGTGACAGCGGCTTTGCGTGTTTGGCTGTTGCACCAAAAGGAGAACTAACTTGCGTAGATTCAATTTGACTGGAACGATTGCAGTGATGGCTAGCTCGTACAAGTCAGCTCTCTCCATTGCTGCAACTGCGGCTGTAACGCCGACGATCTATGACTTTACCGTTGGCACCTCGGGCACGCCGGCTGATAACTCGACACAGTGGGAAGCGATCCGTATGTCGGGCACAGTTGGCACTTCCACAGCCTCGGTGCCGAACCCGCTTGAAGCGAACGACGGCGCGTCAACCTCGATCGGTGCAACGAACTATACGGCCGAGCAGGGCACGCCAGGTGTGATCATATTCGGGCCGATGGACTTGAACATGCGCGCCACTTATCGGTGGGTCGCGGCACCTGGCGGCGAGTTGGTCACGCCTCCGACTGCGGCGAATACGATCAACCTCAGATCGCAGTCGAGCGCGTACACGGGCGTGTCGGACGCCCACTGTCATTTCTGGGAATGAATAAGTTATTTATTATCAACACTATATAACAATATTACCAAAATACTCCGGTCTGTGCTAAGCTTTCCGGCATGCCACATGGATATAAGTGCCGCGAAGGTGAAACTCCCGAAGAAGCGACGAAGCGGTATATGCGCGAGTACCGCGCTGCTCATCGGGCACAACTCTCCGAATACGAACGTGTCCGCTCAGCCAACCGCCGTCGAGATTCTCCGGAATATCGTCAGGCAGCTAATAATCGCGCCAGGCGTTGGGCTGAAAAGATGGGCAAAGAATATATTCATGAGCAGGCCCACGAACGTACCCGCGAACTCAAAAAAGAAGTTGTCGCTGCGTATGGTGGCAAGTGTACCTGTTGTGGTGAAGATAATTGGCAGCTTTTGACTATTCATCACATTGATGGTGAAGGCGCTGCACATAGAAAATCTCTATTTGGCAGCCGCACCGCGGCTGGCAATCGTTTTTATCGCTGGCTCAAAGCGCAAGGTTTCCCGAAGGATAATTTCGAGTTGAATTGTTGGAATTGCAACCTAGGCAAGGAATTGAATCACGGCATCTGTCCCCACCAAGCTCGGCGAGCGCAAGCGGCCTCTGCCTAATTTTGGTTCTAGCTGTTGCGTTATTCTGATACCCTCGGTGCATGGGGCATCTTGAAGAGTTTTCCCGTTGGCCCGCCCAGCGCTTCATTGAAACCGGCGTCGGCGAAGGTAAGACACTTGCTGCGGCCGCGCAGGTTTATGCAGAGTGCATTTCCATAGAACTTCATCCAGTTCGTCACAAGGCCGCTGTTGAACGCTTCAATGGTTTCTCCAACGTCAGCATATATTACGGCAATAGCCCAGACATCTTGCGCAAGGTAGTCGACCCGAAGATCTCTACGGTCTTTTGGCTCGACGCGCATTTCGTCAAAGGCGACGCCGACTGGAAGAATGGCACTGCACCGAAAGAACACGGGCTCTGTCCGCTGGTCGAGGAGTTGCAGATCATCAAGGATCTCGAGTGGGCGACAAAACCTGTAATCCTCATCGATGACTGGAGCACCTTCCGGTTGACAGATTTCGGTTGGCCGACTCTAGCCTCACTAGATGAGTTGATGGGCGTGAAGCATCAGCGATTCACGGATCTCCCGGGCGGGGATGTATTCGGTTACGTGCTACCAACTCCGGCACAGCCAGCACCGATGCGGCCGCGTGCAGACGTGATGGCTGACGTCAGGCTGTATTTGCCGCCGGTGTTGCGCGAAGAACTCGATCGGGCGAACGCCGAATTGGAGAAGGCGTGACCAAGCTGGATCCGTGCACTAGGTGTGGGCGTCCCAGGACTGCAGGAGATGAACCATTTTTTCAATGCAGTCGTTGCCGACGAAGAGCGCGAGTGATGCGCAAGAAGAAAGCCACACATGCTTAAACCTCAAGGCTACGGAATCATCACTGATCCCGGCGATCCAACTGGTCGCACGTACAAGATTCCCATCGAACACGAGACATGCACATGTAGCCATTGCAATAAAATTGTGATCATCCCGCCTGGATGGACGCCGAAGAACATGCCGAACCAGTGCAAGGGTTGCATGGGCTATCTATGTCTTGGCTGTTGGGGCGCTCGCACGCTCGGCGCGCCGTGTGTGACTTGGCGTCAGCAAATTGATCGCATGCTTGAGAGGAACTACGCGCTGAGGTCTTACGGAATCGAGGTCTAACGTGAAACGATTTCTGCTCACAAGCGGTGCGTTGGTCCTGGCGGCTATTGTGCTCTCGCTTTTGATACCTTCGCCGCGGCGAATGTCCGCGCAGACCAACGTCACGATTCCACAGAACTTCGCAAACGTGCTGTGCATCGATTCGTCTGGCTCAGGAACGGTGCAAAGCTGTTCGACAACGCCGAGTTTCACAGCCGGCGACAATTCCGCGATTCTTTACGAAACGACGACGGCCAATACTGGCGATGTGACCATTGCCGTCAATGGTGGGTCTGCGCAGCACGTTCGCAAATGGCTTGGCGCATCAGTTTTGGCAGCTGGAGATCTGCCAGCCAACACGCCGATGTGGATCGTGAACGATGGTACGTATTGGGAGTTATCAACGATCGGGAATGTTCCGGGTAGTTCTGCTCCTGGGTGGCTTTCATATTACGGTGACGGCTCAGACGGAGCCTTAACCGATAGTTCTAGCGGAAATCGCTCAGGCATTTTTTACGCCACGACCTATACCTGCTCGGGTACTACGACAGTAACGAGTAATTTGTTGAACTCCTCGTTAATCATTCGCGCTACCGTATCTATCACTATCGGTGCGGCTTGTTCATTCGTGGCGACCGGAGAAGCTAATGGAGCAAGTGATTCTGGAGGCGCTGGCGGTGGTGGAGGTGGCGGCACTGCTGCAGGAGGAAATGGATCTTCAAACAAGGGTTTATCGGCGGGAAGTCAAGTTACGATTGTGTTAGGGGGTTCTGGTGGGGGATCGAGTGGTGGAACCGGAGGCGTTGGAGCTGCTCCGTCTACCAACGTTATTCGATCTCTTTTAGAAGGTGGTATTGCTACTACTGATTACGTTATGGGCGGGGGTGCAATAGGTGGTACAGGAGGTAGCAGCGGTGGTGCGGGTGGAAATGGTGGTGGTGTAATGATTTTCGTTGCGCCAAAGATTACTTTGGCATCAGGGGCTTCGTTTACATCGAATGGTTCCCCTGGAAGCAATTCTGGAGCGAATACTCAAGGCGCGGGAGGTGGTGGAGGTGGTGGCGTGATTATTATTCGCTCGCCAAACCTCACTGATAGTGGGGCAACTTTTAGTGTTGCAGGAGGAGCAGCGGGAAGTTGTCTCTCATTCACAACTTGCGGTCCTGGCGGTGCAGGCGGCGCAGGCTGGAGCAAAGAGATCACGCAATGAAAAAGTTTTTGGGACTTATTGTTGTCTTTTTGGCTACCGTGCCGTTCAGTTTTGCAATGTGTCCTGGCAGTGCTCCTGCGATCACATCTGGTCCTTCGGCGTCAATTTCTGGACTAGACGCAACGATAAGTTGGAATACGGATTCGCTGTCAACTTCCGAAGGGAGTTACGGTGATCTTGGTTATACAAACGATTCGGGTAGCGTGTGGATTGCGCAAGACCAATCTGTAGGGGTTACTAGTCACAGTATTGTATTTCATAACGCGTTATTGACTACTGGCCAAAGTACTATCCAATATTGGGTGACTTCGCGGTGTATCGTTGCAGGCACTCCCAGTTGGGCTTTGATCGCGCAGTCAGCGGCTCACACATTTGCTCTGTCCTCTGGTGGGCCAACCATTACAGCAGGGCAGCTCGTTACGGCGCTTGGTAGTCCTTTGCGGCCGGTGTTTCCCGTTTATGACGGTGTGCACCCAGGTTATCAGGTAACGCCTGGGCAAGGCTTCGTAGTTCAATTTAATTCGTTTGGCACAACCCTTCCCAGTAGTGGCTACGTGTTCAGTGATGGTACTGGGACGACCATGAATTATGTTTTTTCGGGGACGGCCTTCAACTACATCACAAGCATGAGAGGCTGGTCGTCTGGTGGAGCCATCTTTGATGGCGGAAGTTTACCAACCAGCGCCCTAAATGCCCTCAAGCTAGGGGGGCAGTGCAACACCGTAAGTGTGATAGTTGCGTGTGGCAACGTCGATTTTGTTTTGTCTCCCACCACGCCGACAGGCGGAGCGAACTGTACCAATAATGGCGGAATAGATTTAGGCGGAGGTCGCTGCGCTTACACTTTGGTCATCACAGAAACTTCGGGCGACACGAATTGCATTTATAACGGAGGTTCGACTCTTACTTGCAACACCGCAACCGCCAGCGGCTACGTAATCGCGAATAGCACGCCGGCGCTTCCCGTTGGTCCGGGCTGGGCGGGAGAGGCCGACATCCCTTGTCGAACACGGGCCACGATGTTTACTGATAATTGTCAGTGCCTGATCTCCTCAGGTGATACGAACTGTACAACGGCTGCTCTGTGCCCAGACATAATGTCGAGTACTTGTTACTATTCTTACGAGAGTCTCATCCACAACAATCCGGCGCAGAAAGACAACACTTGGGCCGAAATTTGGGGTTTATCCACCTACCACTTTGCTGTCAGCGGAAATCCCAACTGGTTTTACGAAGCCTGTCATGTAGATCATCTGTTGGCGGCCTACACGGGCCAGAACGCTCAATGGAACAACGTCTCGCAATATTGCTTACATACGATGCGAGACATTCAGCAATATCCGCCCACGCTAGAGACTGTCACCTCGACAAATTCCTTTACGGTGACCGGGAACGGTGCTCCTACCCAAAATGCCGTCGATTCGTGCGCCACAATTTTGACAAATAGTACCGGCACTCAGGTTTGTGCGACGTATACCGTGCCGACTGCAGCTACTCTCTCTGGTCTAGTGTCAGGTTTGGCGTCTGGGTATCAATACCTTGCTGTTGATACCAATTTTAACAGCTCTGCCTGCCCCCAGCATTGCGGTGCGGATTGCCAGGTGTTGAGCGCCGTGAGTGGAACGAGCTTCACAACCGAATGTGTTCTCGGCAGCACGCCTGGAACTACCGATACGTGGACTATCGTGCGCCTGTTGAGCAACCTGACGGCGACAGCCGGCACAACCGGAACTTCGCTTGTGTGTTCGACTTGTGATTTTGCGGGGATGTTTACTATCAGTCCTACTTCGGGACACGCCGGCACAAGCTACGCCGTAGGCGATGTGGTGACGATCACGGCGCAAGGCGATACCGCGACAGTGTATGTCGTCAACAGTGGTGCGGTTGTTTCTCTCGTCCCGAACGCGGCACAGGCATACGTCATTGGTTCCGGTTTGGCCACGACGACAGGAGGTTCAGGCAGCGGCTTACAAGTGGACATAAGTCTGGCACCGCAAACGGCCTATATCGTAAGCGGCGTGTCGAACGAGTGGGATGGCATAGCTACTTCGCCGGGGGCAAAAGTAAGCAGCGTAAACGTCAGCACTCACACGGTTACGCTATCGAGTTCGATCACCGGATTAGCCAGCAGTTCCGTTTTTCAAATCCGCACTTGGATAGGACCAGGTGGCGGTGCAGCCATTTATAACTGGCCAATCCAGCTTCAGGATGTGTGGAACAGCCAAGGTGACTACATTTCTCTCGACATGATCAATCTCATGTCGGTCACGGACAACCCCGGAGGTATTCCGGCGCTTTATGAGAATCAGCGAGAACTGGCTATAGAGATTCGTAGCTGCCAAATTATTTTGGATATTCGCAATACCGCGGCGGGGACGTTAGCTGCTCAGTTGCCTTCCTCAGTCTGTACAGATCCCGTTCAAATGGCAATGTTGGTCGATGCGGAGTTCTCGCAGATCGACTGGCTTGTAAACAATTCCGGCAATTCCAATCCTTCGGCAGTCATCATCGGAGGCAATGGAACTAATAACGATACGTTTCTAAGCGGCGTGCAGATGTACTCGGTTCAAAGGATACTCAACGATCCTTTGGTTTACTCTGCCACTGATCCGCGAGGGCCGTACTGGATAAAGACTTATGCCGATTATCTCTACGTTAACGGCTACAGTTACGTTAATCCGGCCTGTGGTGCCTACTTATTTCACGAATGGGCTTACGAATTTGAATCTCCACACATGGGCTTGTGCACGGTATTGGGCGGCTCTCTTCCTATAAATGTTTCAGGGACTCCCGTACAGAATGTTTGGAGTGAGCAGGCTCTAATCTGGCCTGCTTTTGCATGGTTATGCAATAAAACTGGAGCGGCACTTATCCCCACGACATCGGTCAGTTATTGCGCGGCCTTCAACGATATGTTCCGGTACGGCACGGTCTACTCTATTCAGGCGATTGACAGTGCGGTGGCGCCGGGACCAAAAACGATAGGACAGATGGGTCTCTGGATGTTCGGAGATCCAGCCAGGCAAGATGCTTTTGATTGGATGACTCAGGCCAGCGTACTTCCCGGTTCTGATGACGGTCCGGTAATCACCTTCTAATGAGTTTCCTTCTCCAAGACTCCGGCGCTGCTATCTGGCTCGTGGACGTTACAGATCAAGGTTTGTTGAAAGCGACCGCGAGTTCTGGAACACCGGTTGTCGTGAATCTGAGTGACGTGAACGGCAATGCCTGGGGTGTGCAGGTTACGACGCAAGGCTATCTTGAAGCGGTCTCGGTTGCGGGCAGTGCTTTTACTTATCCGATCTCGAAGCCGATGCAAAGCTCTGGCGGCTTCCAGTTCAACCTGAAGATTTTCTTGGATCAGAATAACGTTGGCAACTTGGGCACCGTGCTCGTGCCAAGCCAGCTTGTGCCGACGCAGTCGATGGACTGTGTAGTTTGGTACTGACCCCGATGATCAAGAAACTCTGCTACGCACTCGTGATTTCCTATATTGCGACGACTGCGGTTGTGTATTTTGGTTCGCACCGGAAAGTTACGTTTGCGCAAGCATTGACCTTCTGCGCCTTGAGCCAGAATTGCACGTGGACGGGGAATAACGCGATGTCATCCGTCAACAATATAATTTACGTTGATGGGTGTTCGGGAGGTACGAAGTATCCGTGCACGGCGGCTGGCATAAATTCAGCCCTTACCGCTTCCGCAAACGGGCAAGAGACATGGGTTTCTACCAATCTATCGACCATAACTTTGACTGATGCGCTCATTACGCTGAACAAGCACAACCGACTTTATCTGGCTGGCCAGGGAACCTATGTGGTGGGGACCGCGAGTGCGGCTTACACGACCACGCCAGCGATTACTGTTCCTGACTCCTCGACGGACGTAACAGCGGATTCAGCTATATTTTGTCCTGACCATGCGAAGATTCAGCTTGCGGCAGGAGCCAACCGCGACATCATCGCGGATCAGAACTTCTTCTCGCTGACCGGAACGTCGAACCAATTCGGCACCTTCAAATTCACGACTCAGGGCTGCACGCTCGATGGGAATAAGACGAATGAGGCTGCACTGGTAACGACAGGCACTTGCATTCCCTTAAACGTGACGCGCTCCAGTGGCGGTCTTGCCACGATCAACTGCTCGAATACTCCGAGCCCAGCATTCCTGGCTGGCTACGCCGTGGACGTAGCAGGCGTGGCTACTGACGGCTTTACCTTCAATGGACATTTTATTGTTCAGAGCGCTACCGCGACGCAGATTACTTTCAACGATAATCAGTGCATCGTTCAAACCTCGTGTCATACGACCGCGCTCACGACTCAGCCCGTGGCGATAGCGATTACCGGATGTACTGCATCCGGTTTCACGGCGACGTGCAACACGGGATCGGCGCATGGATTCGTGCCCCAGCAAAACGTCACCATGTCCGGGCTTACGCCAGCCGGTTACAATGGCACGTTTTTACTGGTAAGCGCGAGTGGCACCTCGTTTACTTACGTTCCACTGACGAGCGGCTTAGGGGCATCCGGCACAGGCACGGCTACTCCTGTAATAACCGCGATTGGTTATGGCGGCGCGGGCGGGATCAAGATTTACGGTCGGCGTTCAATCTTCCGCGATACGGTTGTCGCTAACAACACGTGCGACGGGCGATGGGATGAAGGTGTAAACCCGCCAGCCTTCGGCGACGATACAACGCAGCTAATTTCCACCTATACCGACATTCAAGATATGAACTCCGGCTGCGATGGATGGGTGTTTTGGGGACCGCAGAGTTCAAATTTCGTAAATGTAGATGATTTCAATCACGGCCATTGGGGAATAGAAGCCTTCCAGACCTTGTGGGGCAAGGGAGGAACTTCGTACCTAAATGGTTCGGGCGGAATACATGATTTTGCTGCCGATGTGCAGTTAACGAATAGGCAGGATGCTTCTGCCGTGGGATGGGGCATACTCACCGAACCTACAGCCTCTCAGTTTGTTATGTCTGGATCTTCACTATCCGCCCCGATAGGAATTGAGTTCCGCAATCCTGGTAACACCTTTCAAGGGCTGATTCTAAACAGTGCTCTGGGAATGAAGTTTAACGGCGGATCAGTCAACGCCCAAATAAATATCTTCACCGTCACGACTTGGTTTGATTGTACCAACGAAAATGCTCTTGTTATTTTGGACGTCAGCTACGGGAGCACGGTCGGCACGATGAAGGGCACGAACTGTTGGACCGGCCAGGAAATGCTGCGGTTGCCTTTGACCGCTGGCAACACTACTGGCACGCAAATTCCTGGTAGCTTAAGCGGGTTTTTCATTGCAGGCTGGAATCCTCAGTTTCCGGCGACTAACAATACATTGGTTGCAAGCCCGAATGCTGGAACTGTTAGATCGTCTCTTCATATTAGCGACCAAGGAAGTGCCTGTACGAATGGCGAACTGGCTCTGAGCGCTGGCTGGGCCGTCACTGGATCGTCTAGCGTTACTGCCGCTGCAGGCAATGGCCAGACTTGCTCGTGGACGATCACTACCGGCACGACCACCAGTGCGAATCCCACCGTTACCGATACGCTGACTAATGCCCTGCCGACGGCAACTACGGTATGCTGGATGATCGTGAACGGCGGTTCGCATACGCCGGTTGTGGGCGCGGGAACAGAAGACGCATTTCGGCAGACCACGTTGTCGGCTACTGCCCCAGTTTTTACATTCGAGGAAACGCCAACACCTGCTGGAACGACGTATTTCGTAACTCGTGGTTGCGGTCCTTAGATGGCATTCAGCGTAGACGCATGGGGTCAGCCACCAACACCGCCGCAGACTAACTGGGCGGTCCTGCGCGCGCAGTATGCCATTCTCATAGCGGTCTCAGGGCAAGCCGCATTCGACCCGAATCCACATGGAACGTATATCCTCGGAGTGAACGACAGTGGTGACCTGACCATGACCCCGGCCACGAAGAGTCCGATCTTCCCGATCCTGAATGATTTGAGTGGCAATTCGTGGCAGCTGGGATCCTCGCTAAGCGGCGGGATCACGAATCAGCCAACTACCAATGGCGGCTATCCACTCTCGACAACGCTGCGAAGTCCGTCGGGCTTTCTCTATAACCTTTTCGTCCTGACTTCGGGGATGCTGCAGACGGTCAGGATTCCCGTTTTGCAGATGCGAGACGCGATCGTGTACTGATGATTAAACAACTCGCAATGTCATTGCTGTTTTGTCTAGCCTTCATTCCAGAAGCTCACGCCTGGACCAAAATTCAGGTGGCGCACATTGCTGCTAGCTGCTCGGTTAGCCCTTGTGTCGTTTCTCTTGCAGCGACCGGAGCAAACCATCTTCTTGTGGTTGGATTCGAAGATAATTCTTTCAGTGATGTAATGGGTGCGCCACCTGCTAGTGCTTGTGCCATTCCTTGGGTACATGCCCCTAATGCCCCAGCTATTTACGTACCAGCGGGAGACGTAAACGACGCTTATTATTGCTTGCAATCGAACGGCGGCATTACCTCGTTTAGTCAGCCAGTCACGACTTTTACGGGCGCAGCCGACGTGATTGTGTGGGAAGCGGCATCAGGACTCGCGGTCGTTGCGCTTGATGCTGGCGGCAAGCTTCAGGATACGACTTGCACGTCGTGCGCGGGAGTTCCGCTAACCCTTTCAGGCAACAGTGATTTCATCATCGCCTTGGCTGGAGGGACGGTAGTCGTCTCCGGGCTCACAGGTACGGGTTTCACCTATGAAGGCACGACTGGATTCGGTGATGGGTTCGCTACTGGCCTGACCACGGGATCACTGACTGCACCGACAACGTGGACCGGATCGAGCGGCCTACTCAGTGTTTATGCATTGGCAATTCAAGAAGTCGGGCCAAGTGATGGTGGCGTAATCACTTTCTAGCGCGATGCGTGAGGCAATTGTCTATTGAACGAGAATGGCCGCGATCACTTTATTCCTTCGCTCAACCGCTTCCGGTGTAGTCAGCAGTAATGCCAGTGTTAATCAGCTCAGCTTAACTGAAGGTGCGACCGCAGGCGGTGTGGCTGATGGTACGGCTTTCGTTCCGGTCGCTTCCACGAACTACAACGTAGGCCCAGGAGCGAACGTAATCGGCACGCCTGGCGGCACGATCACAGGCACCGGCAAGGGTTGGATTTATGACACGCAACCACTGACGACTTTTCTGGCCGGTACGTGGACCATAGACTTTGAGAATATTCGGGCTTCCGGTGGTGCCCACACTGGCCACGCAATCTGCGAAGTCTACGTTGTCACGGCGAGCACTACCACTGTCACAAAGGTTTCACTGATCGGCACGGCAGATTCTGGACTCATCACACTGGGGACGGTAGCCACCAGATTTCAGGCGACATTCGCCGGATCCCAGATCACACTGACGGCTAATCAATATCTTTATATTCAGTTTTTTTGGGAATGCACGACGGTCGGAACGGGCACATTTTCTAACCTTGTTGATGACAGCTCTGGAACGACTGCTTCGCAGATCATCACGCCAGCAACCGGCTTGGCAGTAGATGTGATTGATAGCCAAGCACCAGGCCGAGAGTCGCCGCCTATTCCGTTGGCTCATTGGAATCCTGAAATCGTAGGTTACTGACATGCCGAGACGCTGGCAATATCAAGAGAAAGTCCAGCCGGTCGTAACCCCTCCGAATACTGCCGAAACAGTTCACCCTGAAGCGTGGATGCAGCCTCCTACACCGCCGCAACGTAATTGGGCTTTACGTGCTGCGGCCTTCGCTATTGTCCTTGCGGCAGCTTCGTCCGGTAGCCAGCGCAATTTCGACGTTAAAGATTACCCAGGTAACGGCAATTGGCGGCCGGCTTACACGGATATCGTTCCGCGGACCTCGCAGTGGAATTACTACGCAACCCTCTCGGCATCTTCGGGACAAGCTCCATCGGATCCAGAACAGGCAACCGAACCGGAAGAACCGTTTGTAGATAAGTTCGGCCAGCCACCGCCTTCGATTCATTTGCGGCGTCGCAATTACGGTGTGTGTTCCGGCAGTACGTTCGTTCCCCCTGTACCGCTATTTTTGGATAAGTGGTTTGAGCCTCCCTCGCAGCCAACTTATTCGAAGCGCGCAGTTGATCTGACCCAGACTATTGCTCCCGTTACTGTGCCAGTGGCAGAGACGGTCACCATCGACAAATGGTTCGAACCGCCGTCACAGCCACTCAAGCAACCGTATCCCTTTGACCTCTTCACAGTTCCTGGCCATCAACAGGCGTTCGCATATATCCACGGCTACGAAGATCATTGGCATCCGAATTACCCAGCTTGGCTCGCGCGCGTTCGCAGGGGCCTTAGCTCCGGAAGTGCCTATGTTGGCCTGATCAGCGAGAGCGTCACTCTTGATAAGTGGTACGCAGCGCCTTCTCAACCAACCTATTTGCCGAAGAGAACTGGCGCAGAGCAGGGTCAGTCGGTCACTGATACGAAACTGCTCACCCAACAAGAGCAGGTCACGATTAGTAGATTCAAGGCAACGTATCCGGATTGGTTGCCGCGACCATATTCAGAAGCGACATATGTCGCATCGGGCTATACGGGACCGGTTGTCGTTAGCGAAGTTGTAACCATCGATAAGTGGTGGCAGCCGTCAAGTCAGCCAATCTACCTGAAGAGATCGCCGGTACTGGATCAGGACGTCACTGATTCACGCCTGCTCACGCAGCAAGAATCGGTTTCTATAAGCAAATGGGGTCAACCGGCACCAGAAGTTGCGCGGCGTCGTCGCTATGGCGTCAATTCTGGCAGCGCATTCGTCGGCCTGATCAGTGAAACGGTCACGCTGGATAAATGGTTCTCGCCTGCGTCTCAGCCATTATTCCAGCCAAGCCGTATTCCCTCGCTTGTACCTGAACCGGCATTCGTCCAAGTCGTAGCTGCTGGCGCTGAAGTCGTCACGCTCGACAAGTGGTGGCACGAGCAGCCGGATCCCGTACGGCCTCCGTATCCATACGATCTCTTCACCGTTCCCGGGCATCAGCAGGCATTCGCAACACTGCACGGCGCCTATTCGCCGATGTATGCGGATTATCCGGGCGCTTTCCCGAAGCCGTTCCCTGCGCAGCTTTACGTGTCTGCGACTTCTTTCGTTCCTCTGGTGCCGACCGAAGTCGTGCTGGCCGACAAATGGTTGCCGGATTATCCGGTTTGGCTAGCGCGCACCTACGTACAACCGGCGTCCGGTGCCGTCACCGTCGTCTCGACAGCAAAAGAATCTGTAAGCGTTGAGAAATTTAAGGCTGATTATGCAGATGCTGTTCCTCGCCTGGCGCAACGGTCTCCAGTTCTTGACCAGCAAGTAATCGACCCCACGGTCTTACTAAAATCAGGCGAGATTGTCCTGCTCGATAAGTGGTTCGAACCGGCTAGTCAGCCAACATATTTAGCGAAGCGGTCTGCTGATCTCAGGCAAGTATTAATTGATCCTAAGGTTCTGACGCAGCAAGAAACGGTTAGCATTGACCGTTTCGGCCCGAGCTATGTTGATCGCGTAACGCGGTTGTCGCCAATTGCCGCACAAGTATCCTCAAACTGGACAGGGCCAGTCTTCGCTGGCGAAATCGTCACCGTCGACAAATGGTTTGAGCCAACTTCACAACCAACCTATCTACCAAAGAGAACTTCGGAATTAATTCAAATCGTTCAGCCGGCCATATCCCTAACTGAATTCCAACCTGTCTATCCAGATCTGTTGCCGCGTGCGATACCACAACCAACTTCTGGAGCTGCCACGGTTGTTTCGACCGCACAAGAAACTGTTTTTGTTGAAAAGTTCCAGGCTGATTATGCAGACATCGCACCGCGGTTAGCTGCGCGTTGCATCGTCCTCTATCAAAACGTCATTGATCCGACTGTTCTGCTCAAGTCTGGCGAAGTTGTCACCATCGACAAATGGTGGCAGCCAGCCTCGCAACCCACATATCTACCGAAGCGGTCGGCAGTTCTAGATCAAGCGGTAATTGATTCTAAACTCCTCACGCAAAAAGAAGCGGTCCACGTCGATGCGTGGATGGAACAGCCTGAATACCCGGCCGCCAATCTTTCGCTCAAACTGAAGGTCTACGCCGCCCAAGCCGCTTCTGGCATGGCGGCAATCGATGCGAAGCAGCTAACTTTGCAAGAAGCAGTTCGCATCGATAAATTCAATCCAGATTATCCGAGCCGCGTACCAGGAGCATTCAATTCCGCAGTTCAGCAGGCATCGGGCGGCATTTATATGCCTCAGCCGCCCATCGAAACCATCACGCTCGACAAGTGGTGGGAACCAGCTTCGCAGCCGACATATTTGCCGATCCGCTCGGCTGATCTCACTCAGACCGTAATACCGCCGCCAGAGAAGATCCTGGTCGACAAGTGGTGGCAGCCGACTTCACAACCAACGTACCTGCCAAAGCGTTCTGCGGAGCTACAGCAGTTCATTATTGATCCGAAGCCGGAGACGATCAGGATCGACAAGTGGGGGCCTGATTATCAGGCATGGATCAACAGGCCATTCAATTCCGCTATACAGGCAGCTTCCGGCGAAACACTTGTCTTAACGGAAATCGTTAGCTTCGATAAGTGGTGGCAACCGGTTTCGCAGCCGACGTATTTAGCGAAGAGAACCGCCGAATTAGGCCAAAGCATTATCGACGCTGGCGCACTGCTGAAACCTGAAACGGTCAGCATCGACAAATTCGGACCAACTTATCAGAATTGGATCAATCGAATTCCGAACATGGCCGTGCCGGCGAGCTCTGGGGCTGTCTTCCTTGAGTTGCAGCCGCCGAACATTGGGTTCATTTTTGCTTCAATTTCGGTTACGCCGCTGGTACAGGGAACGCCTTCAGTGAATAGCCTTGTAATTGCAGCTAACATAAAAGTGGCGAGTTAGAGCAGCCCAATTTTCTAGTATTAAAAACAAAGCCCTTATATACTTGCACCGTCGTCCCATGATCATAAGTCCACAAATTTTCTATCCACTTAATTCGACGGTCATTACCGTCACTGGCCTGCAGGATTTCTTGTCGCTAGTCTATTTGGATTCGGCGACGGTGACAGCCACCCTGTTCGATGAAAGAGGAAATAAGGATTCAACGATCAATGGGTTGCCCTTAAATTACATCCCGGCTTCTAACGGTAATTATCAAGGAATCGTCCCCGATACTTTCAATGCCGCGATCGGCAGCCGGTATCAACTTCAAATCACCGCGCTACAAGGCATCGAACAAGCGGTCTGGACCTTGGACGCAGCAGTGCGGTATCGTACGCAGTAATGAAGTCTGCTCGCGAAGACATTTCCGTCGCACTTTTCAATTTGCTCAGCGGCTATCAGCCTCTCGTCAATCTTTGCAAAAACATCACACGCGTTCCTAGAATTTGGACTGAAGTGAATGAAGCCGAAAAACCATTCCTGGTTCTGTTCAAGGGCGGACCTGGCACCGAAGATTTCGTTCAGCCACAACAGGCACACATCGGCCTTACCAAGTACAGAATCAATTACAACCTTTGGCTTTATGTGACGGCCGATCCAACCCACCAGACTGTCGCGGAGACTTTGATCAATCAAATATCCGACCAGATCGATGCTGCCATGCAACAGGGTGCCATTCCTAATGCCAGTGGCTTTGCTGAACGGCAAACGCTAGGAAGCCTGGTGAATAATGCCTGGCTTGAGGGTGGCTCAGAATGGGGTCGCGAATTTGAAGACACCAACGTCGTGGTCTTTTGGCGCATTGCCGTAGAGCTGGGAATCTGATTCTTTCCTTGTTGCTGTTGCTTTTTTGGTCTAGGCTCTCTCCGTAGCGAAGAGGGTAACCATACGAGATTAGCCTTCGGCTCGGGGCAATTGTTCGCATTGCCAGGACCATTTTTTGGTGGCGTCTTCAACGCCTCTCCTGTTTGGTTTGCCACACTGCAAGATGTCGATATCACCATCGACGCCACGATCAAAGAACTCCGCGGCCAGCTTCAATTTCCAGATGATACGGCAATCTCGGACAAGAAAATAACCTGGAAAGCCGGCTACGGTCGCTTCTCGATCGATACCTGGAACAACATTTATTTCGGCGATACGATTAGTGCTGGATCCAACTCCGGTGGCATAGGAGCAGGCGGCGGCGTTCCGCAAGTTCAGGAATCGACCACGCTCGTTTCGACTACTTATACAGTTACCCACTCGGCCACATTCACACAAGACATGGGCGTCATTTACGGTTCGAACCTTCAACTCTTCCAGAAAGTTACCGGAGCTCCTGCACTGGGCCAATACAACGTTAGCGCGGGCTTATATACATTCAATGCTTCCGACAACAATAAAGCGATCCTGGTCAGCTATCGCTATCAGATCACCACTGGCCGCGTGCTCGTCGTTCAGAATCACGTCCAAGGCTGGGGCCCGCAGTTCGAAATGCTTTTGTCGCAACCTTATCAGGAATTGACGACCGGCATTCCCAATTATCTCGACCTCTACGCTTGCAAGGCCGGCAAGCTCACCGCTCCGCTCAAGCGCGCCGATTACTTGATCTCCGACATCGAGGGACAAGCGTTCGCAAATTCGGCTGGTTTCCTCGGCGAATTTTACGAAGATTGAACGTTATCAACAAGTTACGTGCGCCATCGTTTCCGATTCACGATCTTGGATATCGTATTAGGTTTCCTATTGAATCGCTTGGCTAGTTCAGTTTGCGGAACTCCGGATTCCCACAGCTTTCTAATTTCGCACACTTGCTCGAATTTTAAGCGCGTAGGATAGTGTTCGTCGCCTGCTGGAAAATGCTGCCTTCCCTTTTTAAGCATATCTTGCATGTTGTCCTGGCGCGTTCCAGTGAATAGGTGAGTAGGTCGAATACAATTAGGTTGGTCGCAATGATGAAACAGCTCATGGCCCTCTGGTATTGTATTGCCGTGCAGTTCCCATGATACGCGATGGACTACGCGTAATCCTTTGCTCGTTCCAATTTGTCCATAACCATCCTGATTTTTAGATCCGGTCCAAATCCAGCACGGCCCTAACTCCGGGCACGACGCAGGGATAGGCCCATTCTTGTCGACATGCTTCCAGAATCGTTCTTTGAGAGTATTATCTGTAGGACAGGGCATCGCGCCTCCTGTCAGGTGCGGTGTTCTTCGGGGTCTGCGTGTCCAGCGCAGGCCCTTTTATTTTATCATTTGACAGTGTTGCTTTTCACGCATATGAAGGGACAGGATGTAGCTCTTCAGAGGGTATCTGCCAGACATAACCTACGAATGCCTCGAATGCGGACATCAGATCACTGAATTTATTGCTTGTCAATCTTCCATGAAGAAGGGCATCTGCGGTCCTTGCGCAGTTAAGCTGATTCGGATTGCCTTTCCTCCGCGGTTTTCCAAAATTGAATGGTTCTTTGTTCGGATCAAGCGGCGTCTACTAAAAGAGAAACCAGTTGCAATCGCTGCTTGACGGATTGCCTTGACGGTTTTATCATCTGGTCCAGAATCAGACTGCCTCGCAATCCTGCCGAGACTATTTGATTCTCCCTTGGGGCCTAGCCCTTGCTGGGCCCTTTAATCTGGAGACGCTCTCGTTGAAAATATTGAGCTACTCCTAAAATCCGCAAAAGCTGTTCAGGAATACCGCGGCTAACCCAAGCGAGGACGCTCGCAAGCCGCTCAGCAGTTAAAATCCAAACTGAATCCAAGAGCAAGAGTAAATGCGCGTACACGAAGTCTACATGGATGGGATCTCCGTTCGTATCGCGCCGCTGACCTTCGATGAAACCGAGCAGTACATCGAGGAAAATCGCGCGTCGGCGAAACATACCCACCGAGAATGGACAGAGCGCAGTTTGGAGACGGTATGCCGAGCATTAAATAAGGCGGCTGGCCGAGAGGCATGGACGATCGAGCGAATCAAGTCAGAGTTGGATCTTGCCTTCTTCCTTTATTTGCACGAACAGATTCTGAACAAGAGTGGGCTCATTACTGTCGCACCGGAAGAGGACCATGATGTCGATTTTGCCTTCATTCGCTGCCGCATCGTTACCGAACTTGGCATGACGCCAAATGAAGTAGGAGCAATGGATTTCCCGTTCGTGCAAGAGTTGCTTGAGTACTGGCTCGATTATCCGCCAGCGCACGTGCTTTTGCGCGCACAAGTTGGATATGACCCGAAGAAGCAAAACTGGCGAGAGCATCGCGCTAATGAAGTTGGCGATGAAAGCTATGCACCGGAGCGTAAATCTATAGCTTCACGGCATTCATCGTCTGCTGAAGAAGTCCGTATGGCCATGAATTCCTTTACAGGAGCACGACATCTCGATTGTGCTCCAGGCCACATTCAAGAAGCAGTCGCCCGCGCTAAACGCGGCGATCATCTTAACGTTCCGTAACCGAGGTGAAACGATGGTTCGTGTAGTTGATTTCAAGATCGATGAATTCGTTAGTGTAAGGCTTGCGGCAATGAGTTGGGCCGAGGCTGAGAAGTTTCAGGAAGAGACAGCGCAACTGCTCGCTAACAAAGAAGCAACAAAATCGGAAGATTGGATGGGTCTTACGCAACGCACCGTCATTGAATCGATCAAAAAGGCAACAACGATTAGGCCCATAGATGGTCAGCCAACAAATGGAGATTTCACCTTAGAGGTTTTGAAGAGGGATTTTGATTTGCCAGCCATCAATGCGATGTACTTTAAGGTGCTCGAAATCTCCGGTCTCAAGACAGAGGTTAAATCTTAATGGCAGACGATAACCTTCGAATTTCTGCATCTATGGATGTGGGCCCGATCGTCAGCGGTACCAATGCTGCTGGCGCGGCCGTACAAAGTCTGGCTGACAAGTTCAAACAAGTTGCTGCCGATGCCCAAAGGGCCGGAGATGCTGTCTTAGCTCAAGCGGCTCGCTTTCAAGCTCAAGGATTGACGGCAGAACAAGCTGCTCAAGCCCTAATGCATTTTGGCAGCAGCGCAACGGAAGCAGCTACAGCAGCAGCGGCGGCAGCAAGTGCCGCAGGCGTGGAAGCCGCAGCTCTCACAACGGTCGCCGAGGCCGCAACCGGGGCTGGCGTGAGCATGCAAGCGAGTGCCATGGCCGGTGCTAAGGTTAGAGAAGAATTAGGCGCACTCACCGGAAGCATCGGTGGCATTGAATACGGCTTGGCGCGCGTCGCTTCCCGCATACCAAGTTTGATTCCGATCATCAGCGATGTTTTCCCTCTCTTCCTAGCTATCGGTTTCGTGGAAATGCTCGGCGCGATGATTAGCAAGATAGGCGAAGTTGTGTCTGCGTATGAAGGGTGGGACGCGGTAACTCAAAGACTTTATGCCGATGCCCTCAAGGCAAACGCAGAGGAGATGAAGTACACCACCGATCTAAAGATCCAGCAGATGGAATTGAACGAGATTGGCCTCAAAGGATCCGAGCTCGAAGCAGTATCGGCAAAAGATGCTCACGCTGCAGCACTATTGAAGACCGCAGATGCCGCGGCAGAACTTGCCGTACAACGAGATCTTTTGGCCCAGCGTGACAAGACCGCAGCGCAATCCATGCGGGAACAAGGAGTACCAGAAACTGCGATTCGCCCATGGATGGAACAGCAAGCTCTCGTCAGAGAAGGCAGCAAAGAATGGGACGATCTTACCAAGCGTGCGGCTGAAGCCGGAGAAAAAGCAAGAGACTATGCAAAGGAAGGACAGAACCTAGAGCTCGTCAAGCTTCCAACCGACAAGCTAAAGGAAACGGCGGATCTAGCCAAAGAGGTGGCAGAGCAAGAGAAAAAATTGCGAGAGATCTGGGATCAGACGGGCAAGGACGCTGTGAAGGCCTACGATTTGCAGATCGCCGCCACCAAAAATAGGACTAAGGCGGAAGAAGAGATGGGCTTGGCTGTTTCCTCATCAAGCGATAGAGAGGTGCGAGCTGCATCAGAAGCCGCAGTAGAAAAAGTCAAGTTTGAAAACGATTATCTGGCCGCTCTTCGGAGCGGTGAAGAACAAGCCGCACTGATATCGATAGGAGCTCAGGAGATTGCCGCAAAGCAGCATGCTGAGATGCAGAAGGAAAAGCTTCGCGTATCTCTAGAATCGGCTCCTCACAAATCTAAAGACCTAGGAAAGCTACAAACCGATGAGCTAGAAACGCAGAAGCGGCTAGAACAGGAAAAGGCCGACGCTGTTGTCAAAAGCCTAGAGGCACAGCGCGACGCCATGGGTTCGCATGCTGCGGAGCTGGGGTCTATTAGCGGTATAGGCGTGGGGACAGCACCGCGGGCAGTGCCGGAAAATGCCGCCGACGCAGCACTGCTAGCGAAATGGCAAGAGTTACAAAACAAAATCGTCGATGCCAAGAAACAAGCTGCTGCAAAGATGCAAGAGATCGACGGCCAGATCAAGCTCTCCAATCAGCAAACGGCTAATCAGATCCAGCAATACTGGGCGTCCACCATGATGCGGTTCATGCAGCCGTTCGAGACTGCCTTCGACGGTGTGATCAAAGGAACTGAGTCCGTAAAGTTCGCCTTCATTAAGTTGGGCGGCGAACTAGTCATGAACATGGTTCATTCCCTAGAACAAATGCTTATGAAATGGATTACCACGCATGTTGCCATGACGATTGTGCATGCTCTGATGGGCCAGCAGCAGGTGATTCAGGATACTACTACAGCTGCGGAAAAGCAGGCAATTCAGGCGGCATCGGCCACTGCGACCATTACGCAATATGCTGGCGTGGCTGCCGCCGAAGCTTATGCCGCCGAAGCTGCGGTTCCTGTAGTGGGTCCGGGCTTGGCGGCAGGCGCGGCGGCCACAGCCTTCTCTGAAGTTATGGCCTTCAACGCATTCGCTGCCGCGCAGAAAGGCGCGATCGTGCCACGGAACATGCCCCTCAATGTGCACGAAGGGGAAATGGTGCTCCCTGCTGGGATTTCTAGACCATTACAGCAAGCGTTAAGTCCTGGCGGCGGTGGGATAGGCGCTAATCCGACGAATGTTCATATCCACGCAATGGACAGTGAAAGTATGCGTAGTTTTCTATATCGCAACCAACGCACTTTTGTCTCTTTAGCGCGCGGAGCCATCCGAAACGGGAGATTCTAGAGGACATGTTTCCAACTTCGCCTGTGAACTATACCCCAAATTGTTGCAATATGGACCTTAAAGCTTCGCGCGATATCTGCCAGTCTTTCCGTTCGTGCTCTCCATCTTATCTCTCTAACTTGATCCTCATTAAGTATAGAATTTTTGTTTTGCGAGCCTGGGAAGGATTTATTTCTTCCTTTTGCCATCATGTCATCAGCATTCTCTTTATGGTTGCCAAGGAAAAGATGCGAAAGACGTACACATGGCGGATTGTCACACTTGTGCAGAACGCTAATGTCTCCGGATCTTCTCCTGTTTGTATAAGCCACGCCACTCTATTAACTCTACTGATTCTGCCGTCGATGCTCATATGCCCATAGCCTTGGCGCTGACGGTATCCAGTCCAAATCCAGCATGGCCCCAATTCAGGGCAATCTTCTGGCATAGGTCCCTTTTTGTTAACCTTAGCCCAAAAGCGTTCTTCCAACGTCGGAGGTGGTTTGCGTTCTTGCGTCCGGATACGTCTAATCCAATAATCTATCCCACTTGGATGGTAAGATCTATTTCTGGCGATCATTTCAGCGATATTCTCCGCTTGAGTACCCACCCTCAGATGATCTGGATTGGGACAGCCCATGTTGTCGCAATGATGGAGCACACAATAACCGTCAGGTACCGGCCCATTGTGCAATTCCCAAGAGACCTTGTGCGCATGCTGAGTCCCCTTGCTCGTACCAATTTGGCCGCGGCCATCCTCTTTTTTATAACCAAGCCAAATCCAGCATGGGCCAAGTTCTGGGCAATGCTTTGGAACCTGGCCGTTCTTATCTATCTTTTGCCAGAATCTTTCGGCAAGAGTGGAATCAAGGCACTGGTTCTTGACGTGTTTGGCAGTAGAATCGAGAGAAAGCATCGCGCCTCCTTAGTAGGCGTGGTGTTCAGCGCGGGGGCGTTTACGCGTCCTCGCGCTTTCGCATTCTAACATGGCTGTCGAACGTCAGATTCTGACGGTTGTTTCAAAAGACGGCAACGTTTTGCAATTAGAAACCGAAGCTGGTGAGAAATGGTCGCTCGATTTAGATACGGCGGTTGAATTCGAAGTTGGCGATCAGTTTACGTGGGATGGCACAACATTACACATCCTACAGGCAAAAAGAGTCAAAGAGGATTTTGTTAACTGACATGATCCGTGGCGCGATAAGGAATGGGAGGTTCTGACGTGAAGAGAATCGCACTTTGCCTGCTGTGTGTGCTCGCGTTCTTCATTGGACGAGGTTATTCACAGACCGTTTACACTACCGTGACAATCGCCAATGGTACTGCAGCTCTTGGAACCGGTGCCATTAACTCCGGAACGTGCGCCAGTGTGGTCACCATCTCAGCACCGGGCACACTGAGTACCGACAACATCATTGCTGATTTCAATACCGATCCGACCGGAGTTACCGGCTATAGCCCCACATCAGGAGGTATTCTAACGATCATCAAGTATCCAGGTCTGAATACTGTCTCGTTCAAGGTATGTAACAGCACCACTTTGCCAATTACACCGGGGCCCATAACCTTGAACTGGAGGGTGCCACGTTGAAGCTCTTCGTTATAGCTGCGGCCATCTTGCTTTTAGCCATTCCGGCGCACGCGCAACTCTGGTCTGGAGTCATCTCCGCAGGCCGCGCTATAGATTGGTCATCTGCTGGCGTCGTCGGTGGAATTCCAGACGCAGCTTGGACTCAATGCGGTTCAACCATCGCGGCCTACGGGACGGTGGGCACTCCTGGTGCTCCAACTACGATCAACAGCGCCATCGCAGCTTGTGGCGTAAACCAATACGTGCTGCTAGGGATTGGCACCTTCGTTCTAAATGCCAAGATAGATTTTGCTTCAAAGTCGAATGTTGTCCTGCGCGGTGCCGGAGCAGACCAGACAATTATTAAGTTTACAGCAGGACCGGGGACCGGATGTTTTGGGCTCGGCGGTGCTGTTTGTATTACAGGCCAAGATAATTTTGACATTCGGGATAACGTTCAAAACTCTGCGAACTGGACGGCTGGATACGCCCAAGGTGCAACATCGATCACTTTGAGCAATACCACAAACTTGCAAATCGGTGCTCTTTTAGTGCTTTGGCAAGCAGATCAGGCAACCGATCCGGGCACGATTTGGAATTGTCAGAATACTGGAGCGTTAGGAGATTGTTCGGAGCAAGGAGGCCAAAACGGTCCTTCTGGCAACAGTCAAACGCAAACTGTCACTGTAACTTCTATCCCCGGAGGAGGCGCAGGAGGCGCAGTTGGCATTTCTCCTGGTCTGTATTCGCCGATCTGGTCGGGAACTTTCTCGCCTGCGGCAGGCTGGAATACCCATCTGCCAGTTCAGAACGATGGCGTTGAAAACCTTACGCTTGATGGTTCTCTCACGACTGATAGCCCAGGTAGTGCGGGGTCATTCATCTTTTTTGGTTGGGCTAAAAACTGCTGGGTAACAGGCGTTCGCACGATCAACAATGGCTCACCGCCGGACAGAAATAATATCTGGAGCTATTTGTCGTCGCATTTGACGATCCAGAATAACTATTCTTACGGGTCGAACGGTTCTAATCTGAGTTATGGGCACGAAGTATCTTTCATGTCTGACGACATTCTGGACGCAAACAATATATTTCAACACGTTGCCGGTGCTGAAATAATGAATGGCGGAGCGGGAAACGTCTTTGCGTACAACTTCTCGGTGGACAATTACTACACTGCGGGCGGCACGGCCCCCAATTTCGAGCAATCAGATTCCTACCCTTCTCACCAAGACGGTTCCTATTTCAATCTGTTTGAAGGCAATGTTGGAGCAAAAATTGCTTCCGACGATATTCACGGCACGAGTTGGATGGTAACTGCATTTCGGAACCGCTGGACCGGGAGGGACGGTCCATTCAAGGTCGCGAGCACGATGGTCGCGGACATTGAAGCCTATTCACGCTATTACAACCTGATTGGTAATGTGATGGGTGAGTCCGGCTACCATACGACGTACAAAGACATCCCCTCTTCGAATGTCGATAATACTGGCTGCACGACTACAGGGAATGTCTCGATCTATGCACTAGGATGGGCGGGCGGACAGGCTTGCAACTACAGCATTGTTTACAACGACACCAATGTCGCTCCTTTCTCTTATTTTTGGGGCAATTACGATGTCGTTACCGCAGCAGTCAGGTGGTGCGGGAATTCTGGCGATCCAGGCTGGTCGACGACGTGTAGCAGCACTTCGGAAGTCCCGACTGGTTTGGGCTCTTATGCTCAGACCGTTCCGTCCAGTACTGCGCTTCCTACATCGTTTTATTATTCGTCCAAGCCCTCGTGGTACAACGACGGAATCGGACACTCCGCACTTCACTATCCTGCGATTGGCCCCGATCTTTCTGGTGGCCCTGATCCGGGCGGCTTCGGCTATGCGATCCCCGCGCAGTTGTGTTTCAACAATACAAGCTACGATACAAATTATTCCGTTTCGGATTCCATAACCTCAATCAGTGAGGCGGGAACCACGGCGACCGCTACGCTTAGTTCAAGTGCGCCGGCGAGCTTCACGCAATATCAATCGTTTTGGATCACGGGCTCTTCGGTCGCTGGCTACAACCGTCTCTGGCAGATAGCGACGGTAGCAGGAACCACGCTGACGTTCACTGCGACTTCCGGCCTAGGGTCGGCCACAGGAGGAAGCGCCGCGGTAAATGCAGTTCATTCTTTCAACGCCAACACCTGCTATAGCGGTGCTCTACCTGCACCTCCTACGCAAGTATCGGCAATCACGATTGGACCTTAATGCACGCTGATGGACTAACTAATGTTCAATCTCAGAGATTCATCGGGCTACCTATGGTCAGTAAACGTTCTCGACAACGGCGATTTGACACAAACCAAGGGCTCTCTAGGCTCTACGCCAAACGTCTACTTGAACGATCCAACAAATTCCGCATCGTTTCAGATCGGCATCACAATAGTCGGAGGGTTGACCCAGACTTCGGTAACTTTCAATGCTTTGTATCCAGAATCAATTACTCTGATTTCTCCATCCGGCCTGACGTATGGTTTGTTCATTACGCTGGCTGGCGATTTATTTACAGTTGCTTTCGTGGGGTTTCCTGTGGCCTTTCCCGTTTATCCGACAATTCGCGGTAAAGCTTGGCCGGTGACTCGTACACAGATGTGGGAGAACCAGGTTCAACGGATGAGCTCTGGAGCTGAAGTGAGAATTGCTTACTGGGCAAATCCGCTGAAGAGCTGGGAGATTCGCTACGGCGGCGGGGCTAACGACGCTGGCTATATTAAAGATAATCCAGGCGACATCATGATTGGCGCGACTGAAACGGATATGCGTGTGATCGAAGGTTTCTATAATCAGATGCAAGGCCGCTTTGGTGTTTTCCTTTTTGATGATGTGACTCCAGGTTATGCGCAAGGCCAAGGTCCATGGGATTCGGTCGGGATCGTTGGCATGGGTGGCAATCCACCTGTTCAGCAATCGATAGGTACTGGCGATGGTTCGACGACGACATTTCAGTTGGTCCGTACGATAGGCGGATTCACCGAGGCGATTCAAACTCCATTCACGACGCCGGCACCCAATATTTATTTGAATGCTGTCCTGCAGGTTTCTGGCTACTCAATCAATCAAATCGGCCAGTTAATTTTTACCAGCCCTCCTGGCAGTGGTGTGGCGATAACTGGAACTTATGGCTATTACTGGCCGTGCCGATTTTCAGATGATTCGATTCCATTTGACAATAATTTGCTTTATCTCTGGGCAGCTAAGTCAATCAAAATCGAACAATGCCGTCTCTAAAATATGTTTCCACGTCTTCGGGGTGTTCACGCGTTCTGGCCGCTTCCAATTTTACGTCGGGGGTGGCCAATTAAACCAGCGTCCTCGGCTTTCAAGAACTTGCTTTTTCAAGACTACAGTTACTGGGTCGGCAATCTGTTCACGATTACGCTCTTCGATGGCACGATCTTCACGTGGACAGACTTCGAATATGATGTCGTACTCTCCGGCACGCGCTTTTCTTCCCGCGGCCCCTACCCGTTATGGTCTGGCTTCACACAAAAGATCGGCGTAGAAGTAGATGAAGGTAAGCTCCAGCTTTGGGCACTTCTTACTAACCTCGTTGAGAGCCAGGCCGTCCTCCAAGCGATCGGCACCGGCTTGTTTGATAACGCGGACATCGTGATTCAACGCGTGATGATGGGAAGCACTGGAGCTCAACCGGCACGGCCGATCAACTTCGATACTTCAGCGGGCGCAGTTACGCTCTTCCATGGCAATGTGTCAGACATCACAGAGGTTGATCGAAGTCACGCTGAAATAGACATCAAAAGCAAGAAGGAATTGCTCAATCGACCGTTCCCGGCTCACGTCTATCAGCCGGCGTGCCGTTGGGATCTTTATGGAGCAGGTTGTACGCTGAACATTAACAATTTCTACATCAATGGCAGCATAGTCGGAAGTGGCTCTCTTAATCTGCTTTTCAATACAACGATGACTAATATCGACCACTACTTTGATGAAGGCTTAATCACTTTTACCAGCGGAGCGAATGTTGGTGTTACCAGGACCGTGCGCCTATATCTGAATGCCAGCGGCCAGACTCTTCTTTTTGTGCCGCTACCTGCGGCTCCCGCTAATGGAGACCAGTTCAAAATGGCACCTGGGTGCGATAAGCAATTGGCTACCTGCCGCGATAAATTTAACAACTTAATTAACCTGGGTTCGATGCCCTTCGTACCGGTCGCAGAAAGTGCTATCTAGGTTATACTTATGGTATGCATACAAAGGACGCTGGTTCATATACGCACTCTCCATCAACAAACGTGTCATTTACATTGGTCGGACGAAACATCCGTCTCTGCGACTGGCACAGCATCGCAAGCGCTTCGGCATCAAGGTCCAAATGCGTATTTTGGAACAAGGAATGCGCGGAGGAGCAAAGGAAGCCGAACTGAAATGGTTGAAACGCTACCTCAAAAAGACTCGACTCAAGAACCTTATGATAACTGCTGGCGGCGCGTTTGTGTCGTCACCGGCAACGTTACGCAAATTACGGCGTGCTACGAGGCAGCTGTGGAAAGACATGCAATATCGGGCAAAACAAAACGCAGCCCTTCTTGCTGCCGTTCGAGCACCGGAATATCGGAAGCGGCGCAGCAAAATGTCGAAGGCGATGTGGCGAAACCCTCGTTATGCAGCAAAGATGCGACCATATATCGTTGCCGCAGGCAAACGACCGCGCAGCAAGAAGTACCGCCAGTACATGAGCGAAACGCTCAAAGCTCGCGGCAAGCCAAAGTGGAGCAAGGCTGGCGAGAAGCGCGTGCGGGCTACGCAGTTCCAGAAAGGCCGCAAGAATACACCAGAAGAATCACGCAAGCAGTCAGCAGCATTGCGGCGTCGTTGGAAGAAGGTTCCGAAAGCCAAGCGATCCCAAATGCTCACGGAGTTAAACCTAAAAGTTTGGCGGAAGCGCAGCAAGAGCAAGCGATGTCAGATCGGCCGCAATATCAGCAAAGCACTTCGCGCTTTGCCGGAACGAACGAAAAAGCGCATAGGACGTGTTGGATACAAAGCGGCCCTGAAAAAAGATCCAAACTTCCACAAAAAAGCACGTGCAGGAGTCAAAGCCTTTTGGGCATCAATGACCCCGAGCGCTCGCAGTGCGCTCATGCTGAAACGAATGGCGAAAGCTGTGAGGAAGCGGCATGAGCGAAAAACTAAAAGAGAAGTTCCAAAGCCTACCTGATTTTTATCATCCACCATTTATTCCTGGCGAAGAATCCACTAAACGTGCTGCTGTCATTGCCGAAGCCAGGACTTGGCTTTCGACACCGTTCCATCCAAACGCGTGCGTGAAGGGCCATGGCGTAGACTGTGGCCGCTTTCTGATAGCCGTATATTCATCTGTCGGTCTTATGCCAGAATACGAACCTGGATATTGGAGCCCGCAATTCCATCTTCACTCTGGCGAGCCTAGCTATATGGCCGAAATGCTGAAGTTTGCGCATGAGATTCAAGTGCCGCCGGAACCAGCCGACATCGTGATGATTCATCTCGGACGTCAATACGCTCATAGTGGCATCGTCATAGAGTGGCCGAATCAAGTGATTCATGCGCCAGCCGCAGATATGCAAGGGGTAGTGCAAATTAGCGATGCCAGCAAAGACGCCTTATTTCTGCATGGCGGTATGAGATTCCCTCCAAAATTCTTCTCGCCATTCAACCGGGAGACGCAATGAAAAAACTAGCACCAATTATTATAGTGTGCGTCGGATTGCTTGCTGGTTTATTCGTCGGAATACCTAGGTTAAGAGTAGCGGCACAGAACACATTTGCGGCGCTTAATCTGGCGCAGAATTTTACTGCATTGCAACAATTCAGTGCTGGCATCAGCGCAGACGGCACACATGTGGAGACAATTCCAGCCGTTACTGGCGGAACTCTAGCCGTGCTTCCTACATCATCTTTGGTTCCTGGTCTAACAGCTCCAAACATCGTAGCGGATGTTAACCTCACCGCTCAAACAGGCAATATCGGTACGCTCCTTTATGCTGTGCCAGTTGGCGGAACGGGGCAATATTACGTAACCTGTTACGTGGTACTCACACAAGCTGCAACTAGCTCATCCACTATGCCTGCCTGTAGTCTATCGTGGAATGAAGGGGATACTAATGTCTCTGCAAACCTAACGTTTTTTTCAGGGGGTAGTGCCTCTAATACCGTAGGTGCTAACGAGACAGCATTTCCGAATGTCATCAGTGCGCGTGCAAGCACAAACATATTTTACAGCACGACAGGATATGGAAGTGTTGGTGCGACTCCGATGCAATATGCGATCCACCTTCGGCTTATCTATCTCGGTACGTGACCGCCACTGCGGTTTAAATATGCTTCCAGCGTTTGCGAGTAACGATCAGTTGGACGCACTGCTGAATCACGCCAAATTTGTCGGCGATGGCCTGTTGTGTCATGCCATTGGCGGCGAGAGCGCGGATCTCCAACACTTCCTTTTCGCTAAGCTTGCTATTGGGCTGGTCTTCACCACGAAGCATATTCGCTCGGCCTTTAGCAAACTTATCCCGCATGTTATCGAGTTGAGTGCCTTCAAAAAGATGGGATGGTCGTACGCATTTGCGATTATCGCATTTATGCAGGATGCGCTTCCCTTCTGGTATTGGCCCAACGAACAACCTCCAAGAGACGCGGTGGGCCATCTCGCGTTCTGTGCTGCTGATCCAGATGCAGCCATAACCGAAACCTCGAAGCTCGCCGGTCCATTCCCAACACGGTCCGAGCTCAGGGCAATGTGGTTGGGTTGGGCCGTTTTTATTGACGTGGGACCAAAAGATTTCTTCCGTGGTACGCTTGCGCCTAGGCATCGATTCCTCCCAATTAGGATCGGTGTTAGAACCGCAGGAGATTCACAGTCTCTTGCGGTTCGTCATTTTAACACTTGCGGTGCCATGTGACTAGTATACTCCGTGGCTCTGGTTATATTTATCCGAACAATCGTCTCGGTGGGATCCGCATCCAGACGTCCCTCTTTGGAATGCCAATACCTATCGTCGGCGGCCGTAATCGCATTGCGCCCAATATCCTCTGGTATGGCGATTTCGTTGCGCAGCATGTGGCTGGCGGTAAAAAGGGAGCATCGAGCGGCGGCTCGAGCGGCAAGAAGGGACAAGCTGAATACGATTATGGAGCCGCTGTCATTCTCGGCCTTTGCCAAGGCCCAATCCAACGTGTTGGAAATATCTGGGCCAATTCCGGCTATCTGCCAGTAAATCTTACGCAAGAAACTTTCACTGTTCCAAGCGGTGGCGGCCAGTACGTGGTTACTCAAGTCAACACGTTTTTGCAGGACATGGGTGTGCAACGCGCGGACTTCTTTAGCGTGCCGTCGAACGATTTTGCATCGCCCTATGGTGCGATCACGCTTACTGGCACGCAGCAGACTCCAATGTCGTATGGGGCAGGAACTGGCCACTATTCCCAAAGTGGCGGCACATACACTTTCTACGGTGGCGACGCAGGAAAGATCGTTACGATCAGCTATACCTATGCGCCGCCGATCACGACCGGTGGCGTAGCGCAGGATCCGATCACGACGATTGGCTTCTCATTTTTCAATGGCGCGCAAGGTCAAGCTCCTTGGGGCTATATGAGCTCGCGTCATCCAACGCAAGCTCTTGGCTACACGACGATTGCTTATGCAGCAACGCCACGGCTAGATCTTGGAGTTTCAGGAACGCTGCCGAATTTCAATTTTGAAATCTATGGCCTCGATCATTTCGGCCGCGGCGTTTGGGATTGCGATCCTTCTGTGTGGATTCAGGACATGCTTACGAATGCAATCTGGGGTGTGGGATTTTCTGTTAACGATATTGGTTCGATGAATCAGATGTCCAATTATTGCGTTGATCCGAAGACACGGATCTTGACCGCTGATCTTAGGTGGATTCCCGCTAGCGAGATAAAAGTTGGCTGCAGTGTTCTAGCGTTCGATGAAGAATCAACAGTAAAACGCAGCGGACGCGGCACGTGGAAGGGACGCCAATGGAAAGTCTCGGAGATCCAGGAAAAACGGATCATTAAAAGGCCGTGCTACAAAATCCATCTAAGCGATGGCACCACGCTTATATCGTCTGCGGAGCATCTATGGTTGGCATCAAGAGGGGAGGAGCATCACTATCACTGGATCCGAACCGATCAGTTAATGACTAATCGCTTTTCCTGGGGCCGTAAATGGTGCCTCTTCAAAGCAATAGCTACTTGGAGCGAGCGTCAGGAATATCAAGCAGGCTATTTGGCTGCTGCTTTTGACGGAGAAGGCTCATTCAGCCAAGGTCGAAGATACTGGGCTCATGAAGAAGGCCTGAAAAAGGGCTGCGGTACAACCTCGTTGTCATTCGCTCAAAAACCTAATGCAATGCTCCATGCAACTAAGGAATATCTGCATGACTTTGGCTTCATGTTCAGCGAAAGGCCGCGGAAGGATCACGATCTTGTAGATATACAAATCCTAGGTGGCATCACTGACTATTTACGATTCGTAGGAACTGTTCGTCCGCATCGACTTCTAGAAAACTTTGATCCGGCGAAGCTTGGCAAGTTTGCACGCAAGGAAGCGATAGCTGTAATAGGTTTGGAGTACATTGGCGAACAGGAAGTAGTAGCGCTACAGACATCAGAACATACGTTTATTGCCGAGGGCTTCGCAAGCCACAACTGCGTGGCCAACGGGCTCTTTATTTCTCCAGTATGCGATGAGCAGCGGACCGCCGGCGACTATATCAAGGACTGGCTCGAGGCCACCAATACTGAAATCGTGGAATCCGGCGGAGTGCTGACTTTCATCCCACGCGGAGATACGACCACCGTTGGTAACGGGGTGACTTTCACACCGCAAACCGCGCCAATCTATGGTCTCGACGATAGTGCGTTCATCCGAGATGGCCAGGCACCGCCCGTCAAAGTACGCCGCCCTTCAATTCAGGATGCCTACAACTCGATCAAGATCGAATATGTGGATGTCTTCAATAATTACAATCCATCGGTTGTTGAAGCTCAGGATCTCGGAGCAATTCAACGATATCGCTATCGTCCTGAAGGCCAGCGCAACTGGCATTTTTTTACGCAACAGACACCAGCCGCATTAGCAGCTCAAACGCTTCTCGTCCGTAAGGTCTATATCCGCAATACCTACGAATTCAAATTGAGCATGCGGTATCTACTGCTCGATCCAATGGATATCGTAACGATTCCGGCGCACCTGATTTACGGGACCGGCTTAAACCAACTGGTATGGTCACAAAACTTCGAAAACGTTTGGACGATCCATCAAATTGTGACGCCAAGCCCAGGAATAGTTGCTCCGGATGGAACCTTGACCGCAGAAGCTTTTGTTGCGACGGCTGGAGCCACTGATTCTTATGCTTTGCAGGTGGTGGGGAATATTACAGCAGGAGCACCTTATATATTCTCCGTTTGGCTGAAGGTTCCTAGCGGCACCAAATCCACTAACATCTATCTCTATGCGGTAACAGGGGCGACTCTCGTACCGGTCACCGTAACATCTGCTTGGAAGCGTTTCCTCATTACGGGAATTTCTAGTGGCACCAGTCTGACAGTGCAAATAGGCGGCGGCGGTACGTTTACTTCTGGCGAAATCGATGCGTGGGGGACTCAACTGGAACCAGATTCTGGCTCCCACATTCCTAGCATATATTCACCGACCCAGGGTAAACCAGCCTATACGCCAGATGTAGCGGTTCGCCTCATCTCTGTCACTGAAAATTCAGATAACACATTATCGTTCGAGGCCGAAGATTTTCCGTGGGGCTGCTCTGGACCAACGCTTTATCCGAAACAGATTCCTAATCCTGGCGGGCCCAATCCTTATGCATCTCCTGGCAGCGTCAATATACCGATTATCTTTGAGGCACTCGAACGACTCAATAATCAAATTGGCCATGCGATCTGGTTCGGTCTTTCTGGGTCCAATTCCAATTGGGGCGGCTGCCAGATTTGGGTGTCGCTTGACGGTGGGTCTACCTATCAACATATCACGACAGCCGTATCGCCAACTAAGATGGGCGTGCTCACTTCGCAGCTTGTATCACACACCGATCCAGACACAGTGGATTCTTTCGGCGTGGACCTTACCGAATCGTTCGGCCAGTTAGCAAGCGTGACTCAAGTAGAGTGCGATGCAAATGCCACGCTTTCATTTATTAGCTCGCCAGAAAACGCGCAGGATACGTTTGCTCCTGTTATTACCGCTTTCTATCTACAGGATCCAGCAGGACAGATATGGCAGCTTTCAGTAACCGATGCAGGTGTGCTTCAAACGATTCCTGCATCGGTTACTGGAACTATTCCTAAAAGTATTGTGCTAAATGCTGCTGACGGCGGTTCGTGGTCGATCAGCGTGGATACGTCTGGAGTTCTGACCGCGATAAGGATTTGAAATGCCTTGGGATCCATCACAAGGGCCATGGCCAATCTACCCGGAGTCGATACGACGCAGACTCCAGGCACTTCTATCCGATCTTGTAGAGCCTGTAAAGGTTCCTATCGGTGGAATTCCATCAATACTTAATCTCGTCAGTCCGAGTGGAATTGCCTACAATTTATCCATCACGTCTGCTGGAGCTTTGCAGACCACCCAGGTTCAAACATCGTTTTACCATCCGGGCAGCACTATAGCCTCAGATAATTTCAATCGGGCATTACTTGGTGCAAATTGGGGTACAAACGACAACGCGATGGTGATCAACAACTCCACAGACATCGAACCGCGGAATATCGTCGATTATTCAACGGCTCGTTGGTTGCCGACTACTTTTCCACCAGATCAATCATCGCAAGCCACAATTACAGCTCTAGGGTCCGGAGACGCTATTGGTGTGGCAGTACGGATGGATCCAGCAGGTGCACGAATTTACTATGCCTTTTTCTTATCATCCAATACGGCCACGCTGATCATATATGACTCAATCATCACAGTTCTCGCTATCAGGTCGTATGCCGCCAACGTTGGCGACGTTATATTACTGCAGGTAATCGGTAATAAGCTGAATTGTATGGTTAACGGCGTCTCTATTTTGACTGCCACGGATAATACCCTTACATCTGGTCAGCCTGGTATCGAAGGACTCGCAGCTCATTCGCCAGCACTCAGTCGCGTCGATAATTGGAGTGCTGTAAGCATCATTTCTAATTGGACAGTGACTGTTGATAGTTTGGCACTTCTCGGCGACGGCGTTTACGAATCAGGTACTTCTGGCACGTCTGGCCTGATGTACTGGAATGTGAGCTCTTTTCCGGCCGATCAGCAAGCCAACTTGCGAATCGATGGGTTATTCGGCGACACCATTTCTTTCATCGGTCCAGCTGTGCGTGTAGCTGCTAGCGGAAATACACGTTATGCCGCGCTAGTTCGCGGCGATGGCCAGTTGATCTTGCAGAAGATGGTTGCTGGCACTCCCACGATCTTAGGAACGTTGCCAGCCGGGACGGTGCACGTCGAAGACGTTGTGGCAATTTCCGCAGTCCAGTCGACGATAACCGTATATCTCAATGGTAATGCGGTTCTGTCTGCTATTGACTCGGCTATTGCAGGCGGGCAACCGGGCATCGCCGGCGTTGGCGGTCAATCCGGCACAAATGGCACGGATTGGGCGGCGATCTCACTTGGCACTAATCTTGGCGAGCTCATCTCCTATCAAGCCGCCACACTTACTTCGAGCAATAAATATGCGATTGACACGCGTATTCGCCGTGGAGTCTATAACTCGTTGATCAGCACACATCCACTTGGATCAGCTTACATGCTTTTGGATGATTCAGTTGAAGCCTGGAATTATGATCCTATTTTGATCGGGAAGACGGTTTTCTTCAAATTTACGTCCTTCAACCAATCTGGGTTATTGCAAGAACTTTTGGCTAACGTGATTGCCTACCCCTTTACAATTACTGGGCAAAGCATCGGCCTTCTGACCCCGGCGCACATTACCTATCGTCCGACCTCGAATCCTTTGACTGCCCATGATGCTGGCTCGAGTGCAACTATTTTCATAGCCTCATTTAGCATGCGCGTGCCAGGAATAGCAGATATCGTAGAAAATTCAGGATCGATCACAGGTCTTGTCTACAACACGCTCTATTACGTCTATTTTGATGACCCAGGATTTGTTGGCGGAGCTGTGATTTATTTAGCTACCACGGTCAAAGAAACAGCCTTAAGTGGTGCTGGACGGTTTTTCGTGGGTTCGATTCTAGCACCTATAGCGGGTGCTCAGGATACAGTTGGAAATGGCGATGGTGGATCAGGGGCGCAATCCGGAAATGTATATAGAGTAAGCTTTATCAACGCGCAAGCAGTTACGATTATAGGATCGTTCGCGATCATTAACCCCTATGGTGCGATCGATGGTGATACGACCACGTTCGCGACAATTGGCTGCGCTGGGGGTAATGATTCTCAGACGCTCGAATTGCTTAATGCCCCATCTATTATTCAAAGACCGTCAAGTATTGCAATCAAGTATTGGCGTCAGATAACTGTTTCTTCTGGGGCAGTAGCCTGGACTGCATCGCTTTATGATCCTACAGGTTCTTCTCAAACGGTTCTTTTGGAATCACTTACTAACCCAGGTGTCGATGCAGCACCAGTGTTAATTACTATTCCTCTTGCACTTAATGTAAACATAAACAACTATCAGTTCAGGGGTGAAGTAAGTGGAACAGGCTCGATGACTCTTAAACTATTCGAAACATGGTTTGAATATACTTCTTGAAGGGCGGCAAATGAAAAAACTGAATCCAATTACAGTTGGTACTCATACTATTCAAATTATCGTCTCCGAGAATGCTGCTTATTCGCACGTGCTTTTTTTTGAGGCAACGTGCTGCGGAAAGACGCGCATAGAAAATCGCATGACGCACCAAGGTCCAGCCGATCATCCTGTTGATTTATTTGCCAAGGATGTCGCAGCCCATGCCCGGAAGCTAGCAGAAGAAGTTGCCGGCCGTTGCCAAAGTGCTGATTTGGTCAAGCGGTTCACCTCTTAGCACTTCACCGAATAATAAAGGTAGGAATGGTTAACTGGCGATGGTATGATCCGCCCGTAAAGGAGCAGCATGAACGGCTATAAATCGATTCTCACCTCTAAGACGTTTTGGGGAGCGGTCGTCGCCGTCTATGCGGCAGTGTTCCCCTCGCACGTTGCTTATTTATTGTCGTTGTTCGGCGTTACCGACCAGATGATGCTTGCGGCTAAGATCGTCTCGGTCCTCGGCGGAGTTTTCTCTATTTATGGCCGCATTGCAGCCAAGAAGCTCGTCACCCTCACGGGAAAGCCCCCAGCCTGATTACCGCTGGGTAGCAACTTAACGGAGGCTAAATGAAAGCAATAACTCGCAGGAACTTCGGCAAGCTCTGGGGCACCTGTCTGCTCGCACTCTCGGTCGGTCCCTCTCTGCTTTCGACAGGCTGCGGCACGTCATTCGCCACAATTCTCTCCTGGATCGATACGGGTCTCGCTGCATTTCAAGCTGTGGTCGACTTGCTCGTTGGCCAAGGGATTCTTATGGTTACCGCTGGATCGGCCATCGATCTCGTTATCAAAGCCGTAAAGGCGGCGATAGCCGACATCGGCACAGCAGTGAGCAACTACAACGCTGCTCCAGCCGCTAGCAAGGCCAGCTTGGTAGGCAAGATTTCTACAGCACTGGTCGTTGCCCAAAACTTGATCGCGCAATTCTGGAATGACCTCAGCATACCCGACACTAAGCTTGCTTCGACTGTCGCCGGATTGCTTGGGCTGATCGTCTCGACACTCGCCGGCTTTATGAGTCTGTTGCCGCCAACACCTGCACCGGCAGCGTTGAGGACGTTCCCGAAGACCCTAACAGTGACTCCGCAGAAGCGTTCGGTTCCTCAATTTAAGAGCGCGTTCAATGGCATCCTGGACGCTAATGGTTTCAGCCAGTACAAAAAATTCTAGGTGAGAAGGTTGGCCATCATCGTGCTCTCGTTGGCACTTTTTACACCAACGAGAGCACATTCAAAGCCGCGTAAACTGGCACGTGCTGCACATTCCAGCGGCAAGTTCTTAAGCAGAAAAGTTGGACAAGCCGGAGACGCGGTTACCAACGCTGTGGCCGATTGCTTCAAGAGCAAACTGATGGCTGTAGAGTGCGCGGTCATTGTCGGATCTACCGTTTGGGATGCTAAATCCACTTTATCCTGCGCAAGCCACGCTACGCTGCCTTGTTACGGAGCCAACCTTGCTTTGTCGCCGCGGCCGTCTCTTGTGCAGACTGTATCTGTTGGGGTGTCCGAAGATCTCGCGTTGCTGGCATCCGCGGACGCTGTTCGTAGAACATCTCCAGTGTCTTCTGTTCTAGTGTTGGTAACTCCCGTCGCCCTTCATATAGAGAGTATTATGGATAACGATGGGGAAGTTAGAGACCTAAGGAATCAGGGAGTCCTTAAGTAAAATGCTCTCACCCAATGCTTCGCAGATCGAGACTGCCGTAGACACACTCATGTCGGTCAGCAACTTCGTTCGTGAATCTCAGCAGAAAGAACTCACGTCCGCGATGGGTGCGCCCACGCTTGAAAAGATAGGATCCACATACCCGCTCACCCATGATTTCCGGCTCGGCTACGAACTCGGTCTGCAGACGGCGCGCATCGTAATCGCAGAATCAGTCGCGTTGATCTTGAAACATGTAAATCCTGACGAGGTGCTGTAGGTGAAGTGGCGCGGTACACGTTTAATGGGTTGCAATCGTAAGGTGAGATGCCGCGCCGACCGCCATTATAGATGAGGTGACTAAAATGCCAGAACTTATTCTTTCTCCTGGTGGACGCCGTTACGGATACATTCGCAAGCCGCATAGCCATCGTGCATTCGGACTCGCATCGGTCCCGAATCTGAAACTGATCGCACTGCCGCCAGTCGATGAGCATCTCGCGCAGTGGATGCCTCCGGTCAAGGATCAAGGAAACCTAGGGGCCTGCACTGCATTTGCCGGCACCGAAGATCGCGAAGCGATCGCTCGGCAGTTTGAGAACGCCTCACCAATTCTGGCTCCGCTTTTTCTCTATTACCTCGAACGCCAGATAGATGGCTCCGTCGATCAGGGCGATACCGGTTCGACAGGAGAAACCTCCTGCAAGGCGCAGATCCAGTTCGGGATTTGCGAAGAGACGGTCGATCCCTACGACACTTTCAACTTTAATCGCACGCCAACCGCAGCGCAGCTTGCCGCTGCTCTGAAGTGGAAGAATGGCGCCTACCACTCGATCTTCATCGTTGAGGACATCAAGACTTGCATTATTTCTGGCTATCGCGTTCGCATTGGTTTCAACGTTTATGATTCTTTTGAGAACGACATCAAGTCAGACGGCCTCATGCCGATGCCGAATCCGAACAAGGAACAACTGCTCGGCGGGCACGAAGTGCTTGCTTACGCCTATGATGATACTGTGCGTTGCCCGAACACCAACTCTCCTGGCGCAATCTGGATCCGCAACTCTTGGGGCTCATGGGGTCGCGGCGGCGACTTCGCTATGCCGTACGAGGCCTTCGCATCTCCGATATTAGCTGCCGATGCGAAAATACAGCACCTCGGCCCAAGATGGGTTCCTAAGGCTGCATGATGCGCTTGGTAGAACAAACACACAATCGAAGGACCGAATGAAAACTCTCATCATTATCGTGCTCGCGGCTTTGTCCGCGAACGCACAAGAATCGGTTAAGCAGGTGGCTCACTACAAATCGGAAACAATCGCTGGATTCACTGCACAGTTACCTGATCCGAACTACAGCCCCGGCGCCGAGAATCCGGACATCACCCAAGCGACCATCGGCGACACGACCTGCAATCCACACTGGAGCACGAAAAGTATTCGGCCGCCAGCCTCTTACACCAACAAGCTCAAGCGCGAGCAGATGATTGCATATGGCGATACAGTTCCACAGATCCCGCCGCTAGGAAATCCGCCAGACGTCTCTAAGTGCATCGCGCATTCAAACGATCCCCATTGTTATGAAGAGGATCACATAATTTCTCTGGAGGGCGGGGGCCATCCACGTGATCCGAAGAATCTGATGCCGCAGCCGTATTATCCAAGGCCAGGCGCACACGAAAAAGATGCGGTCGAAAATCTTCTCTTTGGAAAGCCGCGAGGGCTCGTGTGTTCTGGCAAGATGTCGCTTGTAGATGCGCAGAAGGCCATAAAGACCGATTGGCTTGCGGTTTGGGTGAAGCACATTGGTCCGACAAAATGAGAACCGACCCGCCTCTCATCGGCCCTGATCCTGAGTGGAAATTCTTACTGAGCGGGAAGGATCATGTTTTCTATGCACTCGCCGGTATAGCAGTGCTCGCCATCTTTATTGCACCTAAGGCTCCGCGCGCAGCGGCCCTCACGGTTGGTCTTGCTTTGGGCTGCATAGCTGACTTGTGGGCTCACGAGTACGGCCACTGAAATGACAGATCCGATCTCGATAGAAAGATTAAAGCCGGTGCATCCGGAACTCGCGCGGCGAGTGACCGGCTTGATCGATGAGCTAGCGGCCGATCCGGATCCCGTCAACATTCGCGTCACGCGCGGAATTGCTACAGTCGAGCAGCAGAATGCGCTATGGCAAATTGGGCGCGATGCCGATGGCAACAAGATTGGTGTGACTGTAACGAATGCTAAGGGCACGCAAAGTAATCATGTCCTTGGATTCGCCGCGGACGTCGTGCCGATGGATATCGATACGGGCCAGCCGGACTGGAATCTTAGCCACAAAGATTGGCAGCGCATTATCGCCTTGGCACCTAAATATGGTTTACGCGATGGCCAGTGTTTTCACGATGCGCCGCATTTGGAGCTGATCGAAGTTCCTGAAGTGCCGACCGAAGAGATGCAACAAACCTACCTTCAGGCCGGCGTTACGTCCCTGTGGGCCGAGACTACAATCCCGACTGCGGTTTGGGATAGTCCTGGTATTTCCGCTTAGCGTCCGGTTTTCCACAACCGCTGCTTGACAGCATACCTGCTATTGGTTGATGATGCCGATCCATGGCAACGGCCAAGATCGTTTTAACCGTCAGAATAACTCCAGATCAGCACGGACCGCTGAAACGTATCGCTAACCGCCGTAAGGTCTCGGTTAATCAATTTATCCTGCGCCTGATAGAGAAGGAGCTTAAACGAAATGCCTAACGACGAAATCATTAAGGAAGATGCGAATTCTTACGAAGTCATAGACCTCCAGGGCAAATCAACTGCCTTGGCCCAAGTCACGAAGGCTGAAATAGATTTGCAAATCAGCACAGCTCATAGCTATCCGCGGAGCTTGACGACCTTCAACAAGAAGGCCATGACCATGTTGATGATGAACAAAGAAATCGCCGAGGAATGTTTCTATGTAATTCCCCGCGGCGGCAAGACAGTCGAGGGCCCGAGCGTCAGGTTGGCCGAAATCGTGGCAGCCAGCTATGGCAATCTTCGTTCCGGAGCTCGTGTCGTTGCTGAAGAAGGTGACTTCATCGTGGCTCAAGGCGTTTGTCACGATCTTGAAAACAATCTAGCCATTACGTTTGAGGTGAAGCGGCGAATCGTCGACTCCCGAGGACAGCGTTTTAATTCAGACATGATCGGTGTGACCGGCAACGCTGCGTCGGCGATCGCATTCCGCAATACTGTGTTCCGCGTGGTTCCGAAAGTATTGTGGCTTCCACTTTACGAGCAGGCACGGCGCGTGGCCAAGGGAGATGAAAAGACTTTCGAGGTTAAGCGCGAAGCTACGCTGATTGCCTTCGAAAAGTTGAACGTAAAGCGCAAAAAGATCTTCGAATATCTGGGCATCGAAGGCATTCAGGACATGAATTCCGATCATCTGGTTACGCTGATCGGAATCGGTAACGCAATTAAAAATGGGGAAGCAAGCATATCTGATTTAGATGCCAATTCTGAACCGACTCCACCACAACGAAAGACGGCTGGCCCAAAAGAGGAGAACGGCCAAACGCAGAAGACTGGGCCTGGCTCACCCGCTGAAAAGTCAGAACCAAAAACGCAGCCGCAGCAGGAAACTGATCCTCTACTGACCAGCGAAGAACAAAACGAAATCTGGAAGTTCGCATTCAACCGCAGCTGGTCAAAGGTCAACGCAAAGCAGCTCATCAAGAAAGAGTTTGGCGTTGACGATCTGAAAGATTTGCGTCGATCACAACGGGCCAAGCTCGAAGAATTGTTGGAGGCAAGAAAGTAACCACTTTCAATTTAAAAACCACCACTGGAATGGCGCGGATCAATGGCCTTTGCGTTCGACGCAATAACTCATTCCTATACGCTGAACGGGATCGTCGTACCAAGCTGTACGCGGTGTCTCGATCATGCAGGGCTAGTTTCCTACGACATGGTGCGAAGAGAAATTCTAGAGCGAAAGAGCAGGATTGGAGTCCTCGTACATCAAGCAACCAACTACTACGACGAAGATCAACTGGATCCTAATTCGGTCCACGAGAAAATTAAGGGCTACGTTGATGCTTGGGCGATGTTTCGACAAGATACCGGTTTTGTTCCCAGGCGTATCGAGAAATCATTCTGCGCCAGCATAAATGGCATGCCTGTTGGCTTAACGCCTGATCGAGAGGGAATGTTTCTGAAGCAGGAAGCTATCGTGGATCTCAAGACTTCAGTGGCAGAGCAACCATGGTGGAGCATTCAACTCGCCGGCTACGCCCTGGGAGTTCCGGACTTTTATGGCGTGGCCAGCGGACTTCTCAGCTCTCCTTTAGCCTTATTCGTACGCAGGCGGCGGATCGCCGTGCAGCTCAGAGACGATGGGAAGTACAAAAAGTTCGACTATACCGAGCGGGAAGATGCAAACGTATTCATCTCGGCTCTGCACGTTACGCATTGGAAAATTAAACAGGGAATTAAATTGAGAGCGATAGCAGCATGACCAAAAACGAATTGATGGTCGAAAACTGGAACCTAAAAACTAATAGCCAACCCATTGAAGTGCGCTTTTGGACTGGTGCACGCGAAGGCGAGGGGCGATTAGGGAAAACTTGGACTCCAGCGCAAATGATGAGCGGCACTGCCGTTGTCTATATCCGTGATTCACAAGGTAAGAACGTCGGTGCTGTTGCACTCTCCCATGTTGAGGCCATATGAGCGAACCAGCAACGCAACCGAATCTTACGGTAACACCGCTTGATCAGAAGGAGCTCGCCAAGATGCAAGAGGCGGCTCCGAAGGTTTTGCTCCAGGCTCAGGAACTTGAAATAAATACAACCGAAGATTACGAAGCGAGCGGCGCGTTTCTCGATGTGGTTGCCGAGCGGCAAAGGAAAGTTGAAGAGTTTTTCGAAAGGCCGGTCAAAGAGGCCAATAGCGTTCATAAATTCCTTACCAGCCTGAGAGGCATGCTCACAAGCCCTTACAGTCAAGCCGAAGAACTTATCAAGAGGCGTCGACGTGATTGGCGTATGGAAGAGGAACGAAAACGCCAAGCTGCGGAAGAAGAAGCGCGTAAACGAGCCAAAGCCGAACAAGAAGCACAGGCACTCGAGGAAGCCAGCCAATTAACCGAAATAGGCGAGCATGAAGCGGCAGCAGTAGTGATCGATCGCGCGGTGACTGCGCCGCCGCCACCTGTCATTGTGCCTAGCATAGTTCCCAAGCAGGCTGGCCATTCGATCCGTAAGGTTTGGAAATTCAGAATTAAAAATCCTGCGCTGATCAAGCGTGAATTCCTGATGCCCAAGAATGCGTTTGATCCTAAGGAATACAAGAAGATTGACGCTCTAGTTTCTGATCTAGGGCCTGATGCAGGACCACTAGTAGGTCCTGGGGCGATAGAAATATACGAAGATGAAATTGAGAGCTCGCGCAGGAAATGAACTGAATCATCCAGATTTTGGAAACCATATCAGTAATGGTTCATTTCCTGCGTGTTGTAATCGAGAGAAATGATGGACACCATCAAGATTGGCGATATCCGTTATCTGAATGCGGACGAGCTGCGAAACATGACGAATCCAATGGCGATTACCTGCAAGGGAGAACCTGTGGCCGTTCTGGTACCATACAAACTTTTCTTGGAATGGCAGGAGGCTGCCCGTGGACTCACCGAAGACATTCGGCTTGAAACTCAGTGAACTGCGTCCGTGTGATGCTTGCGGAGGCCAAATCACACCGTTTTTTCAGCATATTCAGATTCGGCATGCCATCTTCAATGCAAGAAATGTGAACGCTACGATCGGCATCATGCACGGATGGGGTAGGACGCTGGCGGATCGTGATGCTATGCAGGCTTTGAACGTAGCCGAAGCCCTTTCGCCTGGAGCGGATGCGGCCGTTGAGGTTCTGGACGAGCCTGATGCCACGACAACTTTGTTCATTTGCAACGAATGCTACCTGAACAAGCCGCTGGATTTGGCAATGATCGCGGAACGCCGCGGGCACGCGACGCAGGCGAAGCCATGAACAGCGAAACGGAACGAAAAGGCCTACGCATCCAGCACGGTTTTGACAAAGGCTACTATTCGCTCCTTCCCGACCATAAACCGCATCCTGTGGTTTGGTGCATGTGCGGATGGACGCCAGCCGATATCTCCGACAGTTGGGAAGAAGCTGGCAAGAAACTAGATGAGCATATCGCGGGAGCATTGAAGAAAGAGGATATCGTTTATCACGACAGCATCAAGGAACACAGCAAGGCGGTGGCGGCGCGGCGATGACCTGCACAAAAGTACAAATCGGTGATTTTTCAGCGATTGTCGATATGGCAGGCCCAATACTGCGAATCTGTTCCGGCGGAAAGGAATTCTTCTTTGAATTCCATGAGTACATGGGCCCAATGATGGTTGGCAAACGCGGGCAGCCGATCCAAAGTTTACCAACTAAGTGCAGTCCATTCTGGGACGCCCTCTATTGGTGGATTAGGCAGGGGAAGCGGATCGACGCAAATAGGAATTGCGTTTTCGACCACGAAATGAAGTTGGTTGATATCGTGAAACAGATCGGGCCGCGCACCTGGAAGATCCTCGGCGTTCGACCGAAGGGCTATATCCTATGACCAATCTTCATATCGCACCAGGCCTCAGTCTGCCCAAAGATGTCGTCACATCGACCATCGTTGTGTACGGTGGTAAAGGCACAGGAAAAACAAATTATGGCAGCGTTCTTGTCGAAGAATGCTCCAAAGTTGGCTTGCGATGGACTTACATCGATCCGTTGGGTGTTGCCTGGGGTTTGCGTCACTCTGCAGATGGCAAGGGCAAGGGTATCGAATGCATCATCCTTGGCGGCGTTCATGGTGATATTCCAATTGAACCGACCGCTGGTTCTGTGGTTGCGGATTTGGTTGTAGATGAGATTGGGACAAACGCCATTATCGATATCTCGCGCCGGCCAAACGGTGAGACTTGGGGCACTGGCGAAAAAATCAGATTCATCACAGAGTACGGCAGACGGCTGTTTCAATACCAAGGGAAACTAGTTGCAGGCCGCAGACGTGAACCAATTCTGCAAGTTTTTGATGAAGCTGCGCGGTACATCCCGCAGACCATTCCACACGGCGCAGAACAGCTTGCGGCTTGCGTCGGTGTTTGGGAGCAGATTGCTGAAGAAGGTCGCAATTTTGGAATCGGCATTGTTTTTTTGACGCAGCGCAGCGCACGCTTGAATAAGAGTGTTTCAGAACTGGCCGATGCAATGTTCTCATTCCGCATCGTCGGGCCCAATTCGGTTGCCGCTGTAATGGATTGGATGGGCGATCACGTTCCCAAGGATCGAATCAAAACGCTCATTGAAAGTCTGCGGTCACTAAATGTCGGACAATGTTTGGTTGTCTCTCCCGGCTGGCTGAAGTTCGAGAAAATCGTGCAAATACGCCTGCGGGAAACATTCGACTCTAGCGCGACCCCGAAACCCGGGGAGCGGCCGCGGAAAGTAACCGGTGAGGCAGCCAAGCCGGATCTAGCCAAGTACGCGGCGCGCATGAAAGAGACCATCGAGCGTGCTAAAGCCGAGGACCCTAAAGAGTTACGCGCACGGATTCGGGAACTCGAGAAACAAGCCAAGGCTCAACCCGTAAAACAAAATTCACAGAGCGTAAATAAAAATTTACAGCCGGACCCTGCGGTCATGCAGCGGGCAATTGATCGGGCTGTGCGGCAGGTAGAGCAAGCACATGCGCCGATGCGCATATTGCTGGAGAAGTCCATGAAGATCATCGTGAAATTAAACGCCATAGGCTTTGAGGGAGCTGACGTCAGGCCTGAAGATATAGACCGGCTAATAAAGGCAACAACGAACGAACTGCGCAAATTGGCCAAAGCCAGCCTATCCGCTAAGGCGGCTGAGCTTGAGGGCTTGAAACGAGAAGCTACGGCGTTATTAAAATCAATTGAGCGGGTTATGTCGAAGGAGCCTATATCGGTCAATGTAGATGTCCACAAACTGTCTGCAGATACCAGCCATATCGCACCAGCGGTCCCAGTGCAAGACGCCAACACGCGAGCCAATTTTCAAGAACGCTCAAAGTTGTTGATACCACCGTCCAACGGAGATTTGCCAGTTGGCGAACTGGCGTGCTTAAAGGCTATAGCGCAATATAACGAAGGAACCGAACGTGATCAACTTTCCGTGCTTACTGGATATAAGCGGTCCTCACGCGACGCTTATGTTGCGCGGCTCCGCGGTAAGGGATTTATAGATGATCGAAACGGACGGCTTATAGTTACTGACGATGGCATCGCAGCCCTTGGCAGCGATTATGAGAGGTTGCCCACTGGTTCAGAGTTGCAGGAATATTGGCGACGAAAATTGCCACAGGGCGAAAAGGCACTATTCGAATTAATCATTTCCAATAGCGGTGAACCCGTAGATCGTGAATGGCTCGGCGAGCAGACTGGTTACAAAAGATCAAGCAGAGATGCCTACTTAAGCAGAATGATGTCGCGCCGAATTATTGAGGAAGCTGGTCGTGGAATGGTCAGGGCCGCGACAATACTTTTCGATTAAATTGTGTGAACACACACGGTACAGCATTGATTAGAAGCGTCCCGACGCATATACTGGGCGTCATGGACGCTTCTAATGGAGATCGCCATATAGCAATTTATGGCCGCGTTCAACTTCAGCGCGGATATTGTACGACCTGCCAACGCATCGCCCTGATAACAGATAATGTATTCCAGTGTTGCGGAAGCCAAGCGAATCAACCATCGAAAATTATCCAATATAAACGCATGTCTATTTCGCCGCAATTTAGGCGGTCTCCTTGCAAGAAGAGGCGCGACGAAATACTGGAACGACAGGAAAATCGGTGCCTCTATTGCGATAGGCTGTTTGGATCTTTTGTATTCAGATACGATCGGCTAATTAGGCTGCGCTTACATTGGGACCATCTTGTACCATGGGCTTACGATCAAAACAACGAGCACGTCAATTTTGGTGCTGCTTGCCACATCTGCAATGGCATTAAGTCGAACCTGATGTTCAGGAGTGTCGAAGATGCCAAAATCTACATCGCTGAAAAATGGAAGTCAAAAGGTTACTCAGAGTCAGCAGTGGCCAATGATAATTTGTGCCAACTGCGGCAAGGAATTCAGGCAGAGGAGACAAAAACAGAAGTTCTGCAAACTGAAGTGCCGGCGAGCGGCTTGGTTCAAGAACAACTACGTACGAGTGATGCCTCGGAACGTATAACAACGTCAGAATCAAAGCTAAGGACTGTTAGCCAAAAGGTAAAGCGTATTTGTCCCTGTCCATGTGGTCGTGAGTTTTTCCCCCGTGCTCGCACACAGATTTATTACAGCCGAAACTGCATGAAGCTCGTTGCTGCTGGACGTCTTAGAGAGAAGCATGAAGGCGAGAAAAAGCAAGATCGACGACGTTTATATTCTCGATGCAACAAGAGTGTGGATGGCTATCATATTTGGGCCAAAGGGGAAATTGATGACCTGAGGCCATGTATTAATTGCGGTGCGACCAAACGTGATGTGCGAGAGTCTTAAGGAGTTCCATGGCACAGGCAAAATGTCCGAACTGTGGCGGTTACAGAGGCCTCCCGCGAATGCTGCACGACCAGGATGAGCCGCGGGAGTGTTCCAACCCTTTCCACAAAGAGGCCGAGGTCCCACTGGTAATCGAAGAAGACAATGTAACCATGACTGCCACGGTCGAGATCGTACCGCCTAAGCTTGGCAACCCGATCTGCCCATATTGCATGACCGAAGGGTTGAGGGGACGCCAGACTCAACTGGGACCATTTTTTATAATGGTCGTGCGTTGCGCTAACGAAGAATGCAGAAAGATCCTTGGGATATTTCCAATTGGAACTGTCCAAGCAGGGATGCCGACAAACTAATGGGCAAAGGTGTTCGCAAAATATCGAACAATGAAATGGAGGCCATGCACAAGAAACGCTGGCCAGAGCCAGTCGTTTTGGATCATGCTCCGCGTTTGGCAGAAGCAATTCGCCGCGTACTAGCCGGCGAGCATCTGCTTGGCTGCCGACGACGAGGGAGCTGTCATTGCGATAGAGATATTCTCGAAGCGGCTTGGCGCGATTATGTTGCCGATAATCCTCAATCATTTTGTTGAAAGGAGAACTGAATGGCACGAGTAAGACAAGTCAGATTGGCTGGACGCGAAACCGCAAAGAAACGCGCACCACGTAAACTGGATCCCAAGGCCGATTTTAATGAGCCTACGAAAAAGAATCCGGAGGAACCGGAACAATTAGTAGCGGAAGAACTACAAACGGAACCGGCAGAAATGCCGAGCCGGATCGTCAACGGCTTCATGGCTGTTAACTTCGTGCGGCCGCATTTTGAAATTGAGAAGGATAATAGAAGCGTTGCACTGGAATTCTCTCTTGAACTCACCAACGATCACCGCAGTTTGTTGCCGGCGAAGATCCTCAACGAGTGGGAGCATATTGAAGAAGGTACTTGCAGGTTGAGTGAAGTGATTGGCGTTGGCACGCAACGTTTCGATCTGAGGCTAGCGCCAGATGATGAGGAATCGGACCTTGAGCAGGATTCACCAGTCCAAAAGATTCGTTTGCAAGTGATCGAGGATAAGGGCAGTGGAGCTTCAAAAGATATTATTCGCCTATCATTCAGAATGCTGTGTGATTTGACGCCAGTCGTCGAAAAGTTCGCCTGCCGTAATTTCGGCGGAGTAATCTGGCTAAAAATGGACCAAATTCAAAGTGAATTGCTATAGCCAAAGAGTGTACGATTATGCAGATGTGGCGAGCCCGGGCTTGGCGCGGTTGTGCCGGGCAAGGCTAGGCGGGGTTCGGCACGGCATGGTTTGGGTGAGGCGAGAGGATTTCCTCTCGCCTTTTTTTTAAATGTTATGAGTCTTGAGCAGATAGCCGAGAACTTGGCGCGAGCTCTAGGCCATGCGCCAGTCTGTAGAATTCTAGATGGTCCTAATTGCAACTGTGGCGCAGCGAGGCTCCAAGCAAAGGCACTGGCGGATTACGAAGACCACAAACGGAAACAACAGGCGAAAGAGGTCACAGCGGATTCCCAATGAGCGATCAAGGCAGCTTCGAAGTACTGCAACAAAAAAGCAAGAGGCACGAGTTGGAAGATAATCTATTTGCCGAATTCAAGCTCTACGGCCTTCCGACCCCGGAACGCCAGTATATTTTCCATCCTACGCGCAAGTGGCGACTGGATTTTGCTTGGCCAGACCGTAGGATAGCAGTAGAAGTAAACGGCGGAATCTACATGAATAAAAATAATCCAACCAACCCGGGAGGCCACAACCGCGGTGCATACATGGAACTAAGCTACGAGAAGATTAATGAGGCGCAGCGACTTGGCTGGAAGGTGTTTATGTTTGGCCCATCACAATGCCGCGGACGAAAGCGCACGAATGAATCCAGCGCGGCGTTAGCTTTTATGCACAACGTCTTGCTATCAAAGTGAAAGGACATTCCAATGGAGCTAAATGAACTCAAGCCAGGAGATGTCGTGTATCTCAATAGCGGATCTCCCGCACTGACCGTCGAGAAAATAACCGATGAAGGTTTAGTAAAAGTGACCTACTTCAATGGTGGTCAGCAGTACGCATTCTTCTGGCCGTCTAATCTTACGGCAAATAAAGCAGCTCACGGGCAACGCTAATGAGCCAGGCAAAGTGCAAATCCATTTCCGGCCAGCACAAGTTCAGCCGTGAGATCATTTTTGATCGCGACGGTAACCGATGGCAGCGATGCATTCACTGCCCGAAGAAAAAGAAGGCCACTCAAAAATGACGCAGAAACGAATACTTGTTGCCGGTGGTGGTGGTTTCATCGGTCATTGGCTTATAAAGCGTCTTAAAGCTGACGGTCATTGGGTCGCCGGCGCGGATATCAAGCGGCCAGAGTTCGAAGGTAGCCCAGCCGATTACTTTCACCTGTTCGATTTGCGCGAATATCGCCATTGCGAATTCGTGACTAAGGGCATGGACGAGGTCTATCAGCTCGCCGCAAATATGGGTGGCATAGCGTGGATCACATCCCATCTTGCTGATGTAGCCCGTGATAACGTCCTCATTAATGTGAACATGCTCGAGGCCGCTCGACAAAATAATGTGAAACGGTATCTCTACACCTCATCGGCTTGCGTGTATCCAAAATGGAGACAGACCAAGACCAAGATCACGCCGCTGCGAGAAACAGATGTTTCTCCGGCTGACCCGGAAGATGGGTACGGGTGGGAAAAATTATTCTCAGAACAGATGGCTGCGTATTACCGGAAAGACCACGGGCTCAATGTCAGGATCGTGCGCCTTCACAACGTCTACGGACCTTTGGGAACCTATGACGGTGGCCGCGAAAAATCTCCGGCCGCGATCTGCAGAAAAGTCGCGCTAGCTAAAGACGGCGATGAGATTGAAATTTGGGGAGACGGAAAACAAACTCGGACATACTTATATATCTCCGATGCAATCGAAGGTCTCGTCCGGATCATGAATGCTGGCTACGTTCATCCGTTGAATCTTGGAACGGCCGAGCTCGTAACGATCGATGGGCTCGTAGATCTTGTGGCAGGCATCGCGGGCAAGTCCATCCAAAAAATACATGACACATCCAAGCCTGAGGGAGTGCGAGGGAGAAGTAGCGACAATCTGCGATTGCGCCGAGCCATCTGCTGGGAGCCGCAAGTAAAATTAGTGGATGGGCTCAAAGAGACGTATGCTTGGATTGCATCACAGGTCTCTCAAAGGGTGTCCGCATGAACGTGCCACAACCCGATAAAACTTCGTATTTGGTGCGAGTGGCGATAGCTTTTGATGAAGGCGTTAATGTGCTCTGCTTTGGTAACCTCGACGAAACCATATCCGCGAGAGCTGGCCGCGCCGCGTTACATGGCAAACTGTGGGGCAAGATTCTTGCTGGTGCGCTCGGATTCTTCTTCAAGAATCACTGTCAACTAGCGGAGTTGCATGATGAACAGCGAGCGGAATACATCGCATGGCTTGAAAAGCAATCTGATCCTGCCGCACACAAAGTTGCAAGGATGTTAATACGTTGAGCCGGCACGGTCGTGCCACGATTCCCATAGGCCAATACAAAGGCAGTAAGGTAGCTGCACTACCAGACCAATATTTACTTTGGCTTCTTGAATCCGTCTATGCCAGCAGTCCGAAATGGCATTGGCTTATAGAAAGTGTCAAAGCAGAACTGCGCCATCGAGGCTTTCATCCAGACAATGTTGTGCCGGAACCGCCACCTACGTTCAGGATACGGTGCACAAATTGCGCCCAGCTTTTCGAATCAACCTACCAGCGTCCTGTTTGCGACTCATGCAAGGCTATTATCAGAAGCGGACTTACGACGATCGGTGCTACGCAAAAATGTGTTCACTGCGGTCACTATCTGCATCCGGATGTGGATTGCAGAGCCCTGGATGCAGCCGGCGATGTTTGTAATTGCTCTAATTCTGAGCCGATTGGCCTGCCCAAAGTGGCAGACTTTGTGAAGCCGCGGCGTGTGATTTTGCTCTAATAACATTGGCATTATTTGACTTATCTTATGGTTTACCCATACACTCCAGTTACATGTCTGGTAATAACGGCCCCAAGCCGCTTTTCTCTGCGGAAGACCGCAAAAAAATTATCAATCTTTTATTGTCCGAAAGTATCAACGCAGCGGCGATCGGCAAACGCTTCGGTGTTTCTGCTCAGACCATTCGGCGCATCCACTGGGAATATCTTTTAACCAACGACAAGCGCATTGCAGATAACGGAGATGTTCGAAATGGCAGCCAAAAACGCAAATGATTCATTGCTCTCTGACATTGATTTTGAGCCCATCGAGGATATTAAGCCGGACAGAAACAATCCCAACAGGCATACGCCGCGCGGCAAAAAACTTTTGAAGTCTTCACTCAAAAAGTTTGGGGCCGGCCGATCGATATTGCTCGATGCTGAGAATCGCGTGATCTCCGGGAATGCCACCTTTGAGCAGGCCAGACAGTTGGGCTACAAAAAAGTCATGGTGGTGGACTCTGATGGCGATACGCTGGTTGCCGTACGTCGGAAAGATCTCAATCTTGAAGGTGACGACAAGAAGGCTAGAGAACTGGCAGCCCATGACAACAGAGTTGGGCAGGTTGACCTGGAATGGGACACCGACATCTTGAAGAGTACGGACGTCGACCTAACGGAACTATTTGAACCAATCGAGTTGGACAATCTTCTGAACGACGGCAAGGGCAGAAAGCGAATCGACAAAATCGATCTGCAGCCTCCTCCCAAGATGATTTGGATCCTTTTGGGCGTTCCATTCAATCGTTTCGATGAAATTCAGCCACACTATCAGGCACTCGAAGCTATCAGCGATATCAGTGTTCAGCAGGCAAGGAACGCAGAGGAAGAAAAGAAATCTTGAGCGTATATGTCGATGCATCGCTTTATCCACTTGGTCGCATGATCATGTGTCATTTGTTTGCTGACACTACGGACGAGCTCAATCGGATGGCAGATGCGATCGGCATCGCCCGCAAGTGGATACAGTATCCCGGTACGCCGAAAGAACATTTCGATATTTCTAAGTCTAAGCGGGCCTTGGCCATCATGAATGGCGCAATCGAATTAACTTCCGCACGCTCATTGATCGCCATTATTCGCAGGAAAGCTAAGGCATACTCCCTTCCGTCCGAAGTAACCTTGCCAATCAGCGGTTATTAATAGTTGACATATCGTACCTACTAAGCTATAATGTTGCTGTTAGTGCAAGACCGATCTAAGCACTAACAAAACTGAGAGGGAGTTCTAATGGGCAATCAAACTACGGTGATCATTCGTAACGATGCAATTGGTGATATCCGCAGAAACCCAGAGGAATTCGTCAAGACGCTCGCAGAAATGATTGAGCACGGAAGAACTGGAGACTTTGCCGTATTCAGTCACGGCAACCCCGCGCAGGTTATCGAAACTCATCATGCTGACTACACTGTGATCGTCGCGGCTGGCGGCAACACCGCGCGTGTGATTGGCCATGTTTACAAGTGGCATTGGCCAGACAAAATCGCGATGGTGAAGGACGTCATTTCAAGTATTCATGAATGGCTCGCTGGCCAAATGGACAAAAATGCCACAGCATAAGTCAGTACCGTGCCCTGCCTGCTATGGCCGCGGCAACCTTGGATGCTGGTTATGCAGTGGAAGCGGCCGTCATGTCACGCAAGCGGATCACAAATACGTTAACGGTTGGGCAGTCATCGGTTACGCTCTTGCGCTGCTCATCATCGTAGCTGCCGTAGTTATTTATTTGCCGCTGATGGGAGATTGGTTGATTCAACGGTAGTGCCGACCGCGAACGGCGCAAGGGAGAATCGACGTGAATCCTGGCGTGATCATGACTCTGGTGTGGATGCTGCTAGGGTTGCTGTGGGTATGGATGCAAGACCGAAAAGAGATGCGGAAGCACGTTCCTTACGGCAACATGCCGAGTATCTTCAGCTTGAAACAAATCCGGACCATGCTGTACACAATGGGAATGATGGTCTGTGCGCCGCTCGCAATTATCGGGCCACCATTGCAAATTTATATTACGATTCGACGGGCACTCTTGGTCAGAGAACTCAAGAAGCTGCGCCGCGACACCACAAACGGGCGCTGGATGTACGTTAACATGAGGCGCTTTATGCTACGGGATAAGAAGGCCAAATAACGGCAGCGATTAGCCGCAAATAAATCGCAAAACCAAAAGGGAGAATCAAAAATGCAAACTTCGTTTTTAGAGCGTTTTCGTGCTGCTCGTAGAGTTAGTACCCCGCTCATTGCAATTCGCACGGCGGATCCTGCCGCAACGGTCGCCGATATCGCCAGAGATAAGGCTCAGGTTGCGGCCATGATCCTGTGGGATTCCGTCTCAGGCATAGTGGGCGTCAACGAACCGGACGGTAAAAACGTCGTCCGGCAACTGGTAAAACCAAACCGTGACCGTGATAACGATGAAGATCGTCTGGAAGATCCTTTGGCTTTCCTTGTGAAGATAGCTGCGAAGGAAGCAACCCCGAGAGGCACTATAATCTTTGCATACAACCTGAATCTCTTCTTTAACGATCATCGCGTCATACAGGCGGTTTGGAACCTTCGCGATAAACTCAAACAGGAAAATAAGACTTTGGTCCTGCTTTGCCCGTCCATCACTTTGCCTCCGCAGCTGGCGCAAGATGTATTGATTCTGGACGAACCACTTCCGGACGCGGCTGGCCTGGCAGCTATTGTGGGCGAAATGTATTTGGCAGGAAATCTTCCATCGCCGAAACAGGAAATCCTTGAACGTGCCGTCGAAGCACTCTCCGGCCTCGCAGCTTTTCCCGCAGAGCAGGTTACGGCCATGAGCATCACCGAAAAGGGCCTTGATATTGAAAGCTTATGGGAACGCAAACGCCAGCAAATCGAAATGACGCCTGGCCTGAGCATCTGGCGCGGCAAGGATGACTTCAAGAGCGTTGTCGGGCTCGATAACGCCAAGGAATTTCATCGCCGTCGCGGCATGGGGCCTTTGCGGCGTCGCACCATCGTATTCATTGACGAGATCGACAAGCATATGTCCAATTTTGGCGCGATCGGCACCGGAGATACCACAACCGAAATGGTTGGCACTCTTCTGACAGACATGGAAGAAACCGAAGCAGAAGGGAGTGCGTTCCTCGGCGTCGCTGGAGCCGGCAAAACATTACTTGCTAAAGCGATTGCCAATGAGTGGGGGGTCCCGTTGATCTTCTTCGATCTGGCCGGCATGAAAGCTTCGCACGTCGGCCAATCGGGCGAGAACATTCGCAATGCCCTGAAGGTGGTCCATGCCGTAAGTCAGGATCAGGTGTACTACATCTGTACGTGTAATAGATTCGATTCGTTGCCGCCGGAGATGCGACGCAGGTTTAGATCTGGCACGTTCTTTTTCGATCTGCCGACCAAACCGGAAAAAGAGGCGGCTTGGAAAATCTACCAGGAGAAATACAAGATAGAGGGACCGCGGCCAGACGATTTAGGCTGGACCGCTGCAGAAATCCGCAATTGCTGCTATAACGCGCATGTCTTGGCATGTCCGCTAGTGGACGCGGCCAAGTATATCGTGCCCATTTCCGTTTCCTCTGCGGATAAGATCAAGGATCTTAGACGACAGGCAGATGGAAACTTTATTTCTGCCACCTACTCCGGTCTATATCATGCGCCGGAAGGTATCGAACCTGAGCCAGTACCAGATATGGTTGTAGCGATCGGAGTCATTCCAGCCAAGCCGAGACGCAAGATCATGCCTGAACCTGGTAACGGCGGCAAAAAAGAGCAGGTGAATTAATGGCGCGCGCGTTCCTTCATCAATGGGAAGTTCGGAGCCATACAGGTGATGATGTTTATAAGGTGACCGAGTACTTAGACGGCACATGGGCCTGCGCATGTCCACGGTGGAAGTTTTGCAAAGCCCCAAAACTGGATTGTAAACATATCCTTGGCGTCAAGGCCGAAGAACCACATCAGGCAATGCCGATCACGCAGATGCAGGAACAGGCACGGCGACAGATGATACGGCCACCTGAGCCTACATCGCATCCCGTGTTTGTTTTGCAAACTCGTCGTGTCATTCAATTGGGTTGACCAAAAATGATTACAAAAGCGTGGAGGTATCCGAACGGCACGATTGAATTTGGTATTGTAACTCTTCGTGGCCCAGCCAATTTAGTTCGCGCTAACCAAGATGGTACTTGGCAATGCGATTGCTCAGGCGATCCACCAAAAATCTGGACACCGACCGCAAAGTTCGGTCCAGGTCATCCTTGGATAAAGCCGGCGTGTGAACACATTGCGGAGGCGTTTGTGCATCACCGGAAAGGAGAAGGCAGGAGAGAACAACTCACAGCGGAAGCTAAGCACAGCGCGGAAGTAAAGAAACAGTATGACGAGGAAATGAAGATCAGACGTGAAAAAGACGACACACCGATGGCGGAATTACGGCCAAGAAGAAAAATCACATTCGACAAATGAAAGAGAGGGTAGCTATACGAGTCACACCTCGGACATAGAATTAGAAGTCACGGACATCAACTGCCTAGAGGATGCCGTAAAAAGCATCCCTGGGCTGGAATTCCTGCGCGGCCAAAAAACGTTCAAGCAGTTTGGTGGCCAGCAAGGTCGCTGCGATCATGCAATTCGCGTAGCAAATAACAGCCGTGCGTTTGAAATAGGGGTCTCCGAGACAGGCAGGCCTGGTCGCCACAGATTGCAAACCGATTTTTATGGTGGCGGTTACGGGCTCGAAGAACTTGTTGGTCCAAACGCTAACAAACTGAAGCAAGCATACACCGTCGCCTATTCCAAGAAGCAATGGAAGAAGAAAGGCTTCAAGGTTCGAACAACGGTCGACGCGCAAGGCTTTATCGACGTCATAGCCACGCGACGAACATAAGTTGCGAGGTGACTTAAGTTGGTCTACACAATTTCTCCGCTTGAGTTCGGCGAACGCCGCGATATCCGCGGGAGACGCATTCCTATCTATGTAGATGCCGATGGGCAGATAGGATGGACGCTTTGTAGCGGTGGAGCAGCGTTTCGTGTTTTGCGCACTGCCGATCACATGTGGATTTGCAATTGTCCGAACGGACAGGTGAACGGTCGTCGAATAGTTGGCGATCCAGTATGCGATCACATAACGACGGTTCCTCAGAGTCCTGCGTACGCAAATAGTGAATATCTAAATCAGCTCGACGGTCTGATTCGAACTGAACAACAGATCGTCTCTCGAAATGAGGCACGAAAGGAACGAGAAGAATACGTTCTACGGCCACGACGAATAATAAATCTCAAATAAGGAGATCACATGGCAGAGGAAATCGTACGAATCCGCGTTTCGCCCGAAGGCAACGCGACTATCAGCGTCAAGGGCGTGAAGGGAAGATCATGCAAGGAACTCACAAAGACTTTTGAAGAAGGCCTTGGAAAGGTGGTGAGCAGTGAAAACACAAGCGAAATGTATGAAAAAGAAACAGAGGTTCAGATTAAGAATAGGGCCTGACGCGGATGCCTACTAAGCCAGTATTAGTTTGTTGACCTTAGACCAAAACGCTGCGACGAACTCATCCAAGGTTACCTAACGGCTGTTGGCCATACCTGCGATACGCCATTGTGCATTCAGCCTGAGCACCTTATTGAAGGTACTCAGAAGGAAAATATACATGATTGTGTAGTACGCGGGCGGGCCAGGAACGGCAACATTAAATTAACTCCAGAGAAGTGGGACGCAATTAGAAAATCGACAAAATCTCACACAGCCATAGCCAAAGAATACGGAATCAGTCGTCACCAAGTCGGCAGAATAAAGCGAGGAGAAAGCGGGAGGGTTTATAACCCATGACTACGTATCGTATGCGCATCGCTCCGAATGGAAAGATCTTTGCACTCTACGATGACATCTTGGCCGATCTATTCCCTGACAGCCAAATGACTATCAAGCGGGCTAGCTTCGTTGAGCCCACGCCATCCGGCCGATGGATTGCAGACATGTCGCCAGCGGTCAAGCGATTCAACTTGAACGTCGATAACCCGATATTAGGACCTTTCACCACTAGATCGGCAGCGCTAGCTGCCGAACATAAGTGGTTGTTAGCCAAGTTGTTTACATGATTTCGCGTGAGCGAAACGGCGGACACAACCAAATCCGATCTGAAGCCCAGGCCCCAAGGTAGTGTCCGCCGATTTGAAGCAAAAGGGAGAATCAAAAATGAGATCAGCACAACGTAGTGCAATCCAGAAGTCAGCAGCACAGAAGGCTTGGGAGACTCGCAAGAGGAACCGCAGCAATCCGCCACTGCCGCCAAAAAAGACAATTAAACTGCAACCATTGCCGGCGATCAAATTGCCGACGAATCCGGAACTTGTTTCGCCCGATCAGATCATGGCGCGCACCTGCGTTATGGTCCTCACTTTCCATGGCATCGGCAATCGCCGCAAGGTGGACACTGACAACATAGAAGTCAAGTCAAGTGACAAGCGCGCCGCAGCCAAAGAAAGCGAAGTGGACAAGGCGTGGTTACACCTGACGAAGCGGCTGATCGAAGCGGAAGAACTAGACAAGATCACGTCCAGCTACGGTGAGATGCGCCGGTACGTTGAGAACTTGGCTTTGCCGTCGTACATTAAGCGCGGCGTATACATCATGCCGACCGCATTCGTGATGCAAGTGGACGCCAAACTCAAGGAAGGCACTGCGACCGTTCAACCATTCATCAAATCGCTCGGCAAACGCTACGAAGCCATCAAAGCAGAATCTCAAAAGAGGCTCGGTCCCCAATATAACGAGGCCGACTACATGACCAGAGAACAACTGATGGCTGCCTTTCAAGTGTCGTGGCGGTTCCTTTACGTGGATAGCGCACCGAACTTGGCCGGTGTATCAAAGGAAATCTACGAAGAGGAACGCCGAAAAGCGCAGCAAGATTGGGCAGATCTCGCCCAAGTTCACAGACAGATGCTTCGCAGCCACATGTCGGAGTTCGTCAATCACTTGGCAGATAGGCTTGCGCCCAACGAAGAAGGCCGGCTCAAAATGTTCAAAGAAGGCTCTGTCACGAAGTTCCAGCAGTTTTTGGAAAACTTCGAGCCACGCAATATCGGCAACGATCTTCAAATGAAGGTTCTTGTCGATCGGGCAAAACAGTTGCTCACCGGCAACGACGCCGAGTCTTTGCGAACCAACGACGAACTGCGGGCACATGTAAGGCAAGGTTTTGAAAACATCAAAGCCGCCCTAGACACGATGGTTGTTTTGAAACCGCGACGGATCATTACATTTGACAGATCGTAGCAAGTAACATACAATAAGAGAGTGTAGAGCCATGAGAAAGCCGGAGCCATTTGCCAAAGTAAAAGTGGGGCCGGGCCAACCGGCCCCGCGGCGTTTTAAGACACTGGTGGATGGCAGTGAATTGGTTGCTTTGTACAACGAGTCGAATACGATGTGGGACATTTATCTGGATGGCTATCGAATCGGATATGTCAAACACAGAATGGAGTGGCTGGCACTCCTTCAGTTGGGGGCACGATTTAATCATCGCGTGATTGGCAAATTTGTGCGATGGCAGGATGCGGTCAATCACGTAATCACCACATTTCTGGCTCATCGGGCAAATTGGTCGGCCAGTAAGGCTCACCTATTTTTTAGCAAGGCTGTGAAGTTAGAAGATGTCGAGCAGGAACAGGTACCGCGACGCCGCTAAGTTCGCAAAAGGGAGAATCGAAATGGGAGCGCATACCGTTTGGAAGGGACATTTGTCTTTCGGCTTGTTGAATATCCCGGTACGGTTGTACGTAGGAGCCCGGGACAAACGCGTTGAACTGCATACCTATCACACCAAATGCAATGGTCCGGTCAAAGAACCGAAGTATTGCAACGCCTGCCAAGAGATGCTGGCTCCGGAACAAATCTACAAGGGCTATGCAATCGACGGGAAGATCGTTCAGATTACCAAAGAAGAGATCGAACAGCTTACGCCAAGCAGCGGAAAAGTGTTGGAGATTACAGAATGCGTCAAGTGGGCCGACGTCGACCCACTCTATCTGGCCGAATCCTTTTATTTACTGCCAGAAGATGTCGGCCGCAAAGCCTACGGTCTCCTCGTCAAGACGCTCACCGATACTGGCCGTGTCGCCATTGCTCAACTAGCCAAGTCAGGCAGGGAGAACGTAATTCTCTTGCGGCCCAAAGGCAATGGGCTGATCGTTCATTACATTTGGTATCCGACAGAGATTGCAAGACTCGCTGAATTCGAAGATCTGGAAGCGGTCGCGTTCACAGCGTCCGAACTGAAATTGGCACGACAACTGGCCGAAAGTTTCGATTCCGAATTCAATCCCGAGATATTCGAAGATGGCTACTACATGCGCTTAACTCAATTGATCGAATCCAAGCTGGACAAGTCGGTCCAGGCACCGCAAGCGGTCAATGTTGCAGTCGCTCCTCCGGCCCAAGATCTCATGGCCGCGCTGTCTGCTTCACTCGCTACTCCCAAGCCGCGTCGGTCGATCAAGTTGAATGCTGAGCCAGAGCCGGCGAAAGTTGCTGAAAAAACCAAGGGCAAGAAAGGCAAGGCGGCCTAATGAGTCATTATGCGGTCCTAGTTATAGGTGACGATCCTGAAGGGCAGTTGGCTCCATTCCATAAGTTTGAGAGTACTGGCGACGATAACCAGTACGTTCAAAACATAGATCAAACCGAAGAGGCTCGCGCTCAATACACTGAGCACACCACCACGCGATACCGTGATCCAGAGGGAATACTTCACAATCCTTATACAGAAGAAGGTAATGCCAAGCCACAGTTTTGGCGCGATCCAACGCCAGAAGAGATAGCGGAGCACGGCAAAATGTTTGGCTCTGGCTTTGGCGGTGGTATCCGCTGGCTTTCAACAGATTGGAACGACGGCCTGGGCTACCGTGCCAAAGTTTTCCAATTGCCGGAGGGCTGGAATGAAGTTGAGGTTCCGACTCCCGAAGCAGAGACACTCGCCAAGTTTGTTGAAGGCTGGTATGGCCATAAAGTTGTTCCCTTTGGCGAACAGCCTGACCTGGTTGGCAAACACAAATACGGCTACACGCTGGTAGATTCGGGCGGCACAGTCGTGAAAGTTGTTGATCGCACAAACCCAAACAAAAAATGGGATTGGTATTCGGTAGGTGGCCGCTGGACCGGCTATTTCAAATTGAAAGCGGTTGGCGTTGGCGTCCTGGGCAAACCAGGAATCCAAGCAATAGCTTCAGATTACAAAGCACCTGAGAGAGACCGCGCCGATCTGTGCCGGAAATGCGACATAGACATCGAGGGAATGCGCAATGAAGCAGAAGAAAAGGCAGCAAGAAAATACGATCTAGTGTGGTCGATCATAGGAGCACACCAGCGTCCTCTAACCTGGGAGGAAGTAAAAAAACTTCATCAAAACGGTGTCGATGGGAAAGGTAGACCTAACGTCGATTTTGACGCCGCTAGAAAATACTACAATCAGCAACCTGCGGTAGTCGCGCTTCGTGAAAACGAAACGGCAACATGGTATGAGGTGGACGACTTTCTGGTAGCGCGTGAAGAGTATTTGCGCCGAGCACGCGCCGGGGCTCTGACGACGTTTGCAGTCATCAAAGATGGCCAGTGGTACGAGCGAGGCAGCATGGGCTGGTGGGGAGTCGTCTCGAACGAGGAAGACCACGACGAATGGAATATCAAGTTCGCGTCTCTGATCGATGGACTGCCAGACGATACGATTCTAACGATTATTGATTGCCATATCTAAACGTCTGAAGGAGCCGTCGTTTTTATGAGCCGTGAGCTAATGATTAGGTTGGCTGACGTCTGGGCCAGCCTTGCCACAAGACCATTCATATGCACACAGGCCGCTGACGAATCTCGCGCAATTGTTGGCGGCATCATTTATGGCTATTACGCCGAAGATAATCCTACTGCTTTCCTTGGGCATGACGAAGGCGGACACGATTTCTTAGTCGTCGACGACCGTTGGATTCTTGATTTTTGGGCCGCAGCCTACTATGGGGAAATGCCCGTTTGGGATCTGCATGAGCCAAGTGATGCCGCGGATATCGCTAGGCTCTATGGCCCACGCGACAAGTGGACCAATATCGACACTCGGCCGAAGGAACCTAGATTCTTGGAGGATAACTAATGAATAACGAAGCAATAAGTAAAGCATTGGCGGATCTCAAGGCGATGTTGCCGGATCTGAAAGCTGCGCACATTATTATCGTTTCTATGGCGTACAGCGGCAGCGGCGACGAAGGTACTACGGAACCGGCTAAATTCTTTGCCAAGTTCTCTGATGAACCCGAAGTCGAAATAATCCCATCCGGCGAACTCAGCAAAAAGATCAACAGTATTTTCGAGACCATCTTGTTGGAAGAATTGGGCGGTTGGGACCAAAACGAGGGCTCGACCGGGACGTTCCAGCTCCACGTTGAAGCTGGCGAGCTCGACATCAATCATAACTGGTACGTGCAATCAACCGAGGAAGATCCACGGAAGTTCACACTCTAATGCACCCACTTCATCATGCTCAGTCGTCTGTCAAAAAGTACGGTGGCCAGGTAGAGGATTATCTGCCTATTCACAATTGGTTCGACGAATCAAAAAGTTTTCACGCCACATTTCGCCATAGAGCACTGCGGCATCATTCCGAAGGCATCTTCATGGCCGAGCGCATCTTTGGCGTTTCGATTCGCAACTCAGACGGCAAAGAGATTCCCACCCGATTCATCGGGGAACAACACGTCCTCGAAGACTGCGGCTTTATCCCATCGGTCTCTGACTGGCTGAAGAATATCAAGCCAGAGTCCTGGATGTTGCGCGTAGGCAAGAAGTCATTGGAATTGGAGAAACTATGAACTGCTATGGATGTGGAGAACCGATTACAACCGTTCACTGCTTGGTATTTCAGGAAAGCCATGTTCCGCAAGGACAACGCGGCTGTGAAATCTCATTCAAATTCATGGCTACCGAAGAAGCCGAACAGCGTGGCCGAGCCGCCTTTGGCGGAATGGGCTGCGCGACAAGCCACTTCAATATTTGGATGATAAAGCATACAACTCCGGAAGGGCAGGTGGCTCATTCATGAATCAAGACGCAATGGCAGCAGCGAAGCGTGCTACAGCACGCCGGCTCGTCTCAAAACATATCGCTTCGTTAAAAAGTTTATTGGCAGACGCCAAGCGAAAATCGGCCAACCAAACACCAGCCTGGAACGCCAGTCAGGAAATAGTTGACGCTCTCGAATTGGTCCTGAATCTGAGCCTTCCCACAGAGACTCCGAACGAGAAGCTTTTGTACGCAGCCAAAGCGGTCCGAGATGGATGGGGCACAACCTGACCGAACCGATGGGTCGCTTAAACGAGGCTATCGATGAATGCGAGGCCAAATGAATCCAGATGAGCCAGTTGGATTTCCGCGAGAGCTCATGGTCAAGCAATTCGTTGGCAAGGTTCGCGGCAACTATTGCGATTTCCTTGTATTCACAACCGGTGATCCGAAGTATTTGCTGTTCTGTCCTTTGGATCGATATGGCTGCCAGGGAACATTGCAATTTCCAATCAAGAAAACCGATCTTTGCCGTGATTGGAAGAAAAGGATGATCGTGTGACTACGAAATGGAAAGTTCCATTGTGGATGAAGCCGTACCTAACCTTCGTCACCGTTCCTCATGGTCTTGAGGTTGAAGACGTGATGAACGGCAGTTCTTTGATGATTCCAACACTCGTGGAAAATACCGTGAAAGGCCAAGTCGCGTTGCTTATGACAATGCACGAACACGGTTGCCTTCCAGAACAGCCTAATAAATATGCGCTAGGCACAAAGGTTATCGATATCAATGGGCGCACCGGCCAAGTCAGAGAAGTCTTATGGTCAGTTGGCTATCTCTTAGACGATCAGGATTGCACCGAATTGAACCAAGAGGACGAAATAAAACTAGGACTGGTGAAACAACATTGAATCACTATCCTGTACTCAGCCAGCGGAACGCACTGAAAAGCCGCTGTCCTCGCGGTCACGTCTACAACAAACGCAATACGCGCATCGATTCACGCGGCTGGCGGCGATGTAAACCATGCGAACGCATTCAAAACCGAGAAGCCAAACGCAGGCTGTATAAGTTTGGTTCCAGAAAAAGTGTGAGCCAACAGGAGCTATATGAGTTGGAGGGTTCCAAAAAAGTGTTCAAACTGCCCCTTCCGTACTAGTGGCATAGGCCTTCATTTGCGCCGTTCGCTTCGCCCGGGCCGGTGGCGCGGGATCCTTGACGGACTTAGGCGCGGAGAAGCTTTTGAATGCCACAAGACCGTAGCGCACAACGAAGATGGCGATTCAGTTGCCGGCACAGGCTTGATGTGCGCTGGTGCGATCGAATGGCTCGACCGCCATAGCATATCGAATCAATTTGTGCGGATCATGGAGCGGATTCATGGATGAACTAATCCTCAAGAAGATCCTGTCCGAGCATGAGTTCAAGCTGTATTTGGAAGCCGTAACTGGTCACACAACCGATGCCATTAAGGGCACGGCGGCCTACGACTACATTCACGAAAAAGCTGACCTTCATAAAGTGGAAGAGGACCCGCGCTATCTAGGTGCGCATCGAGAGCCTGACGGCGCGTTGCTGCTCTTCACCGATGGTTCTAGTTCGTTGATAAAAACGCATCATCACATTGAATTCAAGCCTTCCGGTCGTGGGAAAGCAAGGATTCCGCCGAATCCTGATTATCCAAACGGTCGAAGGCTAGATGTTACTGAAGGACAAGAAGCTAGTTGCTATGTGAATCTGCCTTATCCGGCTCCAGAGTGTGGCATATGGATAGTCGAATGCGGCAAATGCAGAACCAATGCTGCGGTCACTGCCGCAGGTCGGCCTGACGATCCGATCAGCATTAAGATTCCGTGTAAAAAAGATAGTCATAGTCAAGGTACGTATCGTAGAGCCGATGGTGTGTTGGGCGAACGATTGGTCTTCAAAGCAGGATTCGACGTGCCTGACGACGATCATGCTGCCTTGGTTCCGAAAGCAGTAGCATACGACAAAAAAGGAAAAGGAATGATTATCGACCGACTCATCTACGACTACCGATACGATGCCGTACTGACAATCAAGCTGATGCAGACCATGGATGACAAGGCATCGCAACAGGAAGCAGCCGTTAAGGCGCACATGCAGCACAAATATGCGGATTCCTTGGAATCGTCGGTGCGATATTGGCTCGACGTGCGTGAAATAGAAAAGTTCAGGACCGTGAAGATTCGGTGGAAACACTTTCCGCCTTGCATCCACGATCAAATGTTCATTGAATTCAACGGAGAGCTGAAGTTTGATTTTCGACCATGGAAACGCCCAGATATTTTTGTGTCGGAGACCGAACAAAATCTAAAGCCTGCACCGCTAGTATTGGCTCCCTATAGTCTGCCAGATACGACTTATCGTGCCGTGCATATCCAAAGGAACTTACCACCGCATAAATTTTTTGGATGGCCTGAAGACAAACCGGTAATTCGCGCCACATGGTATGAAAAACCGATGTGGATTAAGCATCCTGAACTTGGCGATATACCCGCTATAGACAACTATGTCGTCACGCTTTGCGAGTCCGTCTGGCCTAAAAGGTTGGACGTTTTCAAAGTTGGCGATCCAGATGAGATTGCCCACCCAGGCGAAAGAGCACACGCGGATCGGCTGATGTTTATGACAGCCAATCTCATGTACTTCTTGGCCGCTGAGAATATCGTCAAGGTTCGGATTCGGCCAGAACATCACGAACGCTGCGGACGCGAGCTCTCCGGGCTTCCAAAATCCGACAAGCCATACTATGTTCTGCCGTTTCAGTTGCCGCGCTATAGGTACCTACACCGTGACGATGAGAAGCCAAATGGAACCACCGGCCGGCATGTGAGCGTTTGCTTTGATGTCCGCGGCCACTTCCGACATTTAGATGCCCAACGATTCGAGCGTGACGCCAACGGCAATGTGCGCGTAATTTGGATCGGCGGTCACCAGCGCGGCTTAGGCCACGTTTACCGGCCGACTGTCCGGCGAGGATTGATAAGCCATTTATTTCTAGATTATGACAAATTTATCGCTCAGGAGACAAAGCGTGCTAGGTAAGCACGAATATCTGAAACGGCGCAAAGAACTAAAGCGAGAATTGCGCGCGGCTAAAAAAGAACAGCGTCGTCTTAATAAAGAGCTCCAAAGGTTGGATGCTGAATTAGACGCAGCGGCAGCAAAATTGGGCGATGCCATTGTAGACGAAGGCAAAGTCGTACTGCTTGACGGTGGATCGTCGCTCGTTGCCAGACATAAACCTGTCAAACCGTAGTTGACATACCGTACCTACCACGATATAATAATAGAACTAGCAGTCAATTCTCAAAAGGGAGAATCTTATGCTCAAAAAGTTTAAGCCGTTGGCGCATTCCGATGAATTTGGCTATGCCTACGATTCTCAGGCCATGGATTTCAATGCTCCGTTTTTAGATCACTTCCGTATCTACCACACCTACGGTCACGATCTGGTTCAGCATTCACCGGACTGGTCTGTGACCGTCGATCAGGCAGCTGATTATCTCGCATCACTCGCCGAGGCCATGAAAGACGATCAGGAATTGCTTGAGGCCGTGCGGTTCCATATTTCGCGCCGGCCAAGCAGGAAAGAGATCGAATTCGCCGCATCGATCAAGTGGAAAGAGGATTCGAAGGTCCGCTATTTCTCGGTCGCCGAACAGAGAATCTCATCCTCTGACAGCAAACGCCACGACAAGCGGTATCAAGAAATCGGATCTCAGTGCGACGGCACTGCCCAATCGATCTTTCGCATTTTGGTCCGAGAATACGCCGCTGGCTTAGAGCGTTATTGTTATGCCCACGCCATACGTGAATGGTGCCTTGAAAACGGCAGCAATGATGATCGGCCATACATGCAGTTGCCTGGCCTATTCATGAATTGGTTCAAATCACCTGCCGGTCGTGACAAACGCGAGGAAGCGCAGCGGATTAATGATGGCTACGAAGCGTGCTGGTATTTAGTCCAGGCTTCCTACAATCGTGCGGCAGCGGAAGCTGCCATAAGAAACTACCAAAATAAACTGCACAAGACGGAACCTACACCGGAATCGTCATGCTCCGCAGAGTGATCGGGCAGGTGATTTGGTACTTTGTGGCTGACCGCGTTGAACAATTGGCTTGCGCTTGCAATCGCGATCTAATTGACGAGGATGACTTGCAAAGTGAGCTTCGGGATGTTCGGCACGATATACGGCTAGTTGATCGCCGCGTCGATGAACTTGAGGGCGAAGTATAGATGGTCCAAACGCTGTTCGGCACAATTGAGAACAAGGCCGAGGCCCGGGAGCGCGCCCAAAAGATGGCCGAGCTATATGACGCGCTGCGTGAGGCTCCGGAAGCACTCGATTGCCGACGGGTACAGATTGGGGACCTGACTTACTTCATCGAACGCAGCAACGCTTGCAAGCTGGACTTAAACGACCATGATGGCCTGCATCGCCTGATTGGAGATCCAGAAGAATTAATAACGGCTCGCGACTGCGCCTTCATGCGCCGACACAAACGCTGGTGGCGTAAAACACCAAAAGGCTACCTGGGATATTCAGCTGCGATCTATTGCGCGACACTTCACCCAAAGGAAATCAAGTATCTCGAAGATCAACGGATATGGATTCAGGACGAGATTGACTCAATCGAAACAAATGTCCCGATCATTCGCGAACAGGTAAAAGCTTTGAAGGCTGTAGCACCACTGCCGGAAGATATTGCCAAACGGCACGGCCTGACTGTAGATGGCGATCCACTGAAACCAATCGAGGAGAAAGCAAAATGTTAAGATTTGGGACCCAATCAATCGACATAGGAAAGCTGACCGAAGATGAAACCGCGGACCTGTTCATAGCTGCGGCTAAATCCCTTAGAGAAGAAAGGCTGTTGGAGTCGTTCGATCTGATTCTGACCACAAAGCAAAAAGAAGAGTTGGGCGAGACATGGTTCAACATCGATTCTGGACCACGATGAAGCGCCAATGCCGATTCTGTAAAGAACGGACTGGCGCGATCACTTGTTTTCGTATTCCGACAAGAAATAGCAATCCTTTTATTTATGCTCACGAAAAATGCTTCCGGCAATGGCTTGAGGCTTGCTTAGCCAAACTTGAACAACGGTAGCCTGCCGAGAAAAGGCAAAGGGAGAATAAAAATACGCCGAATCATTAAAAATCGATGCCCACACTGCGGCCGTATTCGCGGCACTGGCCATACATGTCCCACATTCAACTGGCGATTCAAAGACCTAACAGGCAGGAGATTCTCTAGGCTTACCGTAATATCTTTAGCCAAAGAGAAAAGGCGCAATCAATTAACGTGGGTATGCGTGTGCACGTGCGGCAACAAGATCATCGTTACCACTGGAGATCTAAAAACTGGCAACACTAGAAGCTGTGGATGCATAAGGCATAAAAACATAGCTGGCGAACGCTTCGGATTATTGATTGCGATAAAACGCGATGGTTACATCCGGAGGCACAAGGCTTGGTTGTGCAAATGCGACTGTGGCAACGAAACGCGTGTTCCATACGGCCGTCTTACTGCCAGAGCGGTAATTAGCTGTGGCTGTCAGAGAGGTGGCCACAATAGACTTCCTAATCATCTAGCACGCAGGCGAAGAATTTTTTACCACTATCATAGATGGAGTGCACGGCTAGGAAGGCCGTTCCGCCTTAGCTTTAGGCAAGTAGACCGCCTTATTAAAAAGTCTTGCTATTACTGCGGCCACAAAACCGATGTTTCATCCGGACACTTTAATGGCATAGATCGAGTAGATAACACCATCGGATACGTTGCTGCAAATGTGGTGCCATGTTGTTGGCAATGCAATCGAATGAAAGGCAAGTTGTCACACGACGACTTCATCGCGCGGTGTATTCAGATAAATAAATTACACAAGGGAGAATTAAATGAAATCAATAATACTTGAGTATTCAGATTTAGGCGTTGGTGGATCAAGTCATAAAGAATATAGGATCCACCTGCAGAAGGCACAAGACGGCTACTCGATAACATTTGAATTCGGCAGACTTGGTTCAACACTTCAGACAGGTAGTAAAGCCCAATCGGTCCCTCTTGATGAAGCGGAACATATTTTCGACCGTCTGGTTGCCGACAAGATGCGCAATGGCTATCAGCCAGTCAAGAACGGCTCGGCCCAGGCCCCAGTGCCGGTGCCTATCGCCGCGCTTGGTGCGCGCACGCCCTTTCCAGCTGAACTGCTCGAAGAGATCACCGAAGAACAACTTGCCACCTACATGGAAAGAGAAGATTACTGGATAGAACTCAAGGCAAACGGGCAGCGCCGCCAAGTCCAAAAACTCGGTCCAGGCAAGTACACTGGCTTCAACAAATTGGGCACGTCTGTCGCGCTCCCTGCTCCATTGGTCAACGATCTGGAGAGGTTCGACGCCAAGACGTTCTTTATCGACGGCGAGCTCATCGGGGACGACCTGATCGTTTACGACCTACTGGAGATCAACGGCAAAAATATCTCTATGCTTCCCTATCGGGACCGCTGCGAACATCGCGCCAAACTTATTCCACGCAAACAGCAGCGGTCGCACGTGGAAATTATCTCTACATGGAAAACGAAGATGCAAAAACGCATCGGCTTCCGTAGCGTCCAAGAAGCCAGAGCGGAAGGCATCGTGGCGAAATTCATTCATGCCGTTTACCAAGGCGGCCGACGAGGAGATCACAAAAAATTCAAATTCACCAAGATGGCTACCTTCAAAGTGATTCGCGTCGGAGACAAGGGCCACAACAGTGCGACCGTCGCGTTACTCGACAATGGCAAATGGCGCGAGATGGGCCGTGCCAGCTTAATTGGAAAGGATAAGAGAATCTGTACCGGCTCATTGGTTGAAATTCGTTTCCTTTACGTGCAGGGCGAGAACGGCCGGCTTTACCAGCCGCGAATCATCGGGCTACGAACGGACGTCAATGAAAGCGAGTGTACGATGGCGCAATTAAAAGTAGCCTACAAAGGTGCTGTGTCCTGATGCTCGTTATTTTCACAAACGGCAACATCGAATACTACTTCGAGCGGCGTCGCTACGGCAGCCGAGCCTTCTTCACTTGGCTGAACTATCGGGTGAAGCCTAACACGGCCTGGAAGAGCTTCGGCGATCCGTGGCCCAAACAACATCTAAGCCGAGCGGAGTTACAGTCCGCATTGGCTGAGATCTCAAAGAAGGCGGAGGCAAAAGCGAATGATATCTGACAAGAAGTACATTGCGGCAGCACGTAGGCTGTACAACGAGGAAGGGACCATCGAAGTGGACGAAGACAGCGGACAACTGCCCAAGGGCAGAGTGAGCCGCGGAGAAGATGCCGGTGCCTATGTCATGGCCTGGGTTTGGGTGCCAGCACACGAGGCCAAAAAAGAAGTGGCCAAGAAAACGCTAGTAAGACGCTAGGCCGAACATGGAGACGGCCAAACGCAAACGCAAACTGGTTGAGGCTCAGGAGATGGTCAAGGCCACGCTCAAGCGTATCCGTCGCCTGAATACGTCGCTCAAGAATTGGGAGCGGCGCGCCAAGATGCATGAGAAGGCACTGGCAGCAGAGGAAATTGCAGCATTGCACCGTAGGATCGCGGAGCTAGAACTGCGGCCACGGCGAATCATACAATTCGAGAAAACGGAGACTAAAAATGATGGGTGAAAAATGATCTGCCAATTCAATTGTGAGAATGAAGCTGTTGGCGAAGTAACTGCAAGGCCTCTCAGTACAGACCAAACTTACTACGCTTGTCAGCATCATCTAGAAGAAATTCGCAAGGCTGGCAAATTCAAAGTATCACTTGGTGAAGGTAGTAGCTTGGAACTCATCGTTTCCGAAATGCATCTTTGGACCAAAACATGACCGAACCCATTCGCATCATCTTGGAAGGCGGTCTCATTCAGGAAATCCGCAACATTCCTGACGGCGTAACGATTGAGGTATTCGATTACGACGTCGAGGGCTCAGGCCGTGACCATCCAAATGTAATCAAGGATGAGCAAGGTGAGTATGTCTTTCACAACATTTACGACAGGAGCGGCCAGATCAAATGAGCCAATCCAAAATAGATTTTCCTCAACCCTTGACGGAACGGTACAGGCCCAAGCGAGTTGCAGACTTTATCGGCCTCATCAAACCCAAAAAGATCATGGAAGCATTCGTACATAGGCCATTCGATGCTGCTTTCTTATTTGTTGGGCAGTCGGGCGTAGGGAAAACCACGTTCGCCATGGCCGTCGCCAACCAAATTCAGGCGGAAACACATTTAATCCCGTCACGATCTTGCGATCTAGAAATGGTCGAGACTGTCACGAGGATGTGCTATTTCGCCGCATTTAATTTTACAACAGGCAAACCAGCGGCTTGGCACGCAGTAATCTGTGATGAAGCAGATCAAATCACTAATGCCGCTCAACAGGCCTTCCTGTCAAAGCTGGATGCAACAGCCAAACCACCTAGCACGGTGTTCTTTTTTACTTGCAATAGCACGGCAACTTTAGAAGATCGGTTCCTCTCTCGCTGCCGCATATTGCCATTTGAGCGCGACACACTTGAAGGTGAAATAGAGCATTATCTACGGCGAATTTACAAGAAGGAAGGTGGACGACATCCACTAGATTTTGAGGCCATAGCAAAGGCTTCATCTTACAATGTGCGCGACGCACTAAATAAGATAGAAATGGAACTGATGATTGGTACTGATCGAGACGATCTGCCTTCGGAGGATATTAAGATCGTCGAAAATCATACTCATTCATGCCCGAAATGCCACCAGGGATACAAGCATAACGACCCACTTTGTGAATTGCCTTTTAGGCATATTTGCGAGCCGTGCGGTGGAGCAAAGACGATCGGAACTCTTAGGGCACAAAAGGCCTGGACGACAATTAGGAAGAACATAGCTGAAGAAATTGAGCGTGAGAAAGGGGCCAAGCCATGCCGTACCTTGCCCAACCGCTCCTTGCCGCGCCGCACCCGGGCACGCCTGACCCCAACAAGCTAAGGATATCACATACCTTGGGAGGCATGATATAGTTATGGCAATGACTCTATCGATCACTGCATATAAAAAATGGGAAGTGGACACAGTCGTTAAGTTCAACGACAGCCCGCGGCATCTTGCGCTGATGGCCTTCGCTATGACCCTTTCCCCTTCGCAGAGGATCTGGTTCGCGATATGGCTCGCCGAACTGAATATCAAAATGATCAAGCGGGCACATGAGTAAAGCTGAAGTATTGGCAGCCGATTTATTTTGCGGCGGTGGAGGCACGTCTACCGGACTTGCCCAGGCATGTCTTTTGCTGAATCGCAAACTGAAACTGTTGGCAATCAACCATTGGGACGTCGCCATCGACACCCATTCGACCAATCATCCATTAGCCAAGCACCTGTGCCAATCCATAGATAACGTAGAACCACGCAAAGCAGTCCCTGGTGGGCGGCTCCATATTTTGGTGGCCTCGCCAGAATGCACCCATCACAGTAACGCCCGTGGCGGCAAGCCAATGTCAGAACAAAGCCGTGCCTCGGCTTGGCACATTTTGCGTTGGGCTGAAGCACTCTATATTGAGAACATCATCATCGAGAACGTCCGCGAATTCCGTACATGGGGGCCGATTGGCGCAAATGGGCGTCCGATCAAGCGGCTCCGCGGTCATCTCTATATCCAATTCCTGAATAGCCTTAGGGCTCTAGGTTATAACGTCGAGGATCGCATCCTAAATGCGGCCGACTTCGGAGATCCGACGACACGTGAACGTCTCTTCATTATTTGCCGGCGAGGCAAACCAGTTTATTGGCCGGAGCCATGTTATGGCCCTCCGAATAAGGTAGCTGGCGGCAGTTTGATCGATAGCAAACTGCAACCCTGGCGGACGGCACGCGGAGTCATTGACTGGTCGATCCCAGGCCAAAGCATCTTCACGCGCAAGCGGCCACTGGCCACAAAGACGATTGCTCGAATCGCAGCTGGCCTTAGACGATTTGGCGGTGCGAATGCCGAACCGTTCCTAGTCGTGCTCAGAAATCATCAGCATTCCAGGTCGATTGATCAACCACTTCCCACAGTAACTGGGAGCGGAGCGCATTTCGGACTATGCCAGCCATTCGTGATTGGCCAGCAATCGGGAGCCACGCCGCGTAGCGTAGACGCGCCACTGCCGACTATAGCCGCAAAAGGTGCTATTGCGATGGTCGATCCTTTCCTTGTGGCTGTGAATCACGACGGGGAAAAGCGACGCTCGAAGAGCGTGGATGAGCCATTGCCGACAGTCACGACCAAGCGCAGCATGGGATTGGTGGAGCCGTTCATCCTTCCGCAATCATCAGAAGGGACGCCGCGATCGGTAGATCGGCCGCTTCAGACGTTAACAACGACGAGCCGCGGAGTCGCATTGGTCGAGCCATTTCTTCTAAATATCGATCATCAAGGTGCCGATTCACCTTCGGTTAGGCCACTCGATGCTCCGGTCCCAACGCAGACAAGCAAGGCCAGGACCTGTCTTGTCGAGCCGTTTATCGCTAAGTTTAACGGCACGGCCAAAGCCAATAGCGTTGATGAACCGCTCGATACCGTCACCACCAAAGACCGGTTCGCCTTGGTCACAACCGAGGCTGGCCAGTTCTATGTCGATATTCGTTTCCGGATGTTGCAGCCACATGAGCTAGCTCGGGCTCAAGGATTTGGCGATTCTTATACGTTTAAGGGCACGCGGGAAGATGTCGTACGGCAGATTGGCAATGCTGTTCCAGTAGCAACCGCTGCCGCCCTCTGTTCCGCGGTGCTTCAGGATCGCGCCGAGACAAAAGAGAGAAGGAGAGTACTATGTCGAACAAGAATCGCTTGAAGGCGGCGTCGCCGGCACAGATAAAGGAATACTACAAAAAAATTGGTGCCAAAGGCGGCAAGGCGCGCGCCAAGAAATATGACAGTGAGCAAAGATCGAAATGGTCCAGACACGCCATGAAGTCCGCGCCGCAATGTCTGAATGCTGTTCCCAAGCGTAAACGCCACTTAATTCGAGAGGCCCTTCTCGAACGCAAGGGCGATCGCACAATTGGGGAATTGGCTAAAGAGATTGGTTGCAGTCTTTCCTATCTCTCTTATGTGCTTAAAGGCAAACGGCCGCCGGGACCGAAAATTCAACGTTATCTCGGCGCGGAAACGCTCAAAGCATTAGGACTTGAGCCTCCAGGGAAGGCTGCATGAAGCGCAAGATTCCAAAGTATGTGGAGAATGCAATCCTTTGGCTCTCAGATGATGGCGAGCGGCCTCGCGCTCTTTACAAATTGATGCCACACGCTGCCTATCGTGTCGGCGCAGGATTCCTGAATGCCGAAGCAGATAGGTTGCACGCCACGAATAAGGCGTTGCCAAAACAGAGGAACAAATGACACTGCTACCATCACCGAAACTGAAACTGAAGACGGACAATCAATCGCTCGGCGATAAAACAGCACTGCGGCGCAAACTCATCAAGCAGGCAGGGCTTGAGCCGTTGCGCGTTTTAGACCTCTTCGCGGGAGAAGGAACAATTTGGGGATCTTTGCGACAGCCGGCACGCTTAAAAAATGCGCCGGAAGCTCTGAACGTCGAAAGCTATACACCAATTGATTCTGTGGCTCGACAGCCAGGACAGATACGATTCAAGATCACGCCGCGATTGATCGCCGCGCTTGACGAAGGCGGTGGTTTGAGTAGATACAATTGCGTGGACGTCGACTGCTTTGGCGATCCTTTCGCGATCTGGCAAGCACTGTTATTTAGGATTCGAGTGCCAACAGCGGTGTTTCTGACGAGAGGCCGCGTAACCTACGGAGCCGGCAGGATGCCGATCTCCAAACTTGCAAAGAAGGTGATGGGCATCCCTGAAGAGTGGGACGTTCCAGGCAAGGTAGAGCTCATGGAGTATGGCGATCGGTGTCAATTATTGCAGCCATGTCCGACTGCGAAGATTGCCTTCGGTTACAAGATCACTTTGCGGCGCGTCGATTATTACGCTTTGCTGGTTAAACCAACGGAGGCACATGCCACCACTTGATTGTCCGGTATGGCAGAGGATGCTGCGTCAATTTCTGATTGGCGAAGGCGGAATGTTGAGCATGGTTGTTTTAGAGCCATTTCAAAAACCATCGCTTCAGGATCGGTGGATACGCACAGGCGACTCCATTTATCGTGCGAAGCTGACTCCGAAATTGCAGTATTTTCCAGTCGCAAAGCCATGAACACACACGCGCTGGTCAAAGTTGTTGACAGATCGTAGCTACTAACGCTAACATTAAACATCGCTAAATAAGTTGTGAAGGAGTGTGCCTTGGGAGAAACCACACGCATAAGCTGGGCTTTTAGGACTTGGAATCCATTCGTGGGTTGTAGGCACGTAAATTCTGCCTGCGACCATTGCTACGCAGAAGTGATGATTAACCGCACACGTGGCAAGGGAGCATTCGATACAGTGGTGCGCACCAAGACCTGGAATGACCCTATACGTTGGCAGAAGCAAGCTGAACGAGATGGGCTTTGTGATCTTGTATTTACTTGCAGTCTGTCTGATTTTTTCATTCAGCAAGCCGACGAATGGCGTCCGGAAATTTGGAGCATCATTCGCCGCACTCCAAACATGATCTATCAAATCTTGACGAAGAGGCCAGAGCTGATCGCCAAAAGACTCCCACCTGATTGGGGATCTGGTTACCGCAATGTTTGGCTCGGAACTAGCATAGGCATGAAGAAGCACCTCCGGGCATTGGACGCTTTGCGTGACGTTCCAGCCTATGTCCGATTCATTTCAGCGGAGCCGCTTCTCGAAAATCTGATGCCCGAATTTGATCAGTCTCTAACAGGCTACTCTTGGTGCATCATCGGTGGCGAGTCCGGCAACAACACGAAGAATTTCCGGCCCATGGATCATCAGTGGGTGCGAGAAATGTTCGCAGCCTGTAAACGACGTAAGGTAGCTCGCTTTTTCAAGCAGAGTGCGGCTGTCCGAACCGAGATGGGAGTCGAGCTGGATGGCAGATTGGTACGCGAATATCCGAAACAGTATGACGATTATCGCGACTTGATACGGAAAAGTACGCTGTCCTTCACATAGAAAACATGGCGCGCAAAATCATCTGGATATATGAATACTGGCGACATCACTGCGGTTATTGCGGTCGCACTTGTCCTGTGGCTAGCGATGGCCGCAATCTGTTTTGCTCCAATTGCAAGAGGTGGTAGCGATAAATGCAACTCTTCATTCACGTCCCGATGTTCGCAACAGCGCACGTGGACAGCCAGAGGATCGAGTGTCCCTATTGTCCACGCGGCAAAGAGTTTGGGACCAACGACTGGCAAGAGCGTGACATTTCAACGTGTAATCCATTCGATGAATTCATCTGCAACAGGTGCGGCAAATCAGTATTCATCAACTGGGGCCTTGTCGAGCCGGATCATCTTTCGACTTGGATGAATTCGGAACACTGTCCGCATCGTTTATGCCGGCTCAAATATGCCGAACTATGCCGCGAGAACGGATGGGCGGTGCCTACATGAACGATTGCGAACCAGGCTGGACGCCAAAGATTTCAAGCAGATTCCCGTACCTGGGTGGGAGGGCCGATAAAAAATGGACTTGATGCGTCTAACGCTACGCAGCTTCGGCTGGTTTGAGATGGTGCCACGTGCAAATGTTTGGACCAGTAACAATCATCCAGAGAGCAAGCTATTGCTCATCAATGGCGACTGGACCCACTTCGTTGGCCCTTCGGCATTCATGCGAGGTAAAGGCAACGTGTCGCTCCAACAACAACTGGAATGGGTCACACGTATCGAGGAGGATTCGAAGGAAGTGTTGGAACAGTTACAGCAATCGACCCGTAAAAGAAAGCCAAAATTACTCACACACACTCAAAAGGAGATCGACCAATGCAAATCGTAAGACGATTCATCGTTCCGGTTCTGGCAGTCCTGTTGTTGCTTGTCGCAGTTCGGGTTAAGGGTCAAGACGAAGGTTCCAGCGCAATCGTCACGATCACAGTTCCAATGCAGACGAACTGCGGTACATCTCCACTCTACTGTTACGGCGTCCCATTCACCACGAATGGCGGCGACTTCGTATCGGGCACATTCTGGTCCGACATATTCAGCACATACGGATTCATCGCCGGGCTTGGCACGCATGGTTGGGACTTAGGCACAATACAGCTAGGCTCAATAGTCAAATCCTACGATGCTCAGGGATTCCTTAACGCCGTGGACTTTACGCTGAGCGGCACTACGACCGATGGCGATAACCAGACGTTCAGCGGAACTGGCCACTTCACCTTCACCCACGGTCCGGTGATGCGCTACGGGACACATTACTACTACATGCAAGCTGGCAGCGGATTCTCGGTAATCTACAACTAGCAATCCAAGCTGCTGTGACGGAGCGGTTCGAGGGTAGGCCAGTAGCCTCAAAAGGGAGAATCAAATTGATGACACCTGAAGATAGAGAGATCTGGAGTATTGCCTGTGGCATTGCCGGTTTCGGATTTATCGCTTTAGCTTTCTGGCTTTGGATTGTATGGGACGACCTAAGAAAAACTTGGGTTGAAAAGGAGTTGAATAATGAAAACCATCCACGTCTGGGTGACACTCAAAGATATCGCTCAAGGCGTTCCTCTTAGCCATACAGAGTGCCCTATCGCGATTGCCATACGCAGGGCCGGCGCGTTGTGGGCTCAAGTCTACGGCGAAGAGATCTTCTGGCAGATGCCTAACGAGGCGGGCGAACACTCCGCGGACACATCTCCAACCATGCGCGAATTCATGGACGCTTTCGACAACCACAGGCCAGGGGTAATCCCTTTTCCTTTTAATCTGCAGGAACGTTGGGATGCAAACGCGCAGAAACGGGGTGTGGCATGATCCACAAAGCGAAGAAAGGCGGAGAGCATCTCTGGATTTACAGTATGGGCAAGCGATTCCTGGTGCGCGCCATTGCCGACACCGTAGATGAAGCCAACCACTTCATGGAACGCCATGATGAGACTGCGCTCATTGCCTGCTTTGGTCCCTTTAACATCATCGCCAACAAGTACGAGGGAGTCCGATGAGTGTATACGTTGAGGATCTGCAACAAATCTACGAAGAGATCATTGCCGATCCGCGGTACGTCGAAGGCGTGAAGTTTGGCAAACCGCGAACCGGTCACGTCGAGGGGACGGTCGAGCTCCATATTCTCGATCTCGAAAATAATCTGATGGTGCTGCATCCCTTGCTCTCCGAATATGAATACTGGGAGCTACGCATCCTGGTCCACACACACGACACGATGAAGTTCTGGGCAATGAGAGATTCGCCGATCGAAGGCAATCAAAGTCACGCTACTCTAGCCAGAAAGTTTTTGGCAGAGTTTTTGGACGATCATCTATTGGTGCCAGAGCAAAGGAACGATCTGCTTAACATGGTGCAGTTCCATGACGAGAATTGGGCGATCTGGAAAGGCTTCGAGAAAAACGGGCACATCAAACAAGCCAAGCTGAACAACATCCTTTCGATCAAACATATGGATTTGTTTTTATTCTTCACGATCATCGACGGGTACACGCCAAGCAAGGTGCATGAACGCATTCGCTGGTTTGTGGATCTTGTCAACAAACATCGACTGGTAGCCCCGCGAGTCTATCAAGCATTAGATCGTTTCATTATATGAGCGACTTGATGATGTTTGTGGTCTACGACCATCCGAAAGATTATCCGGATGATTTTATCGTCCGGCGATTTATCGCGCTAGACGGTGAAGCCGTTCCGCAGGAGATCGTCTACCGCGGACACAGCCTCGACAATGCTCGCAGCAGAATTATGAACCTTGCGCCGAGCGCTGTCCGGTTTCACCGGAACCAGAGCGATGAACGGCAGATCGTGGAGTGCTGGATATGAGCAAGTACGAAGAACTGGACGCTCTTTACGCGGAACTGCCAACGGTCGCCTGCCAACGGAAATGCTGGAATTATTGCGGTCCAATCCTGATTCCGAAGATTGAGGCACAGCGGCTAGAAGAAAAGCGCGGCGTACTCGAAACTATTCCGATTTTCGAAGAGAAAGGCTGGGAGCCAGGAATCGGTAAGCACCTGCCTACGCCTGAAAGCCTTCGGCGTGACTTCATCGGGCTTGTTCCAGACGGCGAAACTAAATGCGTTTTCCTGTCACTGATGGGCGCATGCATGGCTTACAGTATTCGGCCAGCCGTCTGCCGTTTTTGGGGTGTAACTGACAACGAATGGATGCGGTGCCCATTTGGATGTGTCCCAACGAGATGGATGTCTAACTTAGAATTTAAGGAGCTGCTGGAAAAAATAGTCGCGATTCAGAACAGGAGAGAATAACGTGTTCATCATTGTGGTAGCAATTCCGCCACTCTTATTCCTTTCAGGAGCATTAGTTTGGAATCAGCACGCTTTCACGGTATATCGAAGTGCGGTTTCAAAGCCTTGGGGTGAAGCCATTGAGAAATACGACTGGCAACGCTGTGCCTTTTGGCACGATGTAGCGATAGCCTTTCCGCTTCAGGAACCGGCATACGTTTTTAATCCGATCCGCTGGTTCACGTGCTGGAATTGGAAGCCACCTGCATATAAGCCGACGGTCTTTATCGTTCAAAGTCAGAAAGTAAATTAAAAAAGGGAGAATCAAAAATGATGGAGATTCAGCAAATCGCAGTGGATCAGCTTCACGAATCAAAGACCAATCCGCGCACCATGTTCGACAAGACGTCCCTCAAGGAACTAACCGGCTCGATCAAAGAGAAGGGCATATTGCTGCCCTTGCTGGTTAGGTCCAACAACGAGGGCCAGGAAGTCGTATCCGGCGCACGGCGTCTGCGTGCCGCCAAGGCTGCTGGCTTGAAGGAAGTACCCTGCATCATCAAATCGCTAAGCGATGACGAGGTCCTCGAAATTCAGCTGGTCGAAAATTGTCAACGAGAGGATTTGCATAGCCTTGACGAAGCAGAGAGCTATCAGCGGCTCCAAAAACAGTTCGGGTATTCGATCGACCAACTCGCCACAAAGACCGGCAAGACCGATTGGCATGTGCAGACCAGGCTTAAGTTCTGCGATCTGATCGAGCCGGTCAAGAAACTCTTCCGCAGCTTCGAGATTAGCCAATCTCATGCGCTCCAGGTCGCCCGATTGTTGCCGGAACAACAGAAGGAATGCGTCCAATGGTTGAAGAACGGCTGGAGCGCGCGGCAACTGGCTCAGGAGATCGATCGGCAATTCTTTTTGAATCTGGCGGAAGCTCCATTCGATACCAAGGATGCCAAGCTGGTAGAGAAGGCCGGCAGTTGCTTGGCTTGCCCAAAACGCACTGGAGCGAACAAGCTGCTGTTTTTTGACATTAAGGATGCGGATACCTGCACGGATCCGGATTGCTTTGAGAATAAAGTTCGTGCCTTCGTTAAGATTCAGGTGGCCACTCATCCCGATGCTGTACTGTTGACTGCAGGAGAGGACTTCACGCCCGGGTGGAAACCGAAGGGCATAACCGAATGGACTCTCAGTGACGACAAAACATGCGCCGATCTCAAGGAAGGCATAGTGGTTGAGAAAGGGCGCGGCACTTTCGATCACAGCATCCATGACGTCAAGTTGGGTCAGACCCTCGTCGTGTGCGTCAATCCCAAGTGTAAGACCCACAATAAGAAAGAGGTTTCGGACATCGAGAGCGGCCACAGCAAGAAGGGACTGAAAGCCAGGAAGATCGAACTCCTGCGTCGTGCGCTCATCTTCAAGGAACTGGCTGCGGAAGAGTTTGAGATAAAGCCAGCCGATTATCGCGAAATCTTGGATTGGCGGATTCGCGATTTGAGCACCGACCATGCTCGATCGGTCTGCAACGCGATGGGATGGGAAGCGAAAAAGGCGCAGTATGGCGGGAACGACTTCGGCGCAACCATCGCAAAGAATCTCGCTAAACTTACAACCAAGGGCGTGGAGCAGTGGTTATTCTTGCTGACGTTAGCCGAGCGCGAACTCTGGTTTTACGCCGGCAGCACAGCTAAAGCAGAACTGCTCGAGGCCAAGGCCAAGGCTGTGAAGATTCCATTGGCCGAGATCGCCAAGCAAGCCACCCAAAAGAAGCTGAAGGAAGCCAAACCAAAGAAAGCAGCCGCCGCTAAGGCATAGTCCAATGAAAGGGGAGCGCATTCGGTTTCGGGTGACACCATACGTGTGTCCACGCGGACACGTGAAACTTGTGGTTTCACCTGACACCCCTTCTGTCAACTGCATTGTTGGCGATTGCTTGAGCAGCAGTAGCATTGGCGAGATCGTTCAGGCTGGTCCCTCTCAGCAGGTGGATATCGTAATTGATGCTGGCCATGATGTGGTCCTCTCTATCACGACTAAACGGAGAAGTCATGAAAGGCAAAACCTATAGCGTCATCCGGTCGATCAACAAAAAAGACTTCCGTGGCACACGGGTTGTTCGCTCCGGACTTGATTGGGAAACCGCTAAGAGTCTCAGCGATGAACTGGAGCACCAAGAACAGAGACTTCACCCGGGACTGACGTCTTGGACTCGCGATATCTTCTATTGCGAAATGGAGAAGTCATGAGCTGGCTCCGAGACTTCATTGGCTTATTCATCGCCTATCGCCGCGAGCGCAGATGGCGCAGAGAGCTTGCGGAGAAGGGCTACTTCAGGAGGAGGACGTGAAATTTAGTGATGTAGATATACGCGGCCAAAAGTTTGAGATCGGTGTGGATGTCGACGGCCAATTCACCACGGTATTAGAAGGTGAGACCATCCATGCACCCACACTGGCTGTACTGAAAGATCGCCTGATGAAGGCGACCAATCCAAAACGGCGACCCATTTCCATCCCTTTTTACTATTGGGAAGAGGAAAGCTGGGACTCATCCGCGGGCAAGTTGAAACATGGAGTCATCGTTGGCATCCACGGCTCCAATGATAATTTGCTTATCCGGTGGGACAAAGAGAAACAAACAGAACAGATGAGCGGCTATCGCCACAGCGGCGACAATCTTATGCGGTTAACCGAAACCGAAGCTAAGCACTATCTTAAACTGCGTGCCAATCTTCAAGAGGTACAGAAGGCATTGGAGTCGTTCACGATGTCGCACACATTTGACGCCAGACAGGAAACCAAAGACGCCATTGCAAAGGCGGGTGGATGATCTAATGCTTACACCATCCGACGTGGCCGCATTAAAATTTGCCACTGTTTGGGTAATTGGAAGCTTACTTGGCAAAATAATTGCCGAAACTCGCAACATTCTGTTCAAAAGAGGGAAATTAAAATGCTAGGAGCCTCAAATGACGCTCGATGAATTCATCATCAGGCTGGAAAAAACGCCGCGGGACTGGCAACTGCGCACTTTTACCGTGTCTAACGGTAAGCGGCAAAAGGCTATAAGGCGTGGCCTACGTGAGAAACACTGTCCAATATCTGCATTAACTATGTCTGACACTTGGGCGGCATTCCTAGTGGCATCGACAATTGGATTAGCTAGGGACCTTGCAATCGACATCGTGAATGCCTCGGATGAGAACCCCGGTTACGATTCACAACTTCGCGACCGATTGCTGAAAGCGTGTGGAATCCAATGAATATTCTCGTTGTGGATGATGATCGCGACATTCTTTCGACCATTGGCGACATGATTAAGTTCAACGGTTGCGAGGCTGTACTCATTAATTCACCAGAAGAAGCACTTAGGATGGTCAGGCACGGCCTTGCTGGTCCAGATGCGGTTATCTCAGATCAAAATACGGGCTCAGGGATGAAAGGCATTGAATTGATCCAAGCTTTACGGACGGACAATCCAAAGCTTCGCTGCGCGATTATGTCTGGAGAGGCGGGGTTAGATGTCCCGAAAGGCGTGGCATTCCTGATGAAAGGCAGCTTTGGATGGACATCGATTGCCCAAGCGTTGGCGATTGATCGGCTGCGCATTCGATACCGATGGAAGCTGCTAGGCGGTCATGTCCACATAGAAATATTCGCCGGCATTGAATCGCGCGACGCTACGCTTGGCAAGGCCGGTGAATTCATCTTGCGCGAGGAAGAGTTCAATAAATTCGTGGCTGGAAATCATTTCTCCGAATTCATCAAGGTGCGACCGTGAGACAAAGAAAACCTGACGAGATTGACGTTTGGCTGAGCGGGTTCAACCATATCGCACTAACAAGTCTGGATATCTCTCTGGGTCCATGGAAACGCAAGCGCGTGGTCGGAAGGATCTGTAAGTCCGCAAGTAGAGCGGCTTCCGCTGCTAGTTCCGATCCATTCGAGATGCTGGCCGGTCTGTACGCGGCTACTGTTCTGACTGCCTACAAAATACAGCAGCTAGCCAAGGTAAAACCAGTGGCTAAACCAGGCCTGAAATGAAGCACCAATTAGTCACAGCCGATCAGGCAAAACCTCGTAAACGCCAACATACTTCACCGTGCAGTGATTGTCCTTGGGCCCGCAAGTCGTTAAAGGGATGGATTGGGAACTTCAGCATCAGCGAGTGGTTGGCTGCCGCGCACGGCGAGTCGCTGATAGATTGTCACACGGTTTCGAATCAGCAATGCGCTGGTTCGGCCATCTTTCGCGCAAACGTCTGCAAACTACCACGCGATCAAAAACTGCTCCGGTTGCCGCAAAATAAGGTCTCCGTATTCGCCAATGATTTGGAATTCAGACTTCATCATCAAGGAGTGAACGCCATGCCCAAGGCTAAGAGGACCAAACATTCAACCAAGGAAACTGTACGGACAGCCCAGCCGAAAGAGAGAACCGTCCTGGAAGTTAAGGAAGAAATAGCCGCACTCAAAGAGTTGAAGCCTCGCATCCGACGCTATAGCGGATTCGGCACAGATCATTATCCGCAAATCGATGCACAGATTGTGGTACTTGAGGAGAACCTAGACGAGGACGAAATCGACAGCCGCTACTGTAGCGATGATGAGGATGAGGATCTCGGGCAGGATGAATTTGGCGAAATTCGCATGATTGCTATAGATGCTCTCGAATGGAGGGATGGACGCAAAGCAGAAGCACCTAGCGAAGAATGGAAGCCGCTGGTGATCAAATGAGTTTCCCTGCGATCGAGCGGCTCCTCAACGTCGTAAGCAAACGGCACAAGGTCCAACTGCAAGCGGCTCGCAACGAACGGGAGGCTGCGCAGGAGTTGCTGGAAGCAGCCAAGAAGATGGTCATGTGGTCTTGGACACTGCCATTGGCAGACCGTGAAGCGGATGTCTGGAAGCCACTAGACGAAGCCATTGCCAAAGTAGAGAGCTTCCGATGATCTTCACTTGGCTAGACGATCAGATACTCGCTGGCTGCACCAAGTTTGCACACTGGACTCAGAGCAGCTTTGGCATTACCAATTTCCGCATCGCCAAGTTCGGAAGGTTTCTCTGTTTTGTTTGGTTAGCTCTCAAGATCATCAATCGCTTCCGTCGATTCATGGCCATGCCAACCTATGGCATGGATCTTTTCATGGCAATTATTGTTGCGCCACTGATGGCATGGGAAGGTTCGCTATGTGATCGAGCCGAGCACAGCCTCTATAATTCGGACGCCTTAGATATTCATAGGTTGTTGCAATTTAGTGGTCGGCCTTGGCGCTTGTTGTGGCTCGTTATGTTTGCCTTGGATGCTGCGGTTAGGGCATCTGGGATGCTCTTCAGTTTTGGCTGTCTCCTATTTTTCTACTTCATTACAGTCATACCGCTTCCACCTGGCCGCAGCAAAATTCGCGAATGGCTGCGCAATTTCTTTGTCCGGCAAGTACCGGCGACCGAGAAGGCATGAAGCAGGACGACACACCGAAGCTGCCGCACAATCCCGACGCGGAGCGTTCCGTGCTTGGTGCCGTCTTGCTCGACAACAATACGCTTGCCACGGTCATTGAGAAGCTGAAAGCGGAACATTTCTTTGACGATCGGCACCGCCGGCTTTTCACTCATATCGTGCAGCTTGGCAGCGCGCATGAACCGATTGATCTGGTAACCCTTACAGACCATCTTCGATTGACCGGGGAGCTTGAGGTCTGCGGCGGGCCTGGCTATGTCTCACAGCTCATTGATGGCGTCCCGAGAATCAGCAACATCGGTAGATATGCCTCTATTGTGCTGGATTTAGCTATTAGACGGTCTACGGCGTACGCAGCGCAATCTATCCTAGCCGAGGCCTTAGAGGGAGGAAGCGACGCTCAGCAGCTTCTGGAGCAAGCCCAGGCGGCTTTTACAGCTCTATCCGACACCCAAACAAGCAAAGGTCTCGTAGGAATCCGGCGGCTGATTCCGGAATATAGCAACCGAGTCGAAACAATTCTGAAAGAGGGCCGCAGTGTAACCGGTCTGTCGACTGGCTACAGCATGTTAGATGCTTTGACGTCCGGCCTTCAACCTTCGGAGCTGATCATTCTGGCTGCGAGGCCCTCGGTCGGGAAATCGACACTTTCTCTTAACATCGCCGAGAATGTTGCAGTCCAAGGCCTCGGCCCAATCGCTATCTTTAGCCTGGAGATGGCAGTGGATTCACTGCTTACGCGCCTTCTTACTTCTCGCGGACGCATTGACTCGCACAAGCTTAGGACAGGTCACCTTCGCCGCGAGGATTGGACCACAATCGCACAGGTCATAGGGGAAATGATGGCATGGCCTATCTCTATAGACGATTCCTCCTCAGCTTCGGTGATTGACATTTCGGTACGGCTGGCGCGTATGAAGCGAGAGATAGGTTTGGCCTTGGTCATTGTCGATTACCTTCAATTGGTATCACCGAGCAAGGGTCACAAAAACCGTCAAGAGCAAGTGTCCGAAATATCGCGTGGCTTGAAAGCTTTAGCCAAGGATCTGGGCGTCCCTGTAATCGCATTGAGCCAATTGTCGCGAGCCCCGGAGCGTGAGGATAGGCGGCCGCAGCTTTCTGACTTACGCGATTCTGGATCGTTGGAACAAGATGCAGACACAGTGATCTTTATTCATCGGCCTTACCTGTTCAAGACCAAAGGCGAGATCTCGGACGAGCAGAAGGCGGAAACAGAAGTAATTGTGGCTAAACAGCGCAATGGGCCTATCGATATCGTGCCGTTTGTTTTCCTGGCAAAAAGTACGCGTTTCGAGGAAGCGATGGGATCATGGATGGGAGAACAGGAATGACCAAAACTATATTCGTCGTGCTTGCTGTGTTCGTCGCCGGAGCGATCTTCGGGCAGTCCCGCCGCGGACTCTCGCCAAGTGTACGGACATTTTACGTGACATTCCCGTACGAAATTCCTCGCGACGCTGCGATCAAGGTGGTCGGCAAGGCTGACAGACTAGACGCGCTGGCTTCTATCGGAGTAACGGTGTGGACACAAGAAGAAGTGACCAACTGCATCAAAACAGAAGAGGCTCAGTCTATTCGCGCCGTGCTGAAAGATAATCCGGCAGCTTGCAAGAACTGGACCGTGAAGACACGTGACCAGCTTCAGCAGGACACGATAGACAAATACTATCGCGCCGTAAAGCGGGAACCGCAGGTTACGACTTATGAATCAAGGTTCGCCAAAGGCGAGTGCGTGCCATTCATTTACGATGGAAGCGGGTTCGTTCCAATCAACGATGGGGCTATGGAATGCACCACAAAGAAGGCCAAATGACTCTGAATTGGAAACAGGATTCTGAATTCACCGGATGCATTGAGATCGAGGGCTTAGATTGCCTGATTGTTCTCCAACCTAGGCCACGCTATTGCGACAGAGGAAACTGGGTTGCGACCATCGACGTAAAGCCTGGCGGTAATGGAATACGGCTGAATCTCGATTATGCCGATATGTGGCCGCGCTACTATTTCGACCTCGATCGGGCGAAGGCTGAAATTGAGGCTTGGCTAGTGAAGCGGAAACAAGTGCTAGAATCGCCAGCGAACTCGCCATGACTCTCAAGGATGAGATCCTCGCATTGGCTGCAGCGCATAAAGCAAACAAGGACGCCGGCCTCGGCAATCCTGTTCCGCATGTGCCGAAGCGCATCCAGAATCTAAACAGGAAGGAAAACTCATGCGATCGGAAAGAGCCAATGACGCGCGCTATGGCCAAGCTTGTTGCGCGAAGGATCCGCTGGAACAATAGCAGCACCGTTGAACCTTACCACTGCAAATGGTGTGGATTTTGGCATGTCGGACGACCGCCTGAGAGAAAACGCAAGCAACAAGAGGATCCATGATGCGGAAGCCGTGGCGCTGTTCGCTTTTGACCGCGGATGCTTTTGCTATCCGGATGATCGGGAACAGGCTCTTTGCGAACAGCATATCGTACGGGCTACACCACTCGGAAGCATGGAACTTATTCGCGAACTACTGCCACGCCTACCAATTACCAAGGAAGAATAATTTTTATCTCACCGGCTTTGCTATTGCTACCGGGAATGGCACCGCAATTCCGTTCGTCGTGTTCCCGCTGCCTTTGACAAACTGCACAGGGCCGGTCATGGCCGACGGCCAGTTCGATTTCTCGAAATTGGTGCCGCCGTTGTTCGTTGAATCGCTGTTGGTCACGGTGTAATCGAGCGGCACGGCCGAGCTCATAAAGTACAGGCAGAAGCACAGCCCGTCCTGGCCGTTGTCGTGAAACTTGTCGTGATCGAATACAACCTGCTTTGTGAACTGTCCAGCGTTGGGCGTGCCCTGGCCTGTGCCGTTCGGTTCGGCATCGCAACCGTCCATGATGCCGGCAGCTTTATTGTGTGCTCCTGAAAAGTCGCTGTAGTCGATGAGCACATTCGTCAGTTGATCGGTGACGCTGCATCCATTCCTCACCGGATTTGTAGAAACAACTTTTGTCACGTGAACGTTGGTAGACCCTTTGCCAACGTAGATGGAATCGCCGCCGCACTGGTCGAACCTGAGCCCTGAGATCGTGACGTTCGACACGTTTTCCATCCAGATGCACATATTCACAGGAAATCCACTGGCACCAAAATTCTTGGCATACGTTAGAGGCATCGTGAGCATGCCGGCGGTAGGCGATCCGGAACCCGCGAGCTTTATGTTGGTCACTCCGTAGAGCGCAAACAGATGCGCGAAGCCGGAGTACGCTGTCAACTCTTCAACGGTTACGCCGTCGTCAATCCAGATGTCGGCTCCTGACGGCAGTGTCGAAGTCGAAAGCTTGAAGATGCAACTCAGCGTAGAACAAGTAAGTTCAATCGGTCCCTTCGCTGCGGCCCCATAGATGATTGCCTGATCGTTGCCGCCAGAAGGCGTTAGCTTAATCCGCGCCGGTCCTGGCGGCGTCACGGGTGGAACTGTTGGACAGGTCACGACGATACCTGTGACGGCCGTTCCGCTTGAGGTACAACCTGCTGGCATGGTCAGGCTGATCGTCCCGGCGTAGGGCACCGCCGTTGTCGCGCTCCCCGAGTAGGGAATCTGCACCGTTGTTTGCGCGATTGCCCTGGGCCTCGGTGCCATCAAAAGCAATAAGAGAATCGCGGTCAGCATTACTTTCATGTGTCCTCGCTGTCGTGACTGCTAAGGATGCGAGGCGGTAGGCTGGCCGCCTCTCGATGACTATAACTATAAACGCATTAGGAGCACACAGGGCGATAATTCCGCGTAGGCTATCTTTGAGCGATGAAGGAATTTCGTGATCATGCAGCAAGGCCGCCTCGACAGCCTTCGGGCATCCGGAGATCCTCACGTCTGTAATCATCAGGTGTTCCCTCAGCTCAGGATCAGATGGATATTGTATGAGTGCACCGCGAAGATACCATTGAACGGCTAGGTGTCAATAAATTTCGCCTTGTGTGCGCTATCGAACTGATCCGCGCACTGCCCACGACTACCACCAATTACCACGGAATAATTTTTATTCGTATTGGAAACAAAGAAGTTCCTATAGTGACTACCGTTGATTACCGGGAGGTGGCATGAGCAAAACAGAGTGGCAACCGGCACGCTGCGTCATAGTTCACGGAAACGTGGCACTACGGGAAAGATTAGCCGATGAAAAGGATCCAGATTGGCGAATAAAGATTTATCGTGTACGGCTGAACACGACTGGCGTAGTGAACCAGCATTGCGATGGGCGGCTCTTGGATATCCATCCCGATGATGCGCCGCCTGGCTATTACTGGGCTTGTGAGCACGAAATGCTGACCGACTGAGGCGTTAAGTGGAGCGTCTGACGGGAGTTGAACCCGTGCCCCTCGGACTAGAAGCCGAGTGCTCTACGCTGAGCTACAGACGCTCTGAAAGTGGCGCAGGGGCTCGGATTGAACCGTAGTCGTCGATATCAGGCGACGCCCCTGCATTGGCGCGCCCGGCGAGATTCGAACTCGCTCCGTCTGCTTTAGGGGCAGCCGTGCTTGCCGTTGTCACTACGGGCGCGCGGTAAACTCGATAGCACTGCAACAGCTCGCGCTCGGGCGAATCTGCATCGAGCGGTGCGGTTGCAATGGCAGTCAATCCGAAATCGTGATCAGGTTCGTACCATGGATAGTGAGGGATTCCGTGTGCTTGAAGCTTTCGCAATACGCGCTCAAGTGCTCGGACGTTCGGCATCCCGATAGCAACGAGATTCGGCGTGCCTGGATCGCCACGGAGTTGCGCAAGCTTGAAGCTTGAGTGGTTAGTTTGTACGAGAATGTGTTCAAAAGCAGGAAGGTCGGTCCGGAAGAACAAATAACGGTATTGCTCTTGTACCTATGTCATAGCGACTTTGATTCTACTTGATGGCAATCCTAAGTCAAGCCTTTTTGAAACCCAGGATTTACTGCTGATCATCCGCGCAGGGCTGCCATTTACCGCGCACCAAAAATCCGTGCCGTATCGTTTGGCGTCCCTCGTGGTGTCCGGTCACCTTGATAGAAGGACTGACCGTAATCGTGGCATCGTCGTGCTCTTCGATTTTATGGTTTGATAAATTGCCTACTCCGCAACCAGGAAGGTAGAGCCACCAGATCCCGCTGGAGTGCCAATAGCAGATGGATTTATCATCGAGTTCTTCAAACATGCCGATCCGTTTGGCCTGTTGGTTCATTTTCCGATTGATTGCGCTTTGACCTTCACGGCCGGACCGTCCTTGAGATCGGACGAAGGGCTGCCATCATATTCACGGGCATGAGCACTACAGTTTGCGGCGAAATTCTTGATCATGGGCAGAAGCCAAAACTCGGCTACATGAGGATGATCGGCACATGCGAAAACACAGCCGAGCGGGGTTGCAATCCAGGCGACAACTTCTCGCGACTCACACGCATAGCAATAAGGCGTGATTAAACTTTCATTCCAGCTGAAATGTTTGGAACACCTCGGACACAAGATGTCGGTGCCTGGTTTTATGGAAAGCTCCAATACCAAAGTCCCGCCACATCTTGGACAAGGGAATTTCACGCGTGCGCCTGCTTCCACAGTTTCATCTTCCAGCCACGCTCAAGGAATGGACCGGCGCGAATACGGCGGAAGGGCAGAGCCACAAAGCCTGTGGGTTTCACAGCTTCCATGTTTCCTGTCTGCCCTCGCGCCGCTCCGACAATAGCGCATACCATTTCGCGAAACCACTTCGCCTGCATTTTTGGATTGTATCGGTCGTCAGGAATGGGGGGAGGCCAGCTAACGGTGCAAGTAAAAACTAAAGTGCCGGGAATGGTAACTACGGCCGAGGTATCCACAACATCATAGCTTGGCAGCATCAGGAGCCGAGCCTTTCATTGGTTCCGGACCAAACGAATTCTTGTACGGGGAGATGTTTATGGCAGCCACAGCACATCGTCTGGCCATAGTATGACGGATCCGTTGCCCAGGTTTCGGCGAGCGCGTCAGCCATGATAGTCAACACGCCACAGCCGCCGTTAATTTTATTCAGATCGGTTTGCGTCCAGAACCGCCCGACGATATTATCCACTTCTCGGTTCGCATACTCTTCGTACTTCACATATTCATACGCGGCATAACGTTTTTTCTCTTCTTCGGTCAGATCGCGTAATGGATTAACCGGCGCGGCGAGTCCTACATGCACGTAGCTGTGACGAACTGGACGGACGAAACCTTTGGCGCGTTCTTCTGCCGGCAACACTGCGTAGCGACTGTACTGCCCATCGTACCGCTTGGGCCCATTATCAAATGGAGTCCCTTTTTCTTTTTCGACTAGACTCATCGGAACGCCTCATCGATCAGGTCTCTCACCAAATCGTACTGGTCGACTTTCAACCTTGCAGCCAAGATTAGCACGCTTGAGGCATGCGCGGACCATTCCCTTGTCGATGGGAACGCCTCAGGAGGCTTGCCGCCATTCGCCATAACCATGCTGATCAGCATGGAGAGCTTGCTGACGGCGCGTAGCTCAAGGTAGCTCACTGTTCGGTTGGCTAAGGAATCGTTAGCGGGCTCAAAATGCTTGCTTGCGCTTGCAGAGGGCTCTGCCCATCAGAGTCTACTCCAACCGCCACGATGCAGAACGTATAAGGCGTAGGCATGGCTGGCACTGCTATGGTGACGGAACCGGAAGTTGACGGTGCTTTCACAATTTGAATATTTAAGCATTCGGATCCATCCCACTCACCCAAATGGAATTCTGAAACGCAGCTCCTCTGCACGGCACCGCACGTCGGATTGTTTGCAAAATCATAACTCCAGCGAAATCTCAGGGTCACTTGGTTGCCGCAACCCAAGCTCAGTGCAAGCACGGCGAGAAATGGCAATCTGCGCAAAACCTAATTCACTCCGGTAATAGTGAAACCTGTTGCTGAAGCCAGTGGCACGATTGCCTGTGCGGGAGTGGACGGAACAGACTGCGTGCCGGCGAGATTAGCGACAACGAAATAGCAATAAGTTCCCGGTGGCAATGGAGGAGCCGGGAATCCTGTGTCGCTGTAGGTGATCACAGTTATCGGAGTAGCTCCAGAAATAAGTGCGAATCCCGCAGCGGTTGCGGCAGCTACGGTCGCGGGCATGACTGATGGGCAGGCTCCATTCAACCGATAAACCTGATAGCCCAGCGTAGGGTTAGCCGCAGCATCGATGCTGGCAACCCAGGTCATCGCCACACTGTGAGGCCCAATGGCTCCAATTACAACACGTGTCGTTTGGCCGCCCTTAACCTCGGCCGTTCCTTGAGCAACGGTGCGGTTCGATGCTCCAGGCGTCGGCGGAGCTGGCCGCTGTGCATACGCAAACGCTGACATGGAAAACAATAAAACTGACAGGAGTATGGGTTTCATGGCCCAAGAGTGACAAAATAATCCAACAATAGCAAGCTATTCCTTCATCGCCTACCTGCGGTCCTTTTTAGTTGACATATCGTGCCAGCTACGCTATAATCACAGTTGACAGTGAGACTCAGAGCGTAGCTAGACAGAAACGCTACTGAGAAATGAAAGGAACCGAAGATGGCAATGTCGAGACGCACGGAAAGGGAGCTAAACAAAGCTAGAGAATTACTGTGGCATCTACTAGAAGGAAAGAAATGCTTCTTTTGCAGAAAAGGCTTCTTGCCAGATTACAACGTCGAGTTCGGTAATGCCCGCGCCCCGATCTTCGACATGGATATCACAATTCACCACAAAGACGGCGATCATCAAAATAACGCCAAGTCTAACCGGGCCGAAGCGCATGAGACATGCCACAAGTCATTCCACGCCAAAGAAGTCTTTCGGAAGTGGCGTGCAGAAGGGAGAGCACAATGAGCCGCCACTACTGGGAAACGCCAAAGCCAATCCGCGTACTACGCTCATCAAAACGCGCTGGTGTTCGAAAATACGAAGTCAATTCGTCTAGCGATGCGCGCCGTCGCTACACCGTCACCGTCAAGAATGGCAAGTGGGCTTGCTCATGTCTGGGATGGATCATTCCGCGGCGGGAACATCCTGGTTCTGCCGTATTCGTGCGGAAGCCGTGCCGTCACATTGTGGCAGTGGCACGCATCGCGGTGTCCCGATGACGCGCCACGTAAAGCGTACCCGTCGTTGGTCGAAGAATGAGATCGCGGCGTCGCCGTCCGAGTTTCGCCGTAGCCTATCCACGACCAGCCAAGACAGCACAAGGTTAGCGAAACACGCCGGCAAGCGACTCGCCCATCAGCTTGAGGGAAGTAGATTGCCGTGGCACCAATGGCGGATCAAAGACTTGCACCCGCTCCAAATCGAACAGTGGCGTCGTCGATTTGGCGTACCTAAGAACAGAGCGAACGTCATGCTGATGGTGGCCTGGTCCGAGCTGCGGAAGTTCCATATGCGCCATTCTCTGTTCGTTCCGAAGCGGAAATCGGAAGAGCCGCGTATCTCCCGAAAAGCAGCTTGGCGCAAAGCGGAAAAGAAGAAGGGCAAGCCGCGACGGGAAAGCTTGGTGACCTGCATCCATGACGTACCATATTACCGCGTTTGCGCTCAGTGCAAGCGCAACAAGCTGGAAGCGCGGGCAAAGCTGGAACGGATGATCAGTCAGTATCTCAGTCCGAAAGACGCAAAGAAGTTTGGCCGCCTGTTGGCGACAGGACAAATCAATGCGGACTTTTGGATTACGCTACGACGCAAGTTTGGGATCGTCGTAAAGCAAAAAGCTTATCAGCCAGCGACGGTTACCTATCGTCGATTCATGCGTCAACGTCAGCGGGAGCTACAGCGCGAGCCGGTTTTGAGTGCCAAGCCGATCGCGGCGATGCCACTGCCACAAAGATTGGTAGCTCATGAAATGGCTTACGCTCCAACGTTGTGCGTGGCAATCAAAACGTTCTCGCACACTATCGAACAGCGCACAAACTTCCGCTGCAATCGGCCAGTTTCGCGCGGTGTGTTTTGCGATGAATGTTCACCAAAGCAGTGACCGGTTCCGGTAGTTCGAGCTAAATCGGAATCGGCAGTAAAGGGAGAATGAAAAAATGGCAACAAGAACAGTACTGGTTGTGAATGGCGACGTAAAGAACTTTACTTTCCTCAAAGCACTGCCGTTGTTTCGTAAGGCCAAGTTCGTCAAAGCGGGTCGACTACTCACCGCGAAAGAGTTTGAGGCGCGGCGAAAAGCGGCCGACTCGGACCGGAAGTCTGCCGAGATCGCCGCGTTTTACGAACAGGAGATGGAAATGATGGAAGGCATCGCGGCGTCAGCGGAAGAGAGCCAGCGCGTGGCGAAGTTTTTCGCGTCGGCCAGGGCAATCCGGAATCACTCAACATAGGCAATGAGGAACCGAACGACGGCAAGTAGAGCCATTCCGTTTTTGGATTTCAACCGGCCCTTGGGCTTGAAGTAAGTGTAGCAAATGTCGGCGTTCTGTCGAAAGGAGAATCAAATGGCAACGAAAATGACAGCGGCAGCGAAAACAGTTGCAACAAAGCGCGCCAAAAACCCCGAAGGTTTTATTACAGGCAGCGTAGGAAACACCGTCACAGTCCCTTTTACCTTTGAGAAGGAGACTCCGAACACCTATCGTTTTCACGAAGATGGCACAGGTCCTAACAACCGCGGCCTTGTGGGAACGATTTACGTTCATAAGGCAACGTTCCAATCCCGACCCGAACGCATCGCCGTCACGATCACGGTGCGGCAATGAACGGCTTCGGAGGCAACTCTAATTTTCCTCCCGGCCATCCCACAGGGACGTCGATATCGGATGAACGGGAACTTATTTACCACTGCGACCGTTGCTCCAGATACATCCGCGAATCGGAGCTGGTCGTTGTGCCGCGCGATGGCAGCTTCGATCTGGTCGTCTGCCCTACCTGCAACAATGGCGACAAACTGGCACGGGAACACTGCGACACCTGTGGTGCGCCGGCCACCCACATTGACGAGGATCGATCGGTAAATTTCTTCCTGGCCTTTTGCTCAAAGCACTTCATGGGCCAGAGACTTGAGAGGATATAAAAATGAAGATCAAAGCATTTGACAGAGTTGTTCTGCGGCAGTTGCGGGAAGAACTAAACGCGGCACTGCAAGGCGTCGCGAAGAAGTATGGGATCAAGGTGGACGTGGCCAATGCCAGATTCCGCGAGCAGTTCTGCAATTTCAAGTTGGAGCTGGCCATCACCAACGGCAAAGGCGCGCCAGCCTCACGCGAGGCAGAAGATTTCAAAAGTTATGCTGCGCTGTACGGGCTCAAGCCTTCGCAGTTGGGCAAGACCATACGCTACCGCGGCAATTCCTACACCATCACTGGGCTCGCAACGCGGTCGCACCTTTTCCCTTTGCTCGCCACACGTTCCGATGGAGCTCAATTCAAACTGCCGGTCGAAGCCGCTGGCGGAAACAGCCGGAATAGCGACTTCAGGGAGCGGGCATGAAAACTTATTACGTGGCGAGCACTACAACTACAGACTGTGATCACGAACACCGCACGGCAGCTGCTGCATATCGTTGTGGCAAGCGCATCTTTACTGCGACCAATTGGATAACCAATTGGATCGTTACATCCGGCCACTGGGACGCTCTAGGCTTCTGGCGACCGGGCCGAGTCATTCTTAAACACAGAAAGAAAGGCATGTCCAAGAAAAGGATATTTGTAAATGTGGTGTCCATGGGCGGCAAGCCTGGTGATGCCTATGTGGTAAACAAGCGCGGCAAGGAAGTGAAGCTGCCAGCGACATTGAAAGCTTTCGACGGCGAAAAGATTCTCGTCGACGGAATCTCACAGCTTCCTTCAAATGGCAAGGAAGGGCGCGTCGCTACCGAACAAGGCGAATTCTTCCCAAGCGTGTTTGGATTGAAGATTATCGTCGCCGTAGTAAAGCCTGGAACCGGTGGTGCGCTCGTCAAAACTGGAAGTGTTTTATGAGACGCAGATTAGGCATGCGGCGACGCACCAATCGCCACTTGGAGTTGATTAAGCAGCAACGCGCAAAGGAACGCGCATTCAAAGAACGCAACCACAACCTGATTCATTCGGTCTGGAAGGCAACTGAAGGTGGCATCGGCCAGAAGTTCGCCATGTTCCTGCTGCGCGAAGCCGGTATCGTCGCAGAGCCAGCCGGAACCATCTACGTCGGCCACTCTGGTATTCGCGTTTACGGCGGCAACCGCATTCAACGTCGTGCCGAGCGCATTCTGTTAGGGAGATGACAAAATGGCAAAAGATAAAACGGTAACCTGCGAAGCACATCCTGGTCGGCACTTGGCGTACATAGCGTGTACCCACGTCGTTCAGAATGGAGCGGCAACGGCTCATTTCAGGGAAGCGAAACCAGATGATCCTGGAGAGATGTTGTGCTTGGCGTGCGCCAGTCGGCTCAAGACACTCACGGCTGACGATCTCATTTTAATTTGCGGGCACTGTGCGGAGAAGTTTTTCACCGGCTCCATGCCGACCATTAACTGAGAGGAGGACTAAAATGCCAAAGAATCCATATTTGGATCGCTGGACTCAGTACGGAACCAAACACTTGGCTGGTCGCAAGATCATTGCGGTGCGCTACATGACCGCAAAGGAAATGGAAGGTCTGGGCTGGTCGCGCAGTGCCCTGGTTCTGCAGCTGGACAACGGCACCATTATTTATCCGTCCCAAGACGATGAAGGCAATGGACCTGGATCGTTGTTCGGCCAAACCAACGGAGCTGGACGTCGAGCCGAGCAACTGACGTTCCCGGTGATTTGAACATGCTGGTCTATTGCTTTCGCTTGGTAGTGATAACACTGTTTGGCCTGCTCGTATGGGAAGGCAGCCACAACGTATATCTAACCGTAGCTGCGATTTTGTTGATGGTAATGTCTTGGAAAGATAAGTGGAACTAAACAAAGGAGAATAATGTCTGACTTCTATGGAGCATTGGAAAGCACATCGTTTCGCGTGCGAGACATCGACGCATTCCTTGCGGATCCCGACGTGCAGTGGCTCAAGGACCACGCAAAAGAAGACGGCTTCTTTGATGAAAACTACGACGGCTACTTCAACTTCGGCTGGTACGGCCTATATCCCTCGACTGTATTACAGGATGTAGAAAACTACGGCGCGAACGATGAATGGTTCGAACTGGATATCTGCACAGCCATTCAGCGCCATATCCTGCCTGGCGACGTTTGCCAGATTGGCGTCAGTGGCAACGAAAAGCTGCGGTACATCGGCGGCGATATCCGATGGGTAACGAGTAAAGGCATCGTCGACTTCGCCGGCGTCACTGAATGGTCTCAAAAACTCACAGAGGAAAGCTTACGAGACTTCATTGGCAATCTCTCGACGCAGTTGACCGCTCTGGCAATAAATCAGGTGCCTCGCGCTGCCAGATGGCTAAGCCGGTTATGGAGCAGCAAATGATTACATACAATCTCAAATCGTTCGGATGGGGCGATGATAAAACTGTCACCGTCAACAGATCGGATTTCGACTGGGCCAATCGGGCATACGCAAGCGATACCCAAGAAGAGTTCCAATTCAATCCCGCCCATGATACTTGGTTTGATTCGAAGGGGCGTCCTTGGAAAGCAATCACACAAAAGCCATCGCGCAATCTCACCGCAGCTGACTTGGGCCTGACGGAGAAGAAGCGGTATTGGGTAGCCTTAACTGCTTCGGGCTCGCTCACTGCCAGTGCTTGCGTGTTTGCCAATAATCCCGAAGAGGCTAAGGCGAATGCGGTTCAGCAAGGCAAAGAAGGAAACCTGCTCTGGAAATACGATGGTTGCGACGACAGCACGATTGAAGCCGTCACCGCCAAAGATATGGAGACACTCTGATGGCACGACCTAAACCAGCACGGGCTTTTCTGCGGCATATAAGCCAGCGCAATAAGCTGGCGGTACGGGATGCCAAAAAGCTGAAACTGATCAAAGCGCAGCTCTCTGGTATCAATGACTTGGACTTGTCAACGGCCGAAAAGAAGATCAGATCGTTGCTGCCTTCGAGAGGCTGGCTAAATTCACGGTTAAAGTGGTCGAACGAAAGAAACCTGTGGGCAGCAAAATTGTGGGGTTCGACTAATGAAAATTGCCGATGCCTTACACCAAATCACCGAGGACTTTCGCTCAGGCTATCACGAAATGGAAGCTGGCTATCCAATCGTCAATCCTTTGAACGATCATCAGCGCGATTTGATTGCTGCCTACGCCGAAGAGCACGGCGAGTGTTGGCTAGGCCGCATTAACATCTACGACCACGATAGAGGCAAGCCGATCATCTGGAAGTGGGACGGCGGACTTGTCTACAACTTTGGCGCATCGTTTGTGTTGCCATGCTTCGATCAAGAGCTGGTCGACCTGATTGTGGCTCGAGATCAGGCCGCCTACACCGGCACGGCTGACGATTACAAACGGATCAGCGAGATTTTTAAGCGCATCGACCAGTTGGGCGGCAGTTATTTGAAGTGGAACTGAGGAGGATCAAAATGTTTATTGAATGCGTCTTGATTGTCGCGTCCTTATGCCAAGCTGTACGCGACCGTCCGGTAATGGCCTTAACTTCGATCTCAACCGCAGCTTTGGTTGCCGATGGAGTGACTACGTCAAGAATCATTGGAACGCATAATTGGACCGCACTGGCACCGATCCCTTGCAGCGTTAATGGGGCTCCAGTGTTTTGCGGCTCCTATCTGCAGCAATGGACCATCACAAGACACGAGGAAGATCCTGTTTCTCGATTGCTCATCGGTCGCTATCCGACGTGGAAGCGTATGGTCCCGGTCGGGATCGGCCTTATCGTAGGCGAAATGTGGTTAGCCGAACGAATGAAGCGAAGCCACACCTGGGTTCGGCATGTCTGGTGGATCCCGCAAGTTCTAACGATTGGAGCAAACACAACCTTTGCCACGCTTAACTCTAGGCTGCGGGTGAATTAAGCGTTTACTTGTGCAGGATAAGCGTTTACTATGAACTAGAACCGGCAACGCATTGAAAAACCAGCTTCCCGGTGTTGGTCAAACCAATGAAGGCGTTGCAAGGCCACTTTTTTATTGGAACCCAATTAGCACGATGTCAAGGCCATCGGAAATCTGGAAACCAAAAGATACGTGCAAGGCAACGCCCATTACAGTTCTGGAAACCAAGCTTATTGTGCCGAGGCCATTGGACATCTGGAACCCAAACTTGCCGTGCAGCCATTACGCAATTTTTAAAACCAAATCCGCCATGTGCCAGGCTCAAGTTTCGTGTGGAAACCAAACTAACGGTGCAGGGCCATTAGCCAGATGGAAACCAAGTTGTTAGTTGCGCAAAATGCTACGCTGAAGCCGCGTGTGCTTGGCCGAGGGCTCGTTGTGCGGCGGCGATAAACTCTTGTAGTTTGGTGCGCAGATCAGTAAGTTGCAACTCGGCTTCGATCTCCTGGTCCCGCACCTTCAGCAGGTCTTCGTGTTCCAATTCTAAAGCTTTGGTAAGCCGTGCGACTTCGGACTCGAGTCGGGCGATGTCTTGCTCCGGTCCTGCCGTTACCGAACCAATCAGCCATTGGACATAATTCTTGATGTCTACTCCGCCGAGTGCGTGTAGGTCCACCGCTCCCGCTCCCATCGCTCCAATCCACTCAAGGTCTCGGTCATCCCGCAGCTTCTCATACTGCTCTGCGAGCAGGCCAGAGGCGTCTGGCACAATCGCACGCAACTTGGCTGCGGTACATAGCTTACGGCTGCCATCGGTCCAGATATGGACGAACGCAATTCCGCCCTGGCGTTCTGCCTCGCTGGCTAGCTCTACCGCCACGTGTGCGTCACACAAAGCACAACTGGCTTGCGCGGCTTTTTCGAGTGCTTCGGCGACACGGATCCGCGCGTAATCCTCGGCGATCTTTACTGCCGAAATTATTTTGTCCATCTGATACGGGAACGGCTGCTGTGCATCCAAACCGAAGATGGCCGTACCAAATTTCTTCTCTAGGGTTGTCATGGTCTCTCCTTTGGCTCAAACTCGGCACCATAACACAAGTTCACTTTGAATTCATCCAGCGGTCCTTCGAACGATTCATTGGCGCACGATGCGCACGCCACCATTCCCAGCGATCGGCATTATCCCGCGCTATGTTCTTCCGCTTCTCGATGTGACATGGGCATACACAAACTCCATACACCCAAGGCTCACTGCCGGAAGCTGAATGAAATTTAATGAGCGATCGGCCGTGGCAGCGAGCGTGCATGTCGGCTCTGCTCGCTGGTGACCACAAACTATCGTCGCAGAACGCAAGCAGTGCTGGTTTATCGACTGCACCGTGCCAAGAGCTCATGCCGATCCTCTGGTTTGGCTAAAAGTCGGATCCCTTTTCACCTGGTCCAAGCCTATTCTTTTCACAAGCCACTGGCGGGTCGATTCGGAATTCTCGCCGTGCATTTCCATGTAGGCCATCACGGCGCGGCAGTCTTGCTGCATCCAGCCAAGCTCTGATTTGGTTACGCGCCGCGGATAACAGTGATCGCAGAGCCACACGCCAAGATTGCCGGCTAGAGACAGGATCCACTGGCGAAGCTTTTTGGCAACTTCGTTTAGCTGTTCGTTGAGCGCCATGGCGTTTCCGGTTCCTTCTTCGGTTTGCTCTTTGGAGCCTGTGCATTTCATGGTTCACATCCGATTCATGAGAATTTGGCCACTGCTTTGCGCAGCCGTTCGGCCAGCGGATGATCGGGAACCGTCATGCCATCGAGCAATGCTCGCGCTGCACTCACCAGTTCGGTGACGTCGGCTGCAATGTCTGAAACTTGATGCTGAAGTTTGGTCACGGCACTTTCAAAGCTAAGCTGCTCAACGATTCCATGCGCCTTCAGGATCTTGCCGGCTAATGAATCCGGTTGAGCTAAGAGTGCTTGCAGAATGTGTTCAGTGCCAACACGCGCATGGTGCAGCGAATCGGCGATATCGCCGGCATGATTCAGTGCTTGTTTGGTTTCACGGCTCAGCGGCATGTCGTCACCGATAGCCGTTGAGACCGGATCACCACGCTCTGTTTGCGTCTCGATCTCCTTGCGAATATCTTCGGCGTTGATCCGTTCGCGAATCGCAGGATCTTCACGCAACAGGCCCAGCAATAAATGCTCGGTGCGGATCTCTTTTGCGCGGTGCTGGCTTGCCTCATAGCGAGCAAAGAAAATTACCCGCCTGGCCTTTTCGGTGAATCGCTCAAACATTCGACACTCGTGCTCGACGGCGCGAATCTCCCGGATATTGCTGCCACCCAACGACTGGAATCGGATCACTGCGCTTGTAGAAACGGTCACACACAATTGCGGTGTCGTAGCTGAGATTCCAATGGCGGCGGTCGGCCGCTCGCCAGATAGAAGGAACACCGTCGTCCTCATACTTATCCGGTACGCGCTTCCAGATATCTCCTGCTTGGATATGTTCCCAGGCGATTGGCGACCAACTTGCTTTATAAAAGAGCCCTCGGATCAGATACGTTTGCCAGACGATAGAAGGCGCATCGTAAGAAGGGCGTCGCCAAGGATTAACCACCAACACCGCACACTCTATGCCTCGGCCAAAGTGCGGCTCCGGTTCCCGGTCGACCGGATCAGGCTCGATTCGTTTGTCAGGCGGTAAGCAGCCTCTGAACAAAAATGCCAGCGGCGCGGTCAGCATTCCGTACAACAACGATCTTCGCTTCATCGGCTCCTCCCTGGATTCCGATATCTCCCAAGATTAATTTTCGGTTGGCTTTCAATGCGGTCATGGCTCCTGCAATCAGTTGATGGGCTTCATGTACAGACTGGTTTCATCTTCTGGTTGGCTTTCACTTACGATCTGGTTCGTGCACTCCGTCCATGGGTTACAAGATACTCATGGCATTCGCGCGATGGGTTCCAATCTGATTTTGGAACAGCAACTCCCTGGGCTCCACTCTAATCTGGCTCCCCATTCAAATTGTGGGCTCCAATATTTCCAAGCAATCATTCCATGGCTGGGTTCCAAATGGACTTTTCATAGCCTTTGGGTTACAGCCCTTCCGTGGTTCACAACGCTCGAATCCTTCGTCTAAACTTCAAGGTCCAATACTTACCGAACGGTCTTACTTCGCTTCTGATTCCAAACTGGCGAAGAAATACCCGCGTCTGCTCCGCATACTCCCGGTCTGTGTAGATTGTCATGCGACTTTACTGAGTTTAGCCGTGCCGCCGCTTGCGCGGATCTCGTCATAAGTCATAGCGCAGTGGGCGCACACTATTTTGCCGTTGAACTGCGCCAGGCGATGGCCGCCGCGTTCGCACACCTGCTTGCATACTTTCTCACTCGAGGATCTCTCTTTCATTTCCGTCTCCTTTTAATAGAGAACCACGGTGGAAAAGATAACACAAAAGTGCAAGCGCAGTAAACGCTTATTGACAACGGAACCAGTATACAGGTACTATTCGTCGGCATGAAACAACTAACATGCCTCCGCTGCGGCCATTCCTGGTATCCACGCTCGCCACAGAAGCCGGTGAAATGCCCGAATCCACAGTGTGCGAGCCCATACTGGGACAGGCCGCGGCGAGACAAATCCAAGTCAAAACGAGGGAGAATCTAAAATGGCTACGGCAGCAACAGCAAAGAAACTGGCTCCAAAAGTAGTCGCTGGAGGTAAACCAATCGAAGTCGTGCGACCCAATATGGCCTATTTGTTCGCGGCCATCGAAGGTACCGCTCCGCTATTACAGAATCCCAAGACCAAACAATATCTAGACAGCATGATTGCGTCAGGCGAGGGAAAGGCGCAGGCAGCAAAAACTATCAAGAATCCCGAGGATGAATTTATCGCGCGCCTGAAACAGACCAAAGAAGAAATTGGATTAGTCCCCGTCGAAGCATTCACTGGTCGGCGTGGTCTATTTCCGACTGCTGCTAGGCTCGCTAGACTCAAGAAGATTTCGTCAACCACAGTGCTCGCCGGCGTCAAGGTGATTCCGGACGTCATGCTGGAATTTCAGGACGGCCTGCGCGGCTATCTTTTGATTCGCGGCGGATCAAAGCCGATCAATGACAAACACATTGCCGATATTGAGAAAGCCCCTGGCAAACGAGTGCCCGTCCCAATCTATCGGCCGCGTTACAACCAATGGGGTCTTGAGCTGCGGATTAAATATTGGCCTACCTTGGTCAGCCTTTCCAATCTGATGTCGCTTCTCGCCACGATGGGCGAAGTGGGCGTTGGCTCATGGCGTCCAGAAAACGGCGGAATGTTCGGGACCTTCCAACTTCTGAACGCCGCAGAAGTAGGCGAAGCCATCGGCGCTGCTTGGCAAACGGAAAAATAGTTTCATAGCAAAGCGAAGCCGAGTCATGCCGTGCGAAGCCGTGCCTGGAAATAGCTTAGTGCGGCTCGGCCAAGCTTTGACAAGACAAGCGAAGAGTTGCAAATCAAACCCGAACCAAGGCCCTGAGAAGATGCGTCTAGATTAGCGGAGCGGCGCAAAGATAAGAGAAGCCGAGATTGCCGTTGATTAGTGAAGCGAGGCAAATCGAACGCTGATCTCTGCGGAGCCAAGCTATGAATAGCCATGCGCCGCCCAGCAACGACCGGCCTGACGGAGCGGACCGTGGCATAGCTTAGCAAAGCCCGGAACAGCTGTGCTGAGCCGAAGCCGAACGAGTAGCGAAGCGAAGCGGTGCATGACAATGCGCGGAGCCGAGAAGGCATAGCGCAGCGCATCGAACCGAACACGAAGATGAGAGAAGCGGAGCCGAGTGAAGCGGAGAGAAGTAAAGACAGGATAAGCTGAGCCTGGACCTGCGGAGCAGAATCAAACTCACGCCGCATTGACAATTACGGCTAACTCGTACCGTAGCCATGCTGAGCTGTGCGAAGCACTGCAGGGCTTAGAAAAACACAGCGGAGACGAGCATGACAAATAGAACTCGTACCTTGCGTAGCAGCGAGAGACCAAGAGGAGAACAGCGGCGCAAAGAACGGAACGGCTTGACAGCGCCGTGCGGTGCCTGCCGCAGATAAGCCAAGCGAACACCTAAGCGTAGCGATGCCCAGAGGAGTTTGGAGACGCGAAGTCGAGCGAAGAGAAGCCCGGACAACCAATCCGAACCGAACTATAAGCGTAGCGAGGCCAAGATTAGAAACGCGAAGAAGGACGAAGCGATGCCCTGACAAGAGAGTCCGAAGCAAACACGGAGCGTTAAAATGAAAAAGAAGAAACGGTATGTCCCGGTTGATGGCGCACATATTTCTACCGCCGAAGCCAAGAAGGTCGGCTTGGCTGTCGATCGGCTCATCAGCAAACTCGGCCGGCTGCCCACCACCGCGGAGTTTGCCGTGGCGAGCAGAATCAAAACCAGTCCAGCCTATCCCGTAGTCTTCAAGCGGTTCCGACAACTGACCGCGAGCGCGTGGGAAAACGCTGCCGCCTACTGCATTCGCAGCGTCGATATCGTTTGGATCGATGGTGCTGGCCGTCAATCGCTGCCGGAAAAGGCATTTTTCGTTTTGAGTTTGATCGAGGAAGCCAGGATCGACGACGAAAACGGCCACGCAACCATTTATCCAGTCGAGGATGCGCAAAAAAGTCCGGCCGCGATTGCTGCGCAAGAGTTAGCGATGCGCAGAACCGTGATGGCAGCAGTCGGCGACTTCGCGTCGCTCGCAGGTTTTGCAAAAGCACGCGCTGCGGCGATTCGAGCGATTGACGATTTAGGCGGAAGGGGCGGTCGCGCGGATTGAAAATGATTTTCCGAAGCAGCGCACTGCCAAGCGCTGATTGGCTAAGCGTAGAAAAGCACTGCGCGGTAAACCAAACCAAACTCCATGCGAAGCATAGATTGACGCGGCGATGAGAAGCACAGCGAGGCGATGCGTAGCCCTGAAAGACGCGGCAAGTCGAAACGTACTCGGTGCTGTGAGAAGCATGGTGCAGCGATGAGTAGATTAGCCGAGCAGGGATAAGCGAAGAATAGCGTAGTGAAGCGAACCGCACTCAGAGCTTAACGGTATTTGTGAAGGTCGATTATTCTGCGGCCACCGATCGGTGAAGCTTCTGGCTGTCCTGTTGCAAAACGTTGGAATCCGCAATGCCCACATCGAAGCTGGTCGGCAATTCTCGTTTGTAGCGTTACCTCATGGCACTTTGGACATTTCGGTGTTCGATCGTTGGTGGCTACAGCCGCTAGGTTTCCGGCCTCGGTTGTTTTTAGCATGGTGATTTGCTCCGGTGCTCCTACCTTGAACCAGTCGATTAAGCCCAATGTTCCGGGCCCAATCAGTTCGGTCACAGCAAACACCATAGCGTCTAACCGGTTCGGCGATCGTTCACCTGGCATACCTGTGTAGGATACCAGCTCTTGCTCAAGTAATTCCATCTCGCCGACAATATGGCACCGGTTGTGTTCAGACAAAGAACTCACCGGTTGCGCGCGAATCAATTTGCCGCGCGATGAAGTCACATCCCGATAGGGAATATTTTCGTCTACGGTTTTGAGGGTCTCAGCCACCATATCACCGCCAAAGTTGCGTTCTGCCACTATCAGGTCGGCCTTGCATTTCTCAAATAGTCGTATTGCAGTTCCTGCCCAGGCCTTCGGCCTTGACGCGAACATGGATTCATCAAATAAAACATAAAACTCTTGGTCATAGCCCTCGCCTGCCGCCACAATTCCCACTTCGGTCGTCGTCGATCCCGATGGGTCAATCGCCACCACGATCCTGCGATATCCGTCCGGAAATGCCGGTGCCTCTTTTGCTTCTGGATATTTCGCCCTCAAGTCCGGCGATATGGTAAATCGGTGTTGCTGCCGGTCCCAAAAATTCGCTGATAAAACTCTGGAGTCGTCCAATACTTTCCGCGTCCAGAGCGCGTTTGGTATTTCGTCGCAATCAAGCGCTTCGATCTCTTGCATGAACGCCACTTTATTCATGTTCCGCTCGGCTCTGTCTATTCCTTCTGACGAAATGAACGGATTCGCTCTCGAGGAAAAATGCAAACATAGCCATTCGTTATCAGCCTGGCACCGCTTGAACATTTTTGCGGCGTGCTGTTTGTCTTTGGCTTTGCTGATCGACTTCGTAGCCAAAGATGGCGGCGTATAAATCAATACCGCATCGCCATCTTTGTCTATCATCATGGGTTGACCAACTTCGGTCCACGCTGTCTCGTCCATCAGCTGGTATTCATCCAGGATCAAAAGTGTGCACCAGTCTCCTCTTAATGAATCCGCATTCCATGCGGTCTTTCCTTTGATCCTATTGTCAGTCCCTCGAAATTCAATCACATGCTCGGTCTCGTTTTTGTATACCCTCCCCGCATTGATCAGTTCCCTCAAACTCCACGTTACTTCTTTCCACCATTTGTCTAATTGGTCCACCACAGGCACGGCATACAAAACTCTTCCTCCATTCGCAAAATGATTTACGGTCAAAGTGGCAGAACTAGTAGTTTTCCCTGCTCGTCTTCCCGCTCGTACCATCTTCCGTTTCTTCGGCGATTCCACCAGCAGCTTCTGCTCCGGAAATCCGTCCACGTTCCGTACATGAATCGGACACGGATCCCCTTGCGCCCCTTTCACTAATTCTTCAACCAGATCGTTCGCTTCTTTTGGCTCAGGTGCAGGCGGAATCAATAACTCTAATCTCGTCTTGTGACACCGGAAGCAATACGCCGTCTCCATGTTGTCACTCGACCACGCATGCGAGGAATGCTTAGGACACTGGTAATAGAGCCGCGGCTTGCCTCCCTTTGGCTTCGGCGGCTGCACCACAGGCGGTTTGCTTTGTTCTTGGCTTTCCATTGATTCGCTTACAGCTTACACCACAATGCCGTTCCCAATGGCGATTCTGCCCTTGCTCTAAAACCCAAGACTCTGGTATTAATAGAGTTAATGGCTACTGATAGTATAACCGCTGCCAATAGAAGCAACGGATTGGAAAAACAGAAGCAGGAGAAGCGATCCGGTCTCGCGACGGCAGCGATCCTGCGCGCGGCGTACACGCGGCAGCTCAACGAGCCAATTCCGCCGATGCTTTTGAAGTCGCTCAAAAAAGCGAGCCCATTTTTCCATCCGTTGAAAGATGGCGACGTGATGGCCGACGCAGTTGCGCTTGGATTAATTCGGCGCGCAGTGAATCGCGGCGAGCCAGGCCCTGCAAGAGAGATGCGCGAAGCGACCGATGGCAAAGCAGCACAGCGTGTGGAGATTGGTCCAGCAGATCGGCGGATTGAAATTGTGTTGGTGAAAGAACCATTGCCTCCGGAGATCGCGGCTCGATCAAAAGTATTGACACTGCCGGCGACATCGAGTGAGCCAGGCGACGAAGAGAAATAAGGCGAAGCCGTGGTACTAGTCTGTTGGCAATAATATAACCTTTCCACCTAACTCCTCTGGAATCAGTAAACGCTTATGCTGCTTCGCGTCTGCGTTTATCTATTATGTTGCCGTCCTGGTACTAAATAACGAGGTCATGTGGTACTGACTTTTATTTGTGGGCCGATGATCGCGCTCGGGATCATGAGGTCATTCTGGACTTGTATTCATGGGGTCATATCGGTGATTCCGAATCTGTATTGGCGGGGTCATGTGGGAACCGAAATGTTGGGGTCATGTGGTAATTTTTCCGGCCGGTATGGAAAGCCGGCGGTATGGTATTCGGGATCGGTATGGTTTCCGGAACTGCCGGTATGGATTCCGGGACGCCAGACGGTAATATCTACACCTGTTAACCGATTGCTAACAATCCGCGCCGCGTAGTGGCGTATTGATCACTTTCGCTTTTTATTTATTTATTTCGGTCTGTCCGTCGAATTGTCTTGACACACGTTAGCGCGTCTGCTATTTTGACTGTGCAAGCTAGTTAGCACGATTCAAAACTAGCCGACCTGAGAAAAGAGAAACCATGAAAACGAAGAAACAGAATGACCGCACCGCGAAAGTTACCGCAACTCCAGCAATGAAACTGACAACGAAAGTAACGCCAAAAACCACTGCCAAAGTAACAGCGACCGCAGCGACCGCAACCGCGAAACCAAAGAAGACCCTCACACATGACGAACGCTCCGCAATTGCCAGACTCGCAGCGTACAAAGCCCACCTGCATAAGTCTTTCCAGTCAGAGCGCACGCCAGATGAGCGCAAGATTCAGACGCGCCTATTCGAGTCTGCCAAAAAGACTCGCGACCACGTTCCCACACTCGACCGCGACGAACTGCTAGACGCTATAGCCTAGCAACTAAGAGACGCGCAGCGACCCTGCGCGTCTCGTTTTTCCTGCTCATGTAGCACGATCTAAACGTGAGTAGAGAAAGCGAGACGCTATGAAAATTCGCCGACAAGTAGAGCAAGATTCCGATACTTCGATGCCAGTACCGAATTTCTCCGCCGGCCACCTGGACCCGTTTTATTTCTCAGAGACGCCAAACAATGAGGACGTGGCGCAGTATGTTCGCCGATCGGATCTCCGTTACGCCATGCAGGACCGTTCGCGATCTAGCGAAGCGGGCTCCGCTCCGCTGTCTATCCTGCTAGACGTTTGTTTTTTGCTTACCATCGTATTCATGCCCTCGATGGTTAGGTTAATCCCATTCGCCAGTGTGACCATGTTAACCTGCGCCACGATTTGGTTTACCGTTCGCGCCTATCGTTTCTTCACCGCATCCCCTGACACTGACTTTTTGCACTCTGACCATTCGCCACTGACACCGATCGAACTAGATAACTACGAGACACCGCGCGGTTGGGCTTCAGTTGGAAAACTCCCGGGAATGGATTCGCGCACCGATCTAATGGACCCTGGCAGCACGTCTAACCTGCTCGCCGACATCCGCAAGACAGGACTCTAGACCATGCCAGCTAAAACCGTCCTTGACCAATTGCTCACCATGCGCGAAACCATGCTGCGCATCCGCACCGAGACAGACTACAGCGACCATACCGTCAAGACCTACGCAAAAGACCTTGACGTGATGCTCGCTCGCCTTATTGACCTGCTCGCAGCTAGACGCGCCGAGGCCAGCGAGCAAGCCAGCACGCGAATTGGTGCACCACGCGCACAAGTGAACTCTGCCAGCATCGCCAACCGTACCGCACGCTAACACCATAGGGCCGCCTAGCAAGCGGCCCTATTTTTTTGTCTGGCGATGCGATGGTGTGGTGTGGTGCGGTGCGGTGTGGGTCCGGCTTGGTATGGTTCCTCATAACTTATGGTATTCGGGATTTCCGCCGACTGGCC